TGCAACTAAAACCCATCAACTGACTAAAAATCAGTTTGCGTTCTACGATTTCAATACTTGGGCCTTGGTGCCTACAGCCGAAGCTACTCAAGCCCAACACCCGTTGGTTCGTTTGGTAGCGGGTAATCCCCACACCGTTGATGTGTTGGGTGACGGTTTTAACGGTGGTCTGAAAGAGTCCATCAAAAGCCAGGGTATCAATCCGGCTTATATTCACCGTATTTGGAAGGTGAAAGCTCGTGGTGCAAAAAACAACATCATTCGCGTAGGTTACGATGGCGTAACTGATGCTACGGCGCCTCAGTTCGTAAAAGACCGTTCTTATCATCTGCGGGTAGACGCTAAAGGTACGCCCGTTATGAGCAGCCTGTTGCGTAACCTGTATGTGGATGCCATCGCTTACACAGGTTGTGCCGGTGCGGTAGCAGGTGAATTGAAAGACCCTGTAACGGTGATGTTGCAGTGGGCCAAAGAATTGAGTGAGCATCCTTACTTTAAACACTTTGTTACCGTTCAGGTAAAATCCAAAGTGGGAGCGGCTGCGGAAACCGTAATCAACCCGGCAACGTACACTGAAGAAAAAGATCAAGCGGATATTCCCGCCATCAAAGCTTCTTTGACCATCACCGGAGCTTATACGGATACCACTTTCAGTCGGTATTCTTTCGATCGCAATGATCGTTATTTGACCGAGCCTGTGTACCTGTACGCTTCTTTGCGTGATGAAACCGGTGGTATCTGTCAGTTCGATTCAATCAAAGTAACGGAAGTGCAAGCAGCCCGTATTGCTCAAGGTAGCGGCGGTAAAGTATTGCGTGACGTGATTTTGCACAATGAATATCTGGCAGAGCGTTGGAGCGAAGACGCCCGGGTGCGTGAAGCCGGCGACATTGATGCTATCACGCTTGATTATGTGAACCAAGCCGGTACGTATGATACCTTCAACATCCTGCATTCGGTTCCCCGCAAAGGAAACCCTTCCAGTGTGTTAGATAGCGATCAGTATCACCTTCAAATTGTAACTCCTGCAGGAACCGATTTGAGTGATCTGGAAGCTTGGTTGACTTCTTACGTGGGTGCGCGCGGAATCGTAATTGAAGATTTGAGCGGAGATGTGGCAGCTTAATTAAGCCTTATCCTATGAAATACAAAGAGAGCATTATCAAGATGCTCTCTTTTTTTTATTGGTCAAACGTTCATTATGGCGTATATTCTTAATAAGAATCAATGCTTTATTTATGGATTTTCAAACAATGTTATCTGGATTTAAAAGCTTTTTCGAGAAGTTTTTTCCAGATACAAAATCCATGGATCCGACATATAAATCGTATCAAGATTTAGAAAATCGAAAGTTCAAATATGTCGATGGTTTTTTAACCTGGATTGGAAAAACGCAGACTGAAGTTGAGAAGATGCAGGCGATTAACGCGCTGATGAAAAACACCGTGCCGCCTTACGAAAAAGTCTTTGTGTATGATGTCAACAAAAATTTGGTCGAGATCAATTTGGTTAAAGACGGTGAAATCATTTATGCACAAACCTTTGTTTGGCTCAATGGTAAGATCCAGCAAATTACCATCACGGACATTGTTGAAAATTTCAGCTATCAAAAAAGCTTTGAATACGATTTAAACGGATCGATTGTAAGCATTCAAGTAGAAAAAACAAATTTGTAATCATTGGCAACGTTCACCATTACAGGAAACCAAAATATTGATGCCCTTACCGGTAAAACCGGAGGGGATACCTACAATATAAACGGGGGTGTATTGACCATTGATCAGCATTCCCGTTTTGGATTGAATAATGCCAATACGTCGGCTACGGCGGCTACCTCTATGGGAGCTATTACTATTTCGGCGACTTTGGGGGGAACCGTCAATATTGACGCTCGGTTTGTGCGTTTGATTCCTTTTAATGGGGGAACGGGTACGATTCCTACGTTGAATTCATCCGTCACCCAGGGATTGGCTTCTGGTTCATTGGTATGCGTTTACTCATCTCTTACAGCTGCTCCTTTAGTAAATGGTGCGGCCATGCCCGCGACCGGGTGGATTCTAATCAAAGGTTGGAGCGGATTTGCTTTTGCTGCAGGGGCTTTAACGCTCTCAGGGGTTACGGCTAATGCTACCGGACCCGATACGGTTGGTTTTTTAGAAATCCTGGGCGATGAAAGTGCAACGGCTACATTGAATCGATTGGGATCCATGAATATGTATGGAGCTTGGTATGAACTCGGTACAACCAATGGTGCGGCCGGTCAAACTTTTCAAGTGCCCAATCATGGAACTTTGCGGCATATTGCCGGGGTTTTTATTGAGAAATCAGTGGGTAGCAATGATTTTGAATTTTATGAAAACGGAGGTACTTCAGTTACTTCTGGTACCACCGTCGCTACGGGAACGGAAGCCGCTAGAGGTAAAGTGGTTTGGATTAGTAACACGGGTTTGGTTACGATCGGTAATTCAGGCGGTACAGGTTTAAACGGCTATGTGCCGATTTCAGGGTTAAAAGTAGTGGTACCCAATATTTTTCTTTGTAACTGTACAACGGCTGCGCGAAATGCGGTAGTAATACCCAATGCTACAATTGCCAACCGATATGATTTTACTACCACCGGCGGTGGTGTGTTTACGGCAGACAAAGTAAACTTTGAATGGTATCCTTCTTTTACCCAGGCGTATTCGATTGGTTTAACCAATTGCGGGATCATCGATTCTTTGTTGCTCAGTGAGATTGCATCCCCTATGACTTTTTCTAAAGTGGGGGTAGGAAACAAGCCAACCACGGCATTAGTGGTCGCTCCACTGAATATGTCTTTGTGTTTTGCCGGCGGAACTTTTTCAGATTGTGTTTTTCAACGGGTGGCGACTACGGCCAACAGTACGACGGCATCTATACTTTCGGATATTGATGGGTTTACCTTTACAAATTGTCGTTTTAAATACAATGCGTTAAGGGCGCATACCGGACCGGTAACCATCACCGCTACACGGGTAAATAATAGCAATTTCAACAACTGTACGCTAATAGATGGTTCGATCAACTTGGTTACATGCGCAAATGTCAATGTAAATAACTTAATTTACATTAATGGCATTGTAGGTACCACGGGTACAGCTAACCCCCTTTCAGCGATTAACATATCATCCAGTTGTGTCAATGTTAAAGTAGATGGGATGACTTTGCCGGTCACCAATAATCACCCCTATACCTCATTGGTATCCATTAACGCCGCCGGGTGCACTAATATCAAAGTTCGGAACATTGCTACCCGGGTAGCGCCTTTGAATTTAGGTTCGGCAAACGCCTGCGGTTTGGCTATAGTTTTAGCCACCGGTGCTGCGGCCAACAATGTCAAATTGCAACGGATTTACGTTTCCAATACCCGTACCGGTGTTTGGACAGCGGATAACTCTTCGACCAATATCACTATTGAAAACGTATATGGGGATTATGCGGATGCTGCGGATGTAACCCCTACATTAAATACGGTAGTAAAAGGATATGGGGGAACACGGGCGCTAACGGCTCAAACCGGCGTATACGGTACTCATTTTGAAGATTATTTTACTTCTGCAACGGCTGGCCGATTGACTTGGTTGATGAATGAGCCTACCACATTAACCGCTTCTCAGGTAATACTGGCCGGCGGTGCGGCTTTTACTTCAGCGGGGGGCTTGTACATGCCTACCATTGGACAAACTGTCGAATTCACCCATCCTTATTTTATCAAAGGGCATACCGGATTTCAGAATAGTGCTTTGGTGATGGCAGGTGGAACGGTGGGTAACTATCGATTCAGGTACCAAATAGACAAAGGTTCCGGATTTGGAGATTGGAGCGCTTCTGATAGAACGGCGGCTCAGCTAGGTACACTACTCAATGCCGAAACCAGTATCGATCCGGCCATTGGATTCAGGTTGAAATTAGAAGTGAAAACGGTTACTACCAATACCACGGCCATCACTTCGCTCTATGCGTTAACCACTTCTACGGCAGCAGCCCAGGATAATCAATATCCCTTAGACACCAATACCCTTCAATTAACCGGATTGATTGCGGGTTCAGATGTAGTCGTTCGCTTATCCGGTACAGAAGTTGTAATTGCCAGCGTCGATCAAGAACCCAGTTCAAATTGGACTTATACGTATTCGGGAGAACAAACGGTGGACATCGGTATCATTAAAACCGGTTATTATCCGTATTATTTAAGAGGGGTTTCTTTGATTGCTCAAAATTCCGTTTTACCCATTCAACAAACAGTAGACTTACCATAAAATAAACAGCCATGCCAAAAATTGTAGACCCTAACTTATTAAACGTAGGCGTAGAAATATCCTTAGACCCGGTTGCTAAGACCTTCACTTTAAATGAAGCTGGAAACATGATCGCTAAAGATGGCGTGTCAGGAAAAGCCCTTTGGTTAAAATTCAATCAGTTGTGGGCAACGGCTACTTATCAACCTTATGATTTTCCTATGAATAAGATTGATAACCGTTCAGGTCAGTATGTATTTGGTAAAGATCCCAATGGTAAGTTTACGGGATGGGCGCCGGCCAATGACGCCACTCGAAATATGATTCGGGATGCAGGATGGGAAGAGTATGACGGAGCTGGGGTGCTTACCCGCGTGTACGTAGGGGTTGTAGTTGGTTCGAATGCGCCGGCCGGTACGCAGTTTTTTTATCAAAAAGCTTCGGGTGGACCCGCTATTGATTTCGTATTTACGGATTCACCCAACCAGGCGGTACAGGTGTATGGAAATGCCACCAACGGAAACTTTGATACCCGATCCTATTTTAAAGTATTCCTTCGTCGGTACAATTACACTTTTGATAGCAAGGTATTGGGGGATATCTTTGAAACCGGTACAGGTCCTTACAAGATTTCTTTTGGTATGAGTACGGCTGCTGAAACCAAAGTGTCAGCTAATGACGCGACGGTGGCGGCCAACGTGCCTTATACCAATGTAAGCATCACTTATTTTGGATCTAACCAAAACAAAACGATTGGATCGGGTTCATATCCTTTTAGAGTAGTAATCGACAATACGACCGCCAACGCCACCCTGGAACAGATTTACACTAAAATCCAGTATCAGCTTCGTCAAAATGCGGATATTGACGCCGGTGCGGGTACAGTAACCGGAAAGACAGCGGATTCACTTTGTTATTTTGTAGGGGATACTTTATACACAACTTTGGGAGTGTTTATTGAAGGGGTACTTCCTGCAGATTTGAACCGGGTAGTCTTTCTTGATCAAAACGGGGTATCTCGGCAATATCCATTTGCTTCTGCCGGAAATATCAACGTAAACGCAATTTTGCAACAAGGAGGTACCGGGTATTACCGAATGTACTTCAAAACCTTACCTGGGGGTAGTAATGATTATGGTGAAGGGGGAGCGATCACCGTAAAAGATAAAGACGGAGTGGATATCACCGGTGTAATCACAGGTGCTTCGATTGGGTTTACTTTTGATTACGATGGTAATGTGCAAGGCGGTAGAACCGCCGCGCAAGACGCGGAAGTAGTGGTAGTAGCGGGTAACGCCGGCGTATCAAAACCGGCTGTGGCTGAAGGATTGATTACTAAATCAAAAGGTATTACCATAACGCTCAACGCCGAGCAAGATTTGGCGTAATTTTATATTAATCCGTATCCATGGCATTTATTTTTGACGGCCCATCTCGAATCATCAGTTTAACTCCCGGAACAACGGAGTTAGACTTGATTGCTTTATGGGATGCTTGGATGATCTGGTTACTGACGGATGATAATTCCAAATATCCGTTTGCTTTAAAACAATCAGGCGGAGAAATCATTGATTTGGCCCAAGGTATTAAAATTCCCATTTATCTGTTCTTGCAAAACAACTGGATGATAAGACCCCAAGAAGCCAATCACACACTCACCGTTTTTGGGGGAATTTTAATTGGTCCTGACGGGCAAGATCCGTTTATCGATACATTGGGCACTTTTCGGGTTAATACCCGTTATTCACAACCGGTACAAGCCATTGCGGTAGCTACGGGCGGTAGCGGCGGCACGTCGGTAAATGCCGGCATACAAGTATGGAATAAAAACTTGTCGGATCCTTCAGCCGATAATACTTACGGGGCTTTGGTTAAAAACCTACCTGAACTCATTGCGCAGCTTCAAGGATTGGTTTCTTCAACATTATAATTTTATGGTTTTCACTCGATTATTCACTATATTATAAGTGAACCTTTTTTGAAAGAAACCTATATGCGCCATCAGTTATCCTGTGAAATTCTAACCACTTCTAACAGTCGTCTATTAAGGGTAGAAGACACCAGCATTTATGCGGTGGGTTTACCGCGCGAATGCATGCGGTTGGAGATTTTGGTGCCAGGATATACAGAGTTTGTAAAAATTGATGTGACCCCAGGATTTCGATTGAATTTAACCAGTTGCGATTTGGGTATTCAAACGGTGGGTTGTAATGATTCCACGCAGGATCTGCCCGATGGTTTATACATCATCCGTTTTTCTTGTGCGCCCAATGACCGCGTTTTTGTAGAATATCATCATTTGCGTACCACCCTGGCTTTACAGGATTGGGATAGCGCTATTTCGCTTTACAAACTCAATTTGCGGGATGAGCAAAGTTTTAAAGTGGCTATTCGCAACATGATGATAATTCGGGGATATATCTATGCAGCCGTGGCTAAGGTTCAAGAATCGCATCAAACCGAAGATGGATTGGAATTGCTTTGGTATGCGATGAAAAAAATTCAGAAGATTTTAAAGTCTTGTTGATATGAGTGTTTACAAGTGTCCAAATTGTAAAACAGAGATCACTTGTCAGTGTGAAATTAAGACAGCCAGCGATGGTAAAACCTGTTGTACGGCTTGTTTTTTACGCTATGAGCTGGGTTTAGCTGGTCACCCTGTAACCGCTACCCCTATTGATGTACGCACGTTGCCGGCTCCGGACGACCAGCAATTAACACTTGAACAGCGAATTCGAATGAAACTAATATGAGTATTTGCACGCTTTGTGTCAATCAGGCACTTCAATACGATTCTTCAGGTGTTCAGGCTCCGGCTTCTGGACACGCAGACGCGTGTATGCTGCACGATCATATGATCTGGAAACGGTATGGTGTCAAGGAAGGAGATTTGGAAGATTTGGACGCGGCGCTCTATACGCTGGAAAAACGGATGAATGTTGAAATCTCTTGGGAGCATTTGGATGCTACCGAATGTGATGAAGGAATTGGTTGTATGGTAATCGATGATAATTTTTTAGTGGATGATGACGGTTTGTAGAAAAATTTAATCTACAAATTGAAAATAATTGTTTTAATTTTATGTCTAAATCAACTGTTATGACACGTAAACCAGGATGGACCGACAAAGAAAACGCCGGGTATGTACTCATCACCCCGCTTGTACCGATTTTGTTTGCCTTACTTTTTTGGGCTGAATTTGTAAAACTGGCAAGCACGCGCGTAGAATTCATATTGCTCGCAGCGTTGCTTTTTGCTCTCAATTTATTTCTATGTGTTTTCACCATAATAATGCGTGAAACATTGCAGAAAAATGTGCTTTTTTACAGTGCTGCCGTAGCTGCCGTAGCTTGTTCAATTTGGATCGGTACTTGGTGTGCGCAACTTAGATGGGCTATTGTCGTATGAGCAGCATACCCATTTTTTTCCGTTGGGAGCTTTTAATCGCAGTGGCGTATGTATTAGAAGCGCGTTTGGAAGTGTATGTGATTAAATTAAAAAATCCCAACCTTCCAAACTATCCGCTTTTGAATAAGCAAGAGCATGCTTGGTCACTGGTGCATGCCGTATTCATTGCCTGTATGGTGGCTTACGGAAGCGGTTTATGGGTTTTGCTTCCGTCGTTGCTATTATCGCGCAGGCTGTTTTTTGATTATATGCTCAAAGTGTTTCGAGAGCGACCCTTGCAGCGCATTGAAGGGAATGGGTGGTTTGATAATCAGGCGCGCCGCATTTTCGGAATTCAAAATGGCGGTTTATGGGAATTGCTGACGGTATTGATTTTGAAGTTTGGATACCTGATAGCCGTCCATAAGTATTTGATGTAGAGCGAGTTCCACGTGAAATTAAACCCGGTATTATGAAAGTGGTACCGGGTTTTGACTAATATCCTTTTTTATCCTTATCCTATGAAAAAAACCTTTTGGGTTCTATTGCTGTGTTGGTTATCACAGGGCTTGTTTGCTCAAAATATTGTAACCAACGGAATTAAATTTTACAGTGCGCCTACGCAAATCAGTAAATGGAGCTTGGACTTAAATTCGCTGGATAGCTTGTCCAATACGGCGGTTCCTACGGCTAAAGCGGTTTACGATTTAATCAAAAGTAAACACGCTCCCAATTTTTCCATTCCGGGTCCTATTACTTCAGTACCAACGATTGGCATGAACGTGCAAGGCGCCAATGCTGAAGAATGGATTCGTTCAGCGTTTTATCAATCGCAAGCGCCTACACTCAGTTTAAGCGGAGGCGATGATCAGGAATTGATGGCGGCCGGCGCCGATCAAATTCGAACGGTCACTTATGCGGCCGGTCGATTATCAGGAACTTTACCTTTAGAAAACATTACGGTTGACGGCGTAATTCAAAGTTTTAGCCAGCCGGCGCAGCCCGGTACAGTAACCGGTAATCAGTCCGTTAGTGTACAACGAAACGTCAATAAAACCATTACGGCTTCAGTTATTACAACCGATGGAAAAACGGCATCCGCTTCCACCGTATATCGTTGGTTCCCCAAAAATTATTGGTTTACCCTGACTGGCGAAACGCCGATTAACTCCGATTTACTAAACGGTTATGGTGGGGGTGATGGGTTGACCAGCACGCGCAGCAAGTCTAATTTTTCTATCACGGTGGGTTCTACACCTTCCCGAATAGCTTATGCTTACCCGGCTTCTTTAGGACCGCTTACTTCTATGGTAGTGGGTGGATTTGAGTCGATCAATACATTCACTTTAACGGTACTACCTTTTACCAATGCGCGCGGGTTTACCCAAAACTACAATGTCTACGTTTCGAAAAACGTGTTTGACAACATTACCATCACCTTTAATTCCGTCAACTAATATGAAAAAAATCCTTGCGATTACGCTTTTTCTGTTTTCGATTCAACTTGTAGTAGCTCAGGTAAATGTTACCGGTTATATCTCACCATACGGTACGGCCGGTTATCCGACACATATCGATTCTTTGGGTATGGGTGGATATATGTCTGTATCCGATGAAGCAGCTTTAAATGCAATACCCTTGCTGCGCAGAAAATCCGGTATGGCGGTTTATGTACGAAGCTCTAATCGCATTTTTACCTTGGTAAGTGATTTATCCAATAATGGATGGATGCCGTTTGCGCCGTGGAATTTTGTTTCACAAATTACTACATTGGGAAGTACGGGTCCGGCTACATTGGTAAATGGGGTATTAAATATTCCGCAGTATGCCGGCGGTGGTGCAGGAACGGCTGACGGAAACAATTTTACGACGGCTGCCACTTTTAATAATACGACTCAGCAAATCACTTTGCAACGATTTGGGTTAACTGATCTGAATGTAAATCTCAGTAACACTTGGCCGCGCATCAGTACATTCAATGATTCTATTTTGTCTTTGCGCACAGCGTTAAACGGATTTGTTTTATCCGGACATACCCACAGTATTGCACAAGTAATAGGGTTAGAAACTGCGTTAAATGGAAAAGCTGCGCTGGACCACAATCACGAATTTTTAGAATATGTCAATCCAAATGCTGGCGATACCCTGGTTACAAGGTTTGGAAAAATCTATGGTGGAAACACAACTGGTATTGGGCATACTCGAAAAGCGGATATCAACAGTTTTTCAAACCTGTATTTTAAAAGTTTTGAATATCACTTAGATCAAAATAATCAAAATTACCGGCATACCCTTAATCATACGGGATGGAATTTTCAAAATTTTGTGTCCGGCGGTCTAGCTTGGTGGAGAATAGAAAACGATTTAAGTGGTCCAAACTATAAAGCTACTACGCTTGCTTTTACGGATACTGAATTTGGAATTGATGCAGAGCGAATTAACTTGGTAAGAAAACGCGGTGTTAATAATTTGCTTTATGTGAATTCAGATGGATATGTTCGAGATACGAGTTTTTCGTATGCCGGTAGTGCTGCAGATAGTAATTTTTATACTACCGGTGTAACGTTTAATCCTACTACTGAATTACTGACGACCAATCGTTTTGGACAATCTGATTTAACAACCAGCTTTAGCAATACCTGGCCGCGGATTTCAAGGTTCAATGACTCTTTAACCGCTATTCGTAGTACATTTAATTTATATGCTCCTTCGTCTCATACGCATACGATTGCCAATGTTACTGGTCTTCAAACAGCTTTAAATGGCAAAGAAAATCTTTTACCTGTTGGAGACACCAATCAATACATACGTGGTAATAAAACTTTAGGTACTTTCCAAAGTGGGAACGGTATTCAATGGGATGGTACAAAATTTAATTTGGGTGGAGTTCTTACGAATACATACGACCTTGGAGTATTTGGTAGCGGTATCTCTATGCGACAAAGTACTTCTTTTTGGGATGCTTGGGGTTTTTCGGGAGGATCAAATGGAAGGTTTATTCGAGTGTTTTCGGATTCTGTTATTATGGGTAGTACGCCCAACTTTGCAAGTTACCCTAGTTTAAGTGGTGCGACTTATCTAAGTACAAATTCTTCTCGTTTATATTTCCAAGGTACAAGTAGATTTAGCGTTCTTCAAGGTACTGGCACTCGGATGGTTGTGGCTGCTGCTGATGGTAGCATAAGCACTCAAGCAATTCCTTCTGGAGGTTCGGGATCTACAGTCACAGGGCTGATTTATGATCGTACTAATAAAACCATTACACTCAATCAGACTTCTGGCGGCAGTCAAACCGTAGTACTCAATGACACGGCATACAGTATTGAAAATGCTCCGTTTGTAACGGGCTCAAACAATTTGTTAGCGGGTGTAAATGACTCAACTTCTCGAATTCGGCGTATTCGATTCAATGGAGCTGATACTTCCGGATCAACTCCTGATTTGTTGAATGTCACTTTTACAGGTGGTGTTGGGCCGGCTGATTGGAATACGCTACTGAATAAACCAGCAACCTTTACTCCATCAGCCCATACGCATGCTATTGCCGAAATTATAGGATTACAGGCGGCTTTGGATGGATTGCAAAGTGGCGGATCCGGTGGAGCCAGCGATACCTTAAAAGTTGAATACCCCTTGTACATGGTTGGCGATACACTCAAATTGAACGCAAGTGGATTGGGTGGTGGTACAGGTAGCAGCGCCTTTAATGATGTTACTTCTGGAACCAATACGACGGCTACCATGACGGTAGGAAGTGGTGCAACGCTTAATCGAAGCGGTACCGGTATTATTGACGCTAATCGAATTCAAGGTATTGTAGTAAACCCTGGCTATACACAAGGTCAAATTATGCAGTACGATGCCAACGGACAGTTTTCCCCTGCAAACTTCAATTTGTTGACGGTGATGGCAAACGGAAACAGTAGCAACATTCAGTTTAACTCTCAGGGGAATTTTGGTTACAAGTCGGGAGATTATGATTGGGGTCAAGATGGTAGCGATAATTTCAAAATCAGAAAAGGGGGTGGTGATTTGTTTACCATTAAGACAGGATTCTTTGGTTTCAATGAAAGCAATCCTACGCATATGTTGACGGTAAGAGCCGACAACAACACTTCCGGAACATTGGCTGTGTTGTTTAAAGACTTTTTTGGAGTAAACCTTTTTGATCTACGCGGTGACGGTACCGGAACCATCAATAAGAAAGCTTGGCAATATGCCGCTGATTATAGTTCAGGATATACCGCTCGTTCTTTAGTTGATAAAGGGTATGTAGATGCACAAATTCAGCTTGTAAAAGACAGTTTGGTAAAAGACTCCGTAAGTATGGTTACAACGACATCCACTGATGCATTGAACATGGACACGCTTACTACTGCGCCCGGTACAGTAACGGTTTATGATGTTACAATAGTGGGCTCTAAAGCCAATGCAACCAATGTTTGGGCGCTTAAAGTAGCCGTTAAAAATGTAGGCGGCACCTACAGTTTTACCCGAACCATTGAAAATGTAATGGAAGAAGATGCTTCTAATGACGCGGACGCGGCTTTATTAGGTAATCGTATTGTTTTGTTAGTAGTGGCCAATAGCGGGGGTACGGTAAAATGGACAAGTTCAAAAATTATTAAATCGACACATACACTATAACTATGAAAAAACTCTTACTCGGATTATTGTTGTTTAGCGCAACGGCTCAAGCTCAAATTACGCAATGGGTTATCGGTTCGGCTGCCGGCGGCGGTGGGGATACAGCCCACAAGTACCCCAAAATGATGTACACTAAGACTTTTGATGTCAATGCTTCTACAACAGGTTCTTGGCAAAGTGCAGGTATTACATTTGATGGTGCCAATCAACGGGTTCAAGTAGTTACCAACAATCTTGGGTTTGACGGATTGATATTCTACCCATCCACTCAAATTATTGCACCTGGACAAAAAGGGTTAATTACGGTTGATGTGGACATTGATACTTTAAAGTCGGTGTATGTATTTAGTACTTGGCCTGATTTTGTAGATAGTATTACAGTTTCAGGAACCTATACTTTTGAGTTTACTGCTGGATCTACTGTATTTCCTATTATCAGTGCAGGAAGTATAAATAAAGGACGCTTTTATGTAAAACATTTGAGTGTTTTTTATCCGGATAAGTATGAACCGGTCGCTACAAAGCCGTCTATTTTAAACTTTCAATCTACTCGTACAGGTAATAAAAAGTGGCTATCTGCAGGTAATAGAAACAAAGTAAAATCTTCAACGTCCGGTACAGATATCACCAGTTCTATTACCGTTGGATTTAATTCTGATGCGGGTTCTGATATCGGAGGACAAATTTATGGATCCAATTCATCCATTGAACAAGTCGTTCCCGGTCATAGGTACTATTCAATGACTCAATACACAGGATCAAATTTTACAGCTAGTATTGGTAACAGCTTGATAGGTGATTATGCTTTTGCATCAGGTTGGAGACTGAATACGTTTGGTAACTATGCTTTCAATTTGGGTGTGTCTAATAATATCATGGGAGATCGAACTTGGGCAATCGGCACGCACTTGGTAGCGGTGGGTAAAGCGGCTCATGCGTTTCAAGATAAGACCACTGACAATATTTTAATCGACGCAGCTATTGGCGACAATCCTTCGGAACACGTATTCTTTGGAAGTGCCCACTCGCATAGAAAAAGAAATCATCCCATTACAGGTATTCCTGAATCTGGAGACTACGTTCCAGCCAATGAAATTGTACGGATCTATGGTGCCAGTGCCTATGACGACCGAGCGGTTCCTTCAGAATTTAATGTCGGCGGTGGGCATATTCGTATTGTTGCCGGTTTACCTACCGGAAGCGGTACACCGGGTACTGTCGGTTTTGCCGGTGCCTTAAGTACACAAGCTTCACCAGGAAATAACAAAAGGCGACAAGATGTTTTAATGCTTTCTGCAGATGGTCAGTTGGTTAATACAACGACCGATACCCCCGTATTGATTTACTATGGTGGATCATTAAGACGAATCAAAGTTGGAGCGGAAGGAAGCGGTGCCATTGGTGGAACAAGCCGAGCTTTATACATTGAATAATACAGTTATGAAAAACCTTTTTATTTTACTATTACTGGCTTCTTTTTCAGTTAAAGCTCAGGTAACGTCTGGATTTTTATCTTTAGGTGCTGGTAATTGTGGTGATGTAGTAAATGCTACTATTCCTGTCTATTGGAATGGTACATTAGCAAATGGGGTGGTTTTGTATTCAGATGCCGCTAAAACAACACCTTATGATGGAAATTGGAACAACTATACTATTCGTAGATTGTCGGGTTCCGGTACTATTAACGCTCATTTTTATGTGACTGATAATTCTGGGGCTGTGGGTAACTATGTTGATTGTGGAGGTTGGGTAGAGTATTTAGGACGAGATTATCCTGCTAGTTGTGATAGTGTTCGTATTGGCGGTAATGATGTCCTTGTACGCAGACCTTTAGATTACGACTCTTCTTGGAATGCTAACCGCAAGTACCCGGTGATGATTTTCCTGCACGGGAACGGAGAAGCCGGCAGCAATTTGAATACAATGTACAACGCCGGACTTCCGCGTGTGCTGACTCTTTCTCAAAACGTCGGTAATCCTTTGATGGATAGCATTATTTATGTAATGCCGCAGCATACGACAAATGCTTCTGTATGGCGAATACCTAACGATCTAATAGGTATTGTAAACTATATCGACGCTACCTATCGAGTTGATACTACACGATGGGCGCTTGGGGGGCTTTCTCAGGGAGGTTCCAATACAATCGATGTGCTTACTTGGGGTCCAACTTCTTTTGTAGCGCCCAATAACTATTTTTCAAAATTCAATCGTTTCAAACTACTGTATATCTTATCCAGTCCGACTATGAATTATCTGGATACCATTATGACCAATATTCAAGGTCGGAGATACCGAAGTTGGATCGGGTTAAGTGATGGTACATTTCTTGGACAACATCGATCAAACATTGACAAACTGCAGGAAAAAGGACTCGCTGGATATGAATATGAAATCCCAGGGTCTCATTCAAATCAAGTTTGGGATAGTGCCATGAGTTTCCGAGGAACAGATACGCTTACTAATATTCACCGATGGCTTATTCAATCAAGCGGTACATTACCCTCAGCACCCACACCCATTATTCAAAAACAGATCCGATACTTAAATCGTAGAAAAATCTACTCATGAAAAAACTGATCTTTCTTTTTTTACTCACCGCTTTTACAAGTTTTACACTTAGGGCTCAATACACTTTGGCGGGTTACATAACTTCCACAGGGCAGGGGTCGCTTGAAAATTCGTGCGCAGCCGTTAGTGTTAGTACCCCGATTTACTCTGTGGGTGGTACCATTGCAAACAACCAGGCTATTTACACCAGCTCATCGGGAGGTCAGATCACAGACTACGATTGGAGAGGATTTGCACTTATTGAGGGTGGAACACCAACCCACAGCTTACAGATTTGGGGAGATGGCACGGTCCGAAATTATTCGGCTTGTGGAAGCGGCGGCGGTGGCAGCAGCACATCTGCCGGTCTTGCTCCTGCACCTTCTGGATGGGGAAAGAAAATCAAGCCTATTATTATGATGGACTTGGCGAGATTCGACCAATACGGGGGCGGTGGTGGTGGAATGTTTGCACTCTTTGACGATTCAACCAACACCGTTTGGTTTCCTTGGAGACAACCTGAAAAGTATGTAAAAAAAGGTTGGGATGACTTTCACAAAATACAATGGCACGGCAATAGAGGGTTAAGAATGGTTTGGGATTTAATCGGTGATTCAAACATTAACGATTTATCCAAAAAGTACGTTTTCAGGGATTCCGTGTACGCATACGATAAAACATTCACAAGCGGCAAAGGGGCGGTTTATTTAGCATCACTTGATAGCGTACTTGCAAACGTGCCGTGGTATGACCGTTGGAAGTACTTTGCCCGACCTGATTCGCTTTTAAAGCCCTTTGCAGTTGTAGTACCTAACAATGGAGCAAGCAGCGGGGGAGTTTGGAGAAGTTACAAGACCCGCAAAGTAGATAGCGCACGCTATGTGTATGCGTGGGCGGTTGCAGACACCACAGGGGGAAGCACAGCCGATTATCCAACTATCGGGGAATTATCATTTTATGGTACGCCAAACTTTGATAGTGCTACCATCAAGCATTGGAGTTACTATGCTCCACCCGTACAAAACAATACGCTCGACAAATTTACAGGCGTAAATGTGGGAGGACTTTATAACACCAAAAATTTAAAAGACCGGCACGGCGTTCGGTTGTACGCTTGGACACTCCACGTATTTGATGCTGATAGTACGACTTCTTGGCCTTCCAATATTTATGATGCAAGTCCCGATGGTTACAATCCTGACGGAGATTGGCCTATTATAGACTCATTGAGAGAACTGGGCACAAAGCCGTATTTTGTAATTGCCGGAGGTAACAAAAGACAGCGGTGGCTTACAAATTCAAGTGCAACGGCTGATTTGAACAAAATAGCTCCACTTAATTCACCCCTTGACGAAGTGGAAGACCCTGCAAGTTACCGGCGTACAGCAGATTTCTTTCGACACTTTGGGGCTAAATTCGGAAAGAATACCGCAGGACTTACAGCGGGTCAGTTACGTTGGAATAATGAGGCTCCAACAGGCTTAGGGCTTTATTGGTTTGATGACGTGGAGAATGGAAATGAAGAAGAACACCGCACAGGTATAAGCGAACTGGGGTACTTTTTCAAGTCTCAAATGGACTATGACGGTTACGCAGGAAGATTCCCGAATTTAGGCTTACGCTCTTCCGATACTTCAATGAAATTGTTGATGAGTGCAACACACACACCCGACACCAATAGGGTGAAGATGTATGTTTACTTCTCGCATTTCTTCCGACCCGATTCATTGTTTGTGTGGGGTTCTGTTAATCAGCACCATTACAGCACAAGCTACGCAAAGACCTACGGTTATTATCCAGCGCAGGAAGGTTTAGTAGGAGCAAGGGGAGTAACAGCTGAGTATGATAGCCTTAAATTCAGGCTTAAAGGCATTGTCGAAAATACATACAGGTTTTTACGAAAACCTAGTATTGACATTGAATTAACCGAGTGGGGCTACGACCATTACCAACAGCCCACGCCTGACCCTGCACCCTTCATCCACACCTTTATTCAAGCACCAAATTATCCCGGCTATGATAGCACACAGGACAAGGCTATTGCAATCGAGGCGGGTATCATGGAAGCCTTTGCAGCGGGGATAAACAATCTTGTAATCTTCATATCCGAGAACCCTTGCTTTTGCGACAACAACAACCAAATACTATTTGCAACAGCGGGTGAGATTCGCTCATGGACTGGCTATACCGCAACTGCTTTTTGGCCTACCCACCACACGCAAAATTGGCACTCCCGAATGTTAACCGATTGGGCATGGGATAGTGAAATACGCGGAGATGCCATGGACACTGTTCGAGTGTACAAGCTCAGACACAAGCTGTATGTCGACTCAGTTTGTTATTATGTCCGGTACTGGCCGCTGGATGATGTCGGTACACCGATCACCGTGAATGTGGGTTCGGTGGATGGCGCGGGCACTCGCCGGCAGATACAATTTACGGATACCGCTCCCACCGAAAGTTATGTGGCAGTCAATAATGGGGAGTTTCAAACAACCGCCCGGGCGCGATCACAGTATTTCTTTTTTAAAGAAGTGCCAGGTGAAGGGGGTGGACCTAGGCGTAATTTTTATCGAATACGAGCCCGATTCAAAAATTGATAATTATTCGTATATTATAGTAAAGCAATGTTTATGGAAAACACAACTCAAAAAAGCTGGATCCAAAATATTTTTGGTGACGACCCCAAAACGTCTATTATGGGTGTAACGTTAGCCGTTTTGACGGTGGTTCAAGAGTATCGTGAAAACGGGTCCGTGGACGTAGCCAGTGTGCTAATTGCAGCTATTATCGCTGGACTCGGATACTTGGCCGCTGATTCCAGAAAAAAAACGCGATCAAAAAAAATTAACCAACCAAATCCATAGTCTATGTTGTACGCAGTAATTGGTTTTTTGATAGCCCTTACCCTGGTGTATGGCTATAAGTGGCTCAATGATGGAGCCAGTGTAAAAAAAGATGTTCCGGCCATTGTGGTACTGAGCGTCATCGGATTGCTCTTTGCTTACTTTTTACCCATTGTGCTCAATGGTGTATTCAATCTGTTTAAACCCGGCGATCAGGTAAGCCCTTGGGTTTTGGTGATTCTAAGTGTAATTGCCGGCTTCGCAAGTCAGGTTTTTATTTTACCCTTGTTTATTAAGAAAACACAGGTTTAATAAAGAGCTATTCATTGAAAAAGCATCTTCCCAAAAAGAAGATGCTTTTTTTATTCACTTGTAGATTTAGAGCATTTTATTCGTATATTATTAGTACAATGAAAGTAAGTATAGAAACTTTAAAAGAGTATTTTTTTACCGGTAAAAAACCGGTACAAGAAAACTTTTTTGACCTAATTGATTCATTTGTTCATAAAGACGAGCTGGAAGATTTTCCCATTTTCAGTGATCGGATTCAAATGGATAATGTTGAAGGGCTTACTGATTTATTGACGAATTTATCAGAAACCTTAGACCGACAAGAAATTCAAGTTTACAATAATGTCGTTCAATTAGCGGGAATAGAGGGTTCAATGGGCGAAAAACTCATTGTGAAAAACCAGGGTATTTATCAATGGGGTATTGTAAGTACGGGCACTACTTCTGTACCCGCATTAAACGGCGGTTTTTGGAATCCAATTTTAGTATTGGGATCAGGCGGTTCTGGAACTATCCCCAGCGCAGGATTACCGTTTGATAGCTTTACTTTAACGCTCAATGGTACGCGTGTGATCCCCGCCGGCCAAAGCCTGCTTCGGATTTACTTAACGCCCAATGAGAATTTTGGATCCAGTGTTTTACTAATTGGTACAACCCCTGATGGCAATGAAATAGCTACTTACCAGGGTAATGCTAACCAGAAAGCTTTGATTCAAACCAATTTGGTCGCTAATGGGGATACGACTATTTATTTCAGTTCACCCGATTGGTTTGGCGGCCAACGGTCGTTAAACGTGAAACTTATTAAAGAACTATAATCTCAGCTTGATATGAGCGGAAACAATAACCCGATTAGAAGCGGCAGCCAAGTAAGTACCGGGCAACCTATTTCTTCCCAGCAAGTGGTTTGGAATGGTCCGAATATTCCTTTGCTGCAAATCAAGAAAGGAGAAAAAATCGATTCTACCATTTACAAGGCCGCCATGGTGATGACTGAAATCATCAGCGAGGTGGATCTTTCTACGGTAGACGTAAAGGATTTGTTGAAGGTTTGCGCTACTTGCCCTAATCCGACTAAAAATGTAAAGACTATTTTATCGGCGTTGATTGGGAAGGTATATCTCATTGAAGAATTGATTGAATCGCTCGATCGACAAGTAGATGGCGAAGAAGTTTTGATTCGGGTAGCTGCTTGTTTTCGGACTGAAGACGATGGGGTACCCATTACACAACTCAAGCATTCGGATTATACCAAAGCCATTGGCTTACAGGTATGTGAGATTTTGGCAGCCGTAAAAGGGTATGAAAATGTCATTGATCAAATCGAAAACGATGTTTCCGAATTAAAACTGCGGGTATCAGCTTTGGAAGAAACCGATGACGCCATCATTGAATTGGAAAGTCGTATCGAAGTATTGGAAAAATACCGAACTGCGCTTACCCAAACTTTGGGCAGCATCAATGAAATTGCTTCCATTTTACAATCGGAACTTAAAGAATCCGAAGTCGGGGGTGCAATCCGTTCGCTGGTAACTGGTGAGGCTCTTTGGGCTGGAGATTCAACTACGGCTTCCTTGAGTATTAAACGCCTATGGCAACTGGCTATTGACGTGCGTTCGGCGGTAAAACTGATTCAAGAGAACTGCTGCAAGGTAACCTGTGATGATATTGTCATTGATTTTGATGTTCGGCTCAACGACGATCGGACCCAAATGACCATATTTTTTGCTACCAAAACCATTTTACCCGGCGGATTTAAGGACAACGACGCTTTGGGTAATAAGCTCACTATCATGGATGCGTTGGGTAACAAGTATGTAGAGCGGATTAAAGTGGCTGAAGAAGTCAATAATCCCAATGGATACGTAATTGATTTATCCAATACACCTATTGATCCTAACCAGGATTATTATTTGTCTATGGATGCGGCTGTTACTTCCGATCGAATGACTTGTGTTAAGTGTATCACTAAATCAATAACCTACAAATCCACTTGCGGTTACTGCGAAATTTTTGTCAAAGCTATGACGGGCGCAGCACCCGGTAATTTGATATTGAGCTATCGTCGGGTTAGTGATCCTACGATTAAAACGGCGGTCGTAAAAACCGGCGATTCATTGATTATTCCCAAAGACATCATTATTATTCAAGCCATTCGGGATGGAGATATTTCCATTGAAAGCCCTTGTGAGGGTATTGAGTTGCAATTAAACAACGCTGTGGGCGGGGTTCGGGAAGAATATGTGCTGAGTTTGGAATTTGCTGATTCTCAAGCCAAAGGTGATTTTGTTACCGGTATTGGATACAATGGTACTTTCTATCCGCTTACTACGCCGTTGGATATCTTGGCTGAATTTAAAACAAACGCCAGTCTACCACATGGTATGAGCAAATTGTTCGAGTTCATTCAATCGGCTATCAGCGGCGGTCGGGATTTGCTTTTGCTCAAAGAATACACCTTGGATACCTGGGCCGGCGGGGGAGGTACGGGTCAAGACGATCAATACATGAATGCGGTGGTTTTCAAAACTTTTGCAGCCATTATAAATAACGGATTGTACGTACAGGTAGAAGGAAAGCCGGGTGGCGATAGCTACAATACCGCTTACCACGAACGCGGTATTCGTACCGTACAGATCCGTCCGTTTAAATTGTTGCCGCCCGAGTAATTCAATTTGATTTCAAAATTTTAATCCGAACCCTATGAGTTTATCCAAATATACCGAACGCTGTGTTCCAGAATTTGTTGTTCCGGAGCCTACGCCTTTACCACCTTGTCCGGAATCGGAAAACTGTTCTGAGATCATTCAATCCGATTGCGTGCGCATGAGTGCGGATATTCCGACACTCAACATTACCAAAGGACAAAAGCTGACTTCCGTTTTTGTCAATTTTGCGGCCAATCAGTCTACTCAGGCTATTGCGGTGCAAGATAGCTTTTCGGTTGATTTATCGGGAACGGGTTTGAATACGGATCCCGTAAAAGCCGACGTAAAGCTATCGGCTGATACGGGTAATATGCTTACCGTCGAAACCGATGGACTTAAAGCTGTCATGACACGGGAAGCGGTGTTGCAGATGTTTACGCTTATCGCTAATGATCCTGAATTGCAGATTTTGTTCTGTGAGCTGGTCGGAAACTGTGGAGATCAAGTTTGCGGTATTATTTCAGGGATTTCTGGTGAACCTCAACCTTAAACTGATTCATTATGAGTACTTATACATATCGATTAAATTGGGTAGCGCCTCCGCAGGCGAACACTGTTTCGCAACAACCTCAATACAAAGAGCGGAACGAAGTGTCTTGGACCAATGCCACGCCTGCTCCGTTGAGCAATACGCAAACCATGGCGTTGATCCCCAATTTGTTTACCAATGTGATCTATGATTTTCGGGTTGGCGCTGAATGTTTTTCAACGGGATCTACTACGTATTCACCTATTCACAGTTATATTCTTTTTGATTGTCCTACGTCGGTTACGTTGAATAAGACTCATGAGCAGATTTCGGTTTCGTTTGTCTGGCCGGTCGGTTCGGTAAATCCCGAAAGATTTGTGGTGATGTTATACAATAACTTGACCGGGGCAGAAGTAGGATCCGTGAATTTGCTGGCCACCGAACGTTCGGCTTTGTTTACGGGGTTGATTGGTAATACCCAATATAAAGTACGGATTGTGCCCATTACCGGCACGTATTCAAAAACGGATTGTCCGTTTTCGTTTGTAACCACCAATGAAACACCGGCTTGTGCCAATGCAACGGGATTGACCGGTGAAGTATTGACTTAATAAAATTTTAATCCTTTGGATATCAGACTCAGATGGGCGCCAGCGCCCGCTATTGATACGGTGGCTCAACGGGTTCAATACCGTAGAGATGACCAACAGACTTGGGTGACGGCAGCAACCGTGGGTCCAACTATTAGCCAATATGACGTATCCTCTTTGGATTCTGAGTGGATTTATCATTTTCGGGTAATCAATGTGTGTGGTTCGGGCGGTACCGGTACAACGCATGTTATTCAACAGGCCCTGGTGACTTGTAATAATAATATTTCCTATTTTTTGACGCCTGCGGGCGATATAGAGTATGTTTTTTCTCCGGTTCAAACCAATGGAATTTCATATTTCAAAATTTCATTGTTTCGTCAAAATGGTACCGAAGCGGCTTCCAATATACACCCCCGTAAACCGGGCGAGTTGGAAGTTCGGGGATCCTTTACCGGACTGGCGCCGGATCCTCAGTACACGCTGGTTAAAATCGACGTGTTGAATGAAGACTATAAAGCTTCCTGTGGACCGGTCAATGTGTTGGTGTGTCAAGAAGTCAATACGGTAGATGCGATTTTAAATTTATACGGCGGTGCACGTAAACTTTTTCTCAACTGGACACCTTCAGTATTGACAGGTATTCCAAACAACGGGTATCGGATCCGTTATAAAGCGTTGACCGATACGGTGTACAAAACCATTTTAATTCCGCGCACGCCGGCGGTATCTAGTTATACGGTGGAAAATTTGACGTTGGCTGAACAAGATGGCGTGGAAGGTTTTATTGACGCCATGTGTTCTGATACCGTTTTCACTTCAAAAGCATTTGTGTCCATCATGGGCTCATGATTCTCTGGTTTTGTAGTTGGTTTATGCCTGGGTGTGTCTACGCCCGGGCTTTTATTTTCGCTTATAATTTTTCTTATGTTAAGTAGGGTATGCAATTTGTTGCCCATAGATGGACTCTTCCAACCCTGAAATCCGCTGATTTTCCGTGTAAACCCACTCACCTACCCACCTAAATACCCACTATCCAGATTGAAGAATGGTAATATCTGGTATGGATAGATATAGGGCCGGTGCTAACTTTTTCGTTATCAAAGCGTTGCTGACGGTTCAGGCAACAAATTGCATACGTTCAGGCGACAGATTGCAGATGTTCAAGCCACTGATTGCAGATTTTGGGGCAACAAAATGCAGATGTTCGCGCAACGGATTGCAGAACGTTTTACATTTACGGGCAACAAATTGCAGATGGTTATGGAAATTCAGAAGATTAACCGGCAGCCCAATCGCATTACCATGGCTCAGCAAAACTACTCTTTGCTGCAGAAGCGAATATTATACCTGGTTATCAATCAGATGCGCTTAGGGGGTGAACAACGCAATTTATTTGAAGAAACTGAGTACACCTTTCCCATTAAATTATTGGGGGATCGGAACTATCTGCGGGTCCGAGAAGCCGCAATTAGTTTACTGAAAATTCCAATCGTGTTGGTAGACAATGTTACCGCACGAGAACTGGATGCATTCGCTCCGATCGCGCGCGTCAACGTATCTAAGGCGGGCATGCTGACCATTAAATTCTCGCAAGATGGTATGCGGCATTTTCAAGAAATATCCGAAGGATACACGTCTTATGGCTTGGATTACGCTATGAGTTTAGAAAGCACCTTTTCGCAACGGATGTATGAAATGCTATCGAGCTGGCGCAATAAAGGCGCTTGGCGTAATGTATCGCTGGATGCTTTGAAGAAACGGTTGTCATTGGAAGGCAAATACCCCAAATTCAGTTCGTTTGAACAAAGGGTACTCTTACGTGCGCAGGAAGAACTCTATGAAAAAACCGATATCTCTTTTGATTATACGGTGCAAACGGAAGGCCGCAAAGTAGTCGCGCTGCAATTTATGATCAAAAGCAAACCAACCGGTCTTCATTTGGATGCGCAACAAGAAGCCCAGGCTGTGGCTGAAGTGCCGATGGGTACCATGATGGCCTATCTAATCGAAGCGTTCAAGCGGTATCGGTTTTCCATAGATGAAGAAAAGAAGATCCTTAACGATCCGGCGCTCCGGGCGCGCTTTGTGGATGTGCACACTCGTATCAGCCATGGCGCGGTACAGATACAACGGGAAGATGGAGATCCCACTCCCCTAGCCCGGGTGCACGTTTTTGGTTAATTGCTGTAGCTTTTGTTTGAGTAAATCAATGTGCTCTTGTTGTTGAGCGATGATCCGCCGCAGCATGCTGGTTTCTTCCAGGCTTTGATTGGGATGCGCAATTTGTACGCGCATATCCTGACCACTCTTTCGGGCCAAATACAAGGCTTCTACTTCGGCTTCCAAACAAGACTCCATTTCCATCGGCGAGATTTTGAAATAATCGGCGATTTTGATAATAGTGGCCGGCGAAGGCGTAACGGCATTTCGTTCGTAGGTATCAACCATGCCCCGGCTTAAACCGAAGAGTTCACCAAATTCTTTTTGGGTAAATTTTTGGGTGTTGCGCAATCGACGCAAATTGTTTCCGAGTGCCATACTTGTAATTTTAGGTGTTTGCTATTTTTTAATAGCACGGCCGGTGCGTGCTACAAATTCATTGTATTTGCTATTTTTTTGACGACCGAGCTTTTTCCATGAGTTTAACATGCTCCGGCCTTTCTTCAATGGTGCCTCCCCCTCTATTTTCTTTTTTGAATAACATTTCCAGGGCTTCTTCAACCAAAGAGCGCTGCGATACCGACTCCCCTTTTAAGGATCGCTGGTACACTAAATTCCGAAGCGTATTGATATAATCGGTTCGGATATACACCGTGTACTTCTCCCCTTTTTCCGATACTTGAACGATTTCAGGTTCGACGGGTTTTACTGCTTTCGGTATATCGGGTATTACTGTATTCGGTATTTCGGGTTCATCTGTTTTAAAGGGAACGGTATTGCGGAGTAGCAATCCACGGATACCTCCCTCCGATTCTTTATCAGTGGGTGTTTGGGGGATGTTTATTTTTTTGGTCATGGGATGCAAGTTTAGGGTAAAGAAATATTGATTCGTACTGCTACTTCAGCCAGCAAATTTTGGTAGTCTTCGGCTGCGTTGCTGTTGGGGGCATGTTTGAATATACTTTCGCCGGCCGTGGCCGCTTCGGTTAAAGCGACTCCTTCGCGGATCATCGTGTTTAATACTTGGACCTCGGTGCCGGCAAATTTATCCCGTACACTTTGTTCAATGCTGCGGTTGATAGTCTTGTGTTTACTGTACTGATTGAAGATGATCCCCCCTACCCTTAAATGCGGATTCAAGCCGCCGGTTTTAATGGCGGTGTACATTTCTAAAATCCGGTCTACCCCGATCATAGCGTAATACTGTGATTGCAACGGTATAAAAAACCAATCCGCCGCTACCAGCGCGTTGATGGTTACCAATCCCAAAGACGGTGGACAGTCCAGCAAAATCAAATCGTATTGATTTACAAAAGGTGCCAGGATTTTTTTCAGTAAGCTTTCCCGCATGAGCGCGGCGGAGATCTCAATTTCAATGGCCGCCATATCCAAGCTTGAAGGAATCAAGGATAGATCCCGGTACTTGTCGGGTTTTACGGCATACCTGATAGCTTGTTCACCGGTATTACGGAATGCCGTATATATGGTATTCGGAATAACGGATTCATTTTGAAGCAGGGTTTGGGTCAGGTTGCATTGGGAGTCTAAATCTACGCATAGTACCCGCAGACCTTTTTGGGCAAACCCAAAAGCTAAATTGGCAACCGTAGTGGTTTTTCCGACGCCCCCTTTGTGGTTGGCCATAGCCACAATGATCGCTTTGTTCGTTTGTTTCATGTTTTAGGTATTTACTGTTTTCGGTATATCCGGTATACAGGTGTGCCTGCATACAGATAATATTTAATGCAATATAAAAGGAATTATGGTACACCCAAAATATTTAAAACGGGTGAGCAGATAGTCGGTAAAACAGATGAGTAAGCATACCTTATAGCTTGAAAATCAGTATTAAGGTATTCGGTATAACAGTATAACGGTAACACCATTTATACGTTAAACGTGTATTATGTAATGCGGTATATTTTCGTTTGTTCGAAAAGGTTGATTATCTTATATTTGAACCATCCGATCCACTCTATGAAAGATTTTAAGAAGGTCTATGAAGCTATGATTAAGCGTTCTCCAAAGCGAGACGAAATTATAGCGGCTGAATGCGGCATGACGCTTGATCGGTTTCGAGGCACCCGAGAAATCATACGGCATGTTGAAAAAGAATTTAACATTCAAAGCCGAAACATCCTCAGATCTTTTGTTGAAAAAAAACTTTCAGAAGGTTCTGAGGATTTTTCATTATCCAAAACTGAAGTTCAAGCTGTCGAAAATATTGCCAAGTCTGCGGTTTATCACAAGCTTACCGGCCGGGTGGTATCGGATGATACCAATTTAGATAAAGGGGAGCGGAATTTAACACTGGTAACCAATCGGGAGCCTTTGAATCCTGAAGAGATAATCAAACTCCTTAAAATAGATACAACCAAGTGGTATCTGGCCGGTTACTGGAATAAACAACAAAGCATCGGTTGGCGGGTGTCGGCCAATGTGGTTCGGATCAAAGAGAAGCCTGTCGATAAATTGGCTCAAGTTATTCAAAGCTGGAAGCCCCGGCCGATTTCCAAAATTACCGCCCTAGGAAACGCGGTTGATTCTGAACCTTGCATGGTCGTTATTTCCATGCAGGATCTGCATTTTGGAAAGCGCAACAATGACTCCATTCGAAAAGATTATCTCTCAGCATTAGAATACCTAATCACCCAAAGCGTTCGGGTGGCCGCCGTTGAAGAAGTGTTGTTGGTGTTGGGCGGTGACCTTTTGAATATGGACACTTTTGATGGTACGACCACTAAAGGTACCCCTGTCGAAAACGGCTTGCTGGCCACTGAAACTTATCGGGTAGCCCTGGATACCAAGATTGAAGCAATCACTTTATGCGCTCAACTGGTTCCTAAAGTTCGGGTGGTGTACATTCCCGGTAACCACGACCGCTTATCCAGTTTTCACCTGATGGATGCCGTCACCCGAATTTTTCAAAAGAATCCCCAAATCCAATTTGACAACGCTTACCAAGAGCGCAAAGCTATTTTATACGGAAAGAATTTTATTGGGCTTGAGCACGGAGATGTGTCTATCAAACAATCACCCATGGTGTTTGCTACCGAGTTTTCTAAAGCCTGGGGAACATCTGTATACCGGACTTTGTACACCGGCCACTTACACAAAAATAAAAAAGTTGAATATGTTGTTGAAGATGAAACAAACGGGCTCGACGTTAAAATCATGCCGTCGCTTTGTTGCGAAGACTACTATCATAAACACAACAAGTGGACGGGTAACAAGCGACGCGGGATTGCCGAAGTCCACAAGAAATCAGGGGGAATCCTTGCCCAGTTCCACTTCTTTGCCGACAGTCAAAAAAAAGGAAAAACGCGAAAATAAATTCAAACTCGAAATCCCTATCTACAATACAATCTTGTATGTACAAATAGGAGGGAACGAAAAAGATATTCGGGAGTATATCGCTTCCGAAGGTGGGATAGGATTTAACCCTTCCGAAATTAATGTAGAAACCCTGGCCATTACCTATGAATTAAGCGATTGCCGGTATTTGATTTGGTTTCGGGATTATCGTAATACACCCAAATTTATAGGGGTTCTGGCGCATGAAGTGTATCACTTTGTACATTTTATGATGCGCAACATAGGTCAAGAACCCAGTGAAGATTCAGAAGAAAGTTATGCTTATCTGGTCGGCTACACGGTCGAGAATATATCTATGCGCTTGCAGGGGAAAGCGGAAAAAAAATCGTAAATTCTTAATAGCTCTTTGTATGAAAACCACACAAAACCTGGAAAGCTTTAAAAAGCCGGACTTAAAAGCACCCCGGTATCGCAAGAAAGTTCACAACCCCATCAACAAATTGTTGTTTGCTTCCCTGCGATATCAGCATGAATGTCTGCGGGAAATGAGTGACGATGAAATGCGAGCTCATCTGAGATACTATTTACAGATGATTCGCACTGAAATCTTGCAGCATCCTGATGGATCCGAATTGAACAATCTGTTGGGCATCATTTTTATCGGTAGTACCGCCAGTCCGCGGAAGCGTTATTTTGGCGTAGACTGTGTAAAGTCGATTGCTTTGGGTAAAAAAGTGCATCATAAAAATTGGGAAACCGATGGCTTGACGTGCAATATATTTTACACCAATTTTTACCAGCGATTCACGTTTCGCTTTCGGGAACTCTGGCGCTTTGAAGCAGACAAAAAGTTAAAAAAAGGGGGATCGGATGCGTTTAAAGAAGACCATCAACGGTTTGTACAAGTCGAGCCCTGGATGACAATATCCAAAATGTTCAATTTATATACCAAGCGACAGCGATTCAAAGCTGAGGTTGCCAGTCAGTTGCGTAACCTTCCTGATGAATTCGCGCTCTAAAAATTCGTGATATGCAGACTATCGGTTATAATGTATCGATGTTAAGGCGGGAAATCAAAGCGATGAGCGTAGACGTACAGCTCACCGATCGGTATTTGTATAACCTATTGATGAAACACGCCGATTGGTTGATTAAGCGGGAAGATGATAAATGGCGGGTGCTCAATCAAGAAGATGTGCTGCAGCCTTGGGAAGTAGGAATGGAAGAAGTATTGCTGGTAGCGGGATTTAAAAAAACCGTTTATCGGTCTACGGCCACTATTCCCCCTTTATTTGAAGGTACCAACGGATTGTTGATTCGGGGTGTTACTACGCTGGACGGTTCTGAAGAAATTGTTCTTGTTAGCCGTAGTCGCTACGAAAACATTCAAAAGCAAAGTTCCCGTAAGTACAATAAAACCCGATATGCTTGGATAGAAAAAGGGTATCTGTATACCTTGGATTCAGAACTGGAAGGATTGCGGGTAGAAGGCTTATTTAAGCAAACCGTTTCTTCAAACGGTTGTGAAGATGTACAATGCATTCCTGCACAAAAGCAAGGGTTTTATGTGCCGGAATTTTTGATGGCTGAAATGTTTTCTCACGCAGTTCAAGATTTGCGCAATATGTTCGGTATTCCAACGGATACCCAAATGGATCTTAAAAATGTGGCTCAATAAAACCTATGAAAGCACCTTTATCCTATAAAACGGTAGACGCTTTGCTGGCCGATGTCAAAGATGATATGCATCGGATTTACCAGGAAGGATTTATTCAACCTTCCCAGTTGATTCGGGAAGTCATGTATATCAACAAAGAATTGGGGTTAAAGCTACATCGACGTCGCCGGGCGGTTGTCGATATCTGCAACGGTAAAATTACCTTACCTGAAGATTTTCATTACTTGATATGTGCGCTGGCCATCAGCGATAGCTTGGTTATTGAAAGCAGCTTGGATTTACCCATTCAAGCCTATAGTGAAGATGTGCTTTTACCGGTCGGTGCTGCTCCGCCGGAAGACGCAGAACTGCGGGTCAGTGAGTGTGGTAGGCAAATACAAGTGATTGAACATAGATCTTATCAAAAAATTTGTTATCGACAGGTTCAACCCATCAAAGTGAAAATGAGCAATGCTTGTGATCCCGGATGCTTTAATCTGCGCGTTCAATCGGATGTCGTACTGGTCGTAGGTAAAAACCATGGATCGATCACCGGTATTCAAAACGGAACCCTTTATATCGAATACTTGGGTTCATTGGTAGATGCCGATGGAAACGTATTGGTGCCCGATGATGAAATCTTGTTGCGCTATTACGAAAATGCGTTGAAAGTCAAAATTTTGGAAAACATGGTTTACGCCAAAGAGCCGGTAGGGGAGATGTTGAACTTGGCTATACCTAACCTGAGAATGGCGCGCAACAATGCCATCAACCGGGTGAATATGCCGGAGTATTCAGAAATCAAAGCGGTCATTCAAGCGCATCGTAAAGCTATGCACAATCGTTATTACAAAATCTTCATTCCAGCTTAAATTATTCTATGAGCGGTCCGCAAAATACCCTGAGTGTCAATACACGCATTTTTGTTGCCGGTATGAACCGCGACACCAATGATCATTTTAATCCGGAAAATTCATGGGTTAGCGCGATCAATGCGACACTTATTACCCATCAGGGTGATCGGGGAGCTATTGGAAACGAGCCTTCAACCAAATTGCAATTATATTTTCCTTTACCGCCGGTTTCTTTTATTTATCGATCCGAAGGCGTATGGGTTTATTTTGGGGCCGTTGAATTTGGGGATTGTGAAATCGGTCTTTTTGATGAGCATCAAGGGGTTTATACATCTTTGGTTGTGGACCGTCGATTGGGATTTGACCCACGTTATCCCATCACGGGCGTATGTAAAGGTAACGCCGATGGTACTACCAGCGTTTATTTTTGTGACGGGTTGAATCCGGATCGGGTGTTGAATCTGGACAACATTCCTTTTACCCGCGCTAAAAAGAAGACTCTGCGCAATCAGCAAGATTGTGATGCACCTCAGTATACGGATAAATTAGATTTGGATGCGCTGTTGTTACACCGCAAAATCAGTTTACCTAAACTTAAATTGCAGCAATCACCGGCGGGTGGTAATCTACCCAATGGCTCTTATCAAGTCGTAGGGGCTTATGCTATCAATGGGGTTCGGGTAACCGATTATACTTTACCTTCTGTGATTCAACCCCTTTTTGATCATGCCAATATGGTCGGTGGTTTAGAACTATCGATTGAACAGGTGGATCTGAATTTTGATGAAATGGAGTTGGTTTTAATCACCTTTGTCAATCAGCAAGCCAGGGCGTATAAATTGGGGATTTATTCAACCCGTCAGGAAAAAATATACATTGATCAAATCAATGAGCGTTTACCGGCTGTTGATATCAGTCGTATACCTATTCGTACGGTGGTTTATCCGCGTTCAAACCGAATGTTTTCCGTATCGGATTATCTCATTCGCAGCGGGGTGCACATGCGGCCAGAGATCAATTATCAGCCGCAAGCCAACGAAATTCAATCTCGGTGGGTACTGGTCAAAGTGCCCAAAGATTATTATTCTAAAGGGGGTTCACTCACCGGCTATATGCGGGATGAGAACTATTTACCCTTCATTCGCTTTGTGTATGAAACCGGAGAGCGATCCGCCGACTTTCCAATCTTCGGTCGCTCGCCCATAGCGCAGGATTTGGTGGTTAGTGGATCGGCGGATGCTTTTGAAAACCGGCTCAATGAAAGCGGAGAAGTGTTGCGTCGCTGGCAAGTAGAAAATACGGCTACCGTTACTTCAACCCAAACCTACGAAATTGAAGAAGGGATTGTGGTGTTGGAAGGGGAGATGGGGTATCACGAAACCAAGACCCTGTTACCCGATGATAAACCTGAAATTTACGGTAAGCTATGCGGGGCACCGGTTCGTTTACATAAAATGCCCGATGTGGATTTGGCGCCATTGATTAGTTCGGATGGAAACCATATTCAACTTTTAGCCTGGAAGTTTGAAAATATTCATTACCCCTTGGATCGGAATAGAAATCCTGTGCCCGGGGTAGTGGGTTATGAAATTGTAAGAGCCAGCCGCAACGGGCAGGCGACGATCCTGGCAAAAGGTATGCTCAACCATACGGGTGTGTACAAACCGGATAATGGTATTGATGGATCCAAAGGGTTATATCCTAATTTTCCATTGAACGATTTGAGGCCCAATGCCTATTTGAGTGCTCAAGAAGTAAAAGGCGGGTGTCAGGCTAAAGGGTTTGCGCCGTTGGATGAATTTTCGTCTTCGCTGCTTACGTTTCATTCACCTGATACGCAGTTCACTCATCCTTTTCTCAATGTAAGCGAACTGAAAATTAGCGCTGAGCTGCAGGGTACATCCCGAGGTTATTTTGAACCGGTGCAAGGGCATCCCAAACAAAAACTGCTTCGAGATTTTGCGCTCTTGATTGGCGGTATGGTCGGAGCGGGTACCGGGCTGGTAGCCATTAGGGGTAAAAAGATTACCCGTCGGGTTGGTCCGAAAGGGATCAATTTGGGTCAGGTAGGAACGACTACTACGGCAGCGGCTTCGGCCGGGGCTGCATCGGTGTCCAGTTATTATGTAGGATCCGCACTCAAAGGTATTTTTGGAACGGTGGATAGTATCACCGGAGGCGCGATAAATTCAGCGATGGATGCGGTTCAAAATATTTTTAACCCCAGTTATCTCACTTCTACGGCTCCCGGTGTAATTGGCGGCGGCACAGACGTAGATCAGGAAGAAAGTGCGGTAGGGGCTTTGCCAGCGCCTTTGAGAATTTTAGGGGGTACGTTTTTGTTCTCTTACTTTTTTGCAAAAGGAACAGAAGAAGCCATTCGTATTATTCGCAACCTGATTCCGGCACAAGACTTTGCTTGGCAGTATAATTGCCATGGGCATTATCATACCTTTGCGCCAGCGCGCGCCGGCTTTAAGCGACGTAAAATTCAAGATAGCGTTTATTTGGAACCCCAGGTTCAGGACTTTGCCGGCTACCGGGTAAACAATTTGTATCGCTCACGCAGCGTAATTCTATCGCTGGAACAAGAAGTGGGAAATCCTTTATTGCAGGATCAATCCCGAACCACTATTGGCGAACAAGGTCAGTGGAGCAATCCCAAAAAACCTGTGACCGCCAACACCAGCGCTTTTTACGGATCGCTTAAAAGAACCTTACTCAATCAATACGGTACACCTGAAAGCTGTGTATTGCAGCCTGTCAGCATTGGCCCCACGCCGATCGGTGTCGGTAAGCCGGTGGTAAGCCCGGTATTATTTGGCGGAGACGTTTATATCAATCGTTATACCGAAAAAAATAGTTTCTGTCTATTCAATCGTTGGTTGGACAAGAATTTTCCAGCTTCCACGGAGTTTAATTATCGGGATTACTACAATGTAGCTTTTCCGCGTTTTTGGATGGATTCAACGGAATACGATTTTAACCGGTTAAGCAGTAGCTTAATTCGATTGAACTTTAAAACCGATGTTTTACCCAATGACTTTGCCCAGCTCGATCGCCGCAAATCGGATTGTAATAGCAAAATCAGTTTTGGCATCCAGGATGCTTATATGTATTTGTTCGTAAATGGGGTGCGGGATTTTTGGGTAGAAAGCACTATCAATGTGGCTCATCGGGATTGGGAAGACACGCCGGCAAAAAGGCATTATGATCCAGCGCGGTATTCAAACCTGTCTGAACTGTTTGCTGAACCTGTGATTAAGTCAGGAAATCATTTTAAATATGATTTTTCACTTAGCCTGAACCGGCATTATAATGCTTTTGTTTCTTGGGGCGGTATGTTGCCACGGAGCTTTAATCGGACATTGGTGGATAAGCAAGCTTCTTTTCCGAAACGGTTGATTTATTCTTTACCGCAGCCGGAAGAATTTATCAAAGATCAATGGCGTGTATTCCTGGCCAACAACTATAAAGATTTTGATAGTGAAGTAGTCAAAGTGCAGCCGACAGGTCAGCGCGGAGCCATGATTTTTATGAAAGCGCATGCTCCATTGGTATTTGCGGGTATCGAACAACTTAGTACCGATAATGGTACCAAAATCACCATCGGCGACGGAGAACTGTTTGCTCAAACCGACAGTCCAATATCCAATGCTGATGATGTGTATGCTTATGGAGCTTGTCAAGACGGTCGTTCGGTAATCAATACCCCGTTGGGATTGTTTTGGGTTAGTGCTCGTTCTGGAAAAATATTCAGGTTTACCGGCAACGCTGAGCCGATTGTGAAAAAAGGAATGCAGCAATGGTTTAATCAACATTTACCTTTTAAGCTTTTGCAGGATTTCCCGCAGTTTTCTTATACTGATAATCCGGTAGCGGGTATCGGCATTCAATCGGTTTACGATCCGCAATACGAAATCGTATATTTTAGTAAGCGAGATTACCGGGTACGTCCGGAATACAAAAAAAGGATTAGCTTTAAAGACGGTCAGTTTGTATTAGATGATCGGGCCAAAATTTTATTGACCAACGATCTTTATTTTGAAGATGCTTCGTTTACGGTTTCGTTTGCTGCAGATGCAGATATGTGGGTAAGTTATCACGATTGGCATCCTTCTTTGGTACTGGCCGGCGATCAGCATTTTACCACAATAGCCAAAAACGCAGCTTGGAAACACAATGTTCGTTATGATTCATTCTGTAATTTCTACAATGACGATTTCCCATTTGAGGTGGAATACGTCATCAACAACGCCCAAACCGTATCGGTGCTTAAAAGTCTGGAATACCACATGGAGTGTTTCAGGTATTATGGTGATGGAAGCGAGCAGCACCATGTATTAGATCATAATTTTGACCGGGCACAAATCTATAATTCTGAACAGCATTCAGGTTTGCTGAAGTTATACAATCGGGTTAAGCGAGATCCGTTTTCACTTTTGGACCGGCCGGCCATTAATATCCATGCCGTTGACACCACGTATAGCAAAGAAGAAAATAAGTATCGGATCAATCAATTTTTTGATTTGGTGCGTACACGCTCTGAGTTTAACAGTAAGTATATTCCGCTTTGGGAAACTGAAGCCAATGGGTATCGTAAAATAGTCAATCCGGAAGCTATTGAATACAGTAAATCCGCTTTGGAAAGAAAACGTTTTCGACACAAAAACACCCGGGTCGTGCTTACACGCTTAAATAGCGGATCGGTTAAAATGTTGCTGGCCATTGTAAATGCTAAACAAAGCGTATCTTTTAGATAAGCACACTTCTTAATTATATGAATAAAAATATTACCGGTACGGCGCCTGATTTTGCGGCTTTTTTCACCAAGAAGTTTCGGAGTTCAGAACCTTTTTTGGGAGTAATGCCGCCTTTCTTGTCACCGGATATGGATGGCACTTCAGATGGATTAAAGCCTGCGGTATGGAATCCAGGTCTGCAATCTGTTCCCCGTAATCCGATTGTTGTAGGGCCGGGTAAAATTCAGTTGGGTTCAAACGAAATGCAAACTTTTCGTAGACCCAATCCTGGAGGGGCCGCTGTTATAAACACCGGTTTAGGATTTATAGAAAACCTCAGTCGGGATGAAGACGCTGATGATTTGGCGGTTTTCCGCACAGATCGATACGCTACACTTGTAACCGGAAATCGGGGCGATTATACTCAAAACGAAGGGTTTTTCAAACCGGATCAATATACACCTACCCAATTTCGAGGTCAAGCTGAAATGGGCATGGACTTTACGCAGGGTATGAGTTTAATTCCAGAAAACCTATCGGTAAATTACGATACGGTGGACTTGGAAGCCGATAAAGCTTTGATGGGCATGCGCTCTATTCCAACGACCTTAGAAGATATGGTAGCTACTATGCCCGAAGAGATTCGGGCCGATGCGCCGGCTGCCAAAGAACGGGCGGCGGTATCGATCAAATTAAAAGGTCGCATGATGGATCGAGCCAAAGCAGCCTACGAATATTATGTACAACAAAAGGGGTTACCGCCACACGTAGCTGCCGGCATTGTGGGGAATCTGGCTCACGAGTCAGGTATGAATCCAATGATTCACGAATCGGGTAATACCGGAGAAGGTCGGGCTTTGGCTCAATGGGGGGTTAATGCGCGGTATAAAGATTTGCAAGCCTGGGCAAAAGCCAAAGGTCGGGATGTAAACGATATGTACACTCAGCTTGATTTTATTTTGGAAGAGCCAGGGTGGTCCAAAAAAGCGTTGGATGCCATGAGTAAAACCAAAACGCCGGAAGAAGCGGCCATGGCTTTTGCACAGAAATATGAACGCCCCAATGAAAAATTTGCTCATTACGATAAGCGACAAGCCTACGCTCGTCAGTTGCTACCGGAGATGAATGATGGGGGTGAAGTGCCGGATTTATATTCCGTAGTCAATGCTGTTGATGTAGAAGGAGATCCCGAGAAACCAAAAAAGCCGGCACCCGCACCCGCTCGTCCGCCGGTATGGAGTGATGATATTTACAAAGCCAATGCGGCGATGTTGTATTATAAAGAAACCCTGAATAAAAAACTGCGTGAAAAAGACCCGGCGGCTTATGATAATTACATGAAACGGTTAGGGGAGTTAAGAAAAATGGCTAGTGCGGAAGAAGTACAAAAATTCGTTCAAGAAAATGATTTCAATACTTATCTCTCACCAGAGGACGTGCGCAGTACGCTGGGTGATAAGTATGAAAACTATCTTTCCAGTATTGATGTGATCAACAAAAATAATTTGAAGTACAATCGACCCCGTTTGTATGGAGAAATTGAAGGTGAGCAACAGTTGGATCAATTAAACTACGGTCGACGTTTTGCTTCATTGCCGGTAAACCCCAGTTTCGTAGTCAATGACAATGGTCGGATGTATGAGCGTAACTACATTTTCAATCCCGATACAGGTAAAGTGGGATACGTAGAAAAAGGGGATGTCCAGTTAAGACCTCGATATTAAGCGGAATTTAAAGTTTATCGCAGGCAAGCGTAATTTTTCGTAAATTAAAGATGTATGGCAACCAAGAAAATTATCCGCACAGGCACTCAAGTCGATTATGCAATGCATCCAGGCGACGCTTTTCCGCATTCGGGAAAGTCTTGTTCTGATAAAGTGGATATTTATGCGGTCACCCATACCATTGGTCCAGTGGATCGGGATCAAGCCAACGTAGAAGCTGAGCGGGGAGAAGTATTGGTTGCCGATATGGATCAAGATGGTCAATTGGAAAGCTTTACGATAACCGGTAAATCCCACGGAAAAGGGGGAACCCCGTTGGCTGTTCCAAAAGGGGGCTTTATTTTTTCCAATGCTGATGAGTTAAAATTGAAAGGAAAGATCCTGGCGCAGTTGGGTAAAAAAGAAGATAGCAAAAAGGGATACACGCCGTCGGAAATCGCTAAAGATTTATCGCTCAATGACCATAAAGCCATTCTGGTCAATCCTAATTCAGATGCTTTATCCAAGCAAACCGCTGAGCTTATGATTAGCCGCAAACAGGAATTGTTGGCTAAACTGGCCCATCTGCAGGAAGGTATGAAAGGTTTTCCCAATGGTGTTCCCGAATTGGTAAACGAAGAAGATGCCATTCCGATTATGGCTTTGGGTGGATTGATTACGGCTTATGGCGGTTATTATAATATGGGTGGAGATCCTGAAAAACCGGTTAAGCGTAAAGTGGGTACTTTTGTTGGGTTTGGTGGCGGTAGTGGAGGCGGTGGTGGAGCCAGCGCCAGAAATGTGATGATGGCGGCCAGTGAGAAGCGACTCAAACAAATCGGTGCGGGAAAACCGTATGTCTTTTCGGGAAATCCTCAAGCCGGGGATATAGCCAATTATCCAGGTGTAAAGAAAATGATTATCGATAAACCGATTGAAAAAAACGAATCGTCTGATTGGAATTTTCCGGCATTACCCTCTATAGAAGAGTTGAAGTCTATTTTCCGCAATTATTTTCAGCGAGAAGAACCCGTTGCGGTAAATAGTGAATTCAAAGGTTTTGAAGGGGGTACGGGTGGGGGAGCCGGTGCCAGCGGGGTCATTCCCAAAGATCCGACTTTGCTTACTTTACCGCCCGATACGGTTCGGGATGATGAAGGCTTGTCTATTATGGATTGGGTTTTGCGTCCTACGGAAACGGATCAAGTACGTCCGCCGGTGGAAAAAAAGCCACTGGTTCCAGCGACCGTAAAAGGGCCTAGACCGTCATTAATTGTTCGCCAAGGTAGACCTTCGGCAGCGATTGATCCCGGTGTAAAAGCGGCGGCTGCACAGAAGTCGGCACCTGAAACTCAAAATGAATCTTCTACGGCATCCAGTCAAACGGTATCTTCTCAGGTATCTCCGGACGATACGGCTAAATGGTGGTTGCAAGACGTATTGAACAATGCCGGTACTTTGAGCAATCGACTCAATATTACACGGGTCAATCCACAATTAATGGATATCGAAGATCCGTATATTCCGGCACCAACCTTTTTTGATAACACCCGTCAGGTAGCGGCTGTTCAGGAAGCGGCTGCTCAACAAATGGATGGGGCTGAAGGTTATGTTGGAGCTCAACGTCAGCGGGCGGTCGGCGCGTCCATTCAAGGTCAAGCTGCTGCACAGGTAGCCAATGTGATTGGGCAAACGGCCAATCAAAACGTGGGTATCGATAATCAATTCTCGGGTATGGAAGCGCAAGCCGTTCAGCAAACCAAAGCGGCCAAAGCTGAAATGCGGAAGCGTTTCTTGGATGAGTCTGCCATCGGTGAACAGCAATATCGCAACGCCATCGCGCAAGCCAACGCCCAGGTATTGGGTCAATTCAACAACGGTGTAACCAATGCGCAAAAGACTTTCTGGCTTAATAAAATGAACGATAGTTTTTCTATCGATCCGATGACTGGTAAGATTGTTTTCAAAAAAGGAAAACAGGTAGATACTACCAAAAAGTCCGAAAGTGAAATAGATCAACAGGTAGCGCAAATGGCTAACGCTTATTCCAAACTGATTGCTTCTATGAGTCCGGAAACAGCCGCTTCACTTGTCAAAAGTATGTTTAAAGGTGAAGATGGGGGTGAAACCCGCAGCCGCGTAAACACCAACACCAAAGGTGAATTGAGTGGTTCGGTAGTCCATCCCGGTATCAATGATTACTTAGGTAGCATGATTCCGTTTTTACCTCGATAAAATTCCCTGTTTTTATAGGTATATAATATTTGTTTAGGATGTATATTTTATAGATATATATCCTAAACTTTATCTATTTAATCTACAAATGGCGTAGAAATAATTCGTATTTTTATAATGCGCCGATAGCCTATAAAAACTTTCATTTCCTATGAGTACATACATACAAGGGGTAACCGATAACCCGGTAGCCATTCCTTTGTTTCAACCGGACCTCAATATGGTTCAGCGAACGCTGGCCACCAAGCAAGCCAAATTTGATGCCGGCTTCAACTCATTTCAAAATGCTTATAGCAAGGTGATGAATGCACCCGTTACCAATTTGGGCGTCATGCAATGGCGGGATGACTTTTCCAAGAAGATTTCCAGTCAAATCAAAGAAACGGGAAAGATTGATTTTTCAGTTGCCGAAAATGTAACTAAGGCTTCAGAGATACTGGCTCCCGCTTGGGAGAATAAAAAGCTGCTCACTGATATGATGCTTACCAAGCAAAATGAAAATGAGATCAATCGGATGAATAGTTATCGTTTGAGTACGGATCCTAAAATGCGTGAACAGTATAGTGATGTAGCTTATGAGCACATTCAGAACTACATTGGTGATTTAAGAGATGCTGATTATGAATCCGATGATATCTTTCGGGTAAAAGCCGCCAAGTTTGTGCCGGTAGCGGATGTCGCCAAAGAATTATCCGAAGCCCGCAAACAGTTTGATTATCATACTACTTTTTCGACTACTGAAAACGGCCGAATTATCACTACCAAAAACGGTGAGAAGTCCTTTCAGAATTTTTATGCTTTTGCAAAGAACCTGATGGGCGATAAGTACAGAGGCCAATTTGAAATGTTTGCGGAAGTAGATTTTCGCAGAGCCCATCGAAGTGCTAATAACCGCCGGCAAATGGAAGGTATGGCGCCTATCGGCAAACAAGAATTTGCTATTGATTTTGTGCAGGATAGAATTGAAACCATTCGTGAATCAGCTCGTAATCATTTGAATGTCTACCAAGAAAAATTTGATCTCAACCAAAAGGAAATTGAATCGGTATTGGAATCCGTTAAAGACAAAGCTTACTCCCAGGAAGAATTACTTAATTCACCGGAAGGTAAAAAACTTGCTCGTCTGGCGGCGGAACAGCAGAACTTAGAAAAGGGCTTAATACCCCAAGCGCAAAAAGAACTGGAAGCCATTCCTTTTGTGGATTCAAAAGAATACGAAAAGCAAATTGCGCAACTCGCATCCAATCCGGTTGGGTATGTGGCTTCTACTATTGCCAATCAAACGGCTCGAAATTGGGCTAAAGTGGAAAGTGCTCGGGCAGAAACCAAAATCGAAATCGATCCGGTTTGGGTAGAAAGCGTTAAAAATAACCAATGGTTACAAGAAATGCGTTTGAAGCGGGAAGAGCAAGACCGTAAAAACAAAGTAACCGAAATGCAAATCAAAGGCGGCATGTTTGTCAATGACGATTTGCTTAATGAAGAAGGTACGGGCGGTAATGGTGGGGGATCAGGAAGAAGTAGTGGCTCAGCGGCCGGTGGAGCGGGTAAAGAAACTGAAGCCCAGCGCAAACTGCGGGTATTGAATACGCCTGAATTTAATGGTGCAAGTGCTGAATTTGTAGATCGCTCTTCACCATTCGATGAATTTGTAGCTAAAAGTGAAGCAAACGCCAAACGTGCCGATGAGATGATATTTGATTATCGGTACGCTGGCCGGATTTTTAAGCAGCTACCCAATATGACTGAAGGAAAAGCTGTTGAAATGTCGGCTTTGTTTCAACGTTATTTGGCTAATCCCACTGCGCTGAGTCCGGAAGAGCGTAAAAAAGTCGGCACTTTTGTAGCAGACGTGGACCGCTATGGAAATGGAGTAGATCGCAGCATTGCTTATACCAAAGCCTATACGCCGACTGAAGCCCGCCAAACCATATACAACTGGATTCAAAAACGTTATATCGATCGGGTTGATGATCCGGCGGCTTTTGCTACCAAAGACGATATGGAAATTGCGCAGTACTACAGCCAGGCTAAAAGTCTGCAGGAAACCAATAATCGGGATAGCGAGCAGTTTCGAAAAGCGGAAAGAAATGTAGTGGGTCGAAAAGCGCCTTTACTTCAAGGTAAAGATGGGGGTATTATTACAGCCGCAGAACTGGCTACCAATTTTGGTACCTTGGTTTATCAAAACAATCGGGGTCAAATCGTGACCAAAACTTCCGAAGAGCTGGCTCAAATGTATCTCAATGGTGAAATAGACTTGTCTGCAGATCCGTTGAAACCAATGGGATTGGCTGCCGATTCAAAAACCAATTGGTATATGCCCAATTTGCGTTTACAAAAAGGCTCACCGATTGAAGCGGATCTAAAAAAGATTGGCTCTTTTGAACAGTTAATCAAGTTTGCCGGTGCCAACAAAGTTGGAGATGATATTGTCAATCCCAAAGTGCGGGATTTTGGTTCTCATGTAAGCGCATTAAACGACCGTTTTGGCGTAAATTCTTCCAAAAATATCAGCGATAAAATCACCCAGCTTAAAAACGAAATCGTTACTACGGCCGTAGGATTAAAAGATGGTATTCAAGGAATCAAAACTTCCTATTACTTAGACAATACCGAACATGGTGAGCAAGGCGAAAAATTACTCAATGATATTGCCAATCCGGCTAATCGTACGGCCGTTTATGTAGATGGAAAAAGGGTGGATGATGAAGATGTGCACCAGTTTGTAAACAACCAAACCAACCGGGCTGATGGGTCGGTGAGCGTGATCACTCGCGGAAATACTCAATTTGTTCAGTTTCGGGTAACGGATATCAAAAAAGACGACTTGCCCGATGTGCTAAAATACGGTAACAAAACCATCACCGTCGAATTGAAAAAAGATGCGGTGGGCGATGGCGTAAAAAATCTGCAAACCAATGACGGTATTTACCTATATGGTAAACTCTTGCGGGGAGAGTCTATTAAAAGCGATCCTATTTTAGAAGGTTCTGGATTTAGGTATTCCGTTACGCCGGGTGGATCAGCCAATGCGCCTTATGCACATTTGAGTGTAGAGCGGAAAGTAAAAAATCAAGATGGAGAATGGGTATGGAAATCGATTGAATTACCCAATAACGGAATTGTAGATTTCACCGGACCCAATCGAAAAAATCCCGATGAAATCATGGGGTTAATCAACAATCAGTTTATACCCATGCATCGCCAACAGCACTTGCAAACGTTAACGGCTGAAGCCGAGCAAAGCAAAAAAGAAGTAGCGGATGCCCAGGGAAACCCCGTAAAAAAGCTTGGCGCAAAAGAATGGTACGATGAAATGGTCAAGCAAATGAATGCCGCCAATTAAAAAATCTTTGATATCTCAATATGGAAAACTACAATTCACTGGTTCCGCAGGATTTGAATGTTACGTATGATCAACCTCAATTAGATGCGCCCAATGTCAGTTTTGATGTTGGGGATTCCCGTACTTATGCCGATATGATGAATGCGGAAAATCCGGTTTCGCCCGGCAGTGGAATAGCCGCCGGCGGAAATGACTCTTTTGCTCAAGCTATGGGTCAGTTTATTGACGCGCCGGCCAGTATCCAAACTCGATTAGAACCCATTCGTTTTGATTGGGAAAAGTCCGGGATAGAGCGATATCAAAACAGCGATTACTATGATACTTTAGGTTTTGATTTGACCCGTGATAACGAAACCCTGTACGGGCGCATGCAAACGGTAGGGGATACCCTGCAGCAAGGATTTGGTCAAATGGGTGAACTGGCCTGGAATGGATTTGTCGATGGATGGAAAGGTTGGGGGAGACTGGCCGCAGCCGTGACCAATGCGGATATGAGCCGTTTGATGGGCACACCTGCTGAACTCGAAGCGTTGGAAAAAGAAACCCAGCGCATCATGAACAAGTATGCCATTTTTGAAACCCCGGAGTCCAAAGATTCGCTGTTTACCAAACAGTTTATGGGGAATATGTTGGGTCAGTCAGGTTTTGCCCTGGGCGCTATTGCTCAATGGGCTTCAGAAGAACTGTTGACTTTTGGTGCCAGTACGGCTTTTAGTTCCGCTAAATTGGGATTGAAGTTGGGTCAGTTTGCCAATATGACTCGTAAGTTGGGTAGAGCCTACGAAATGCCGGAAGTACTCAATGATTTTCGGAAGCTTTTTGAAATTGGACATATGCCCGGGGCGATGAAAACCGCCATGCAAGGATTGGGTAAAGTAGCCGAATACGCGCCTGTAGTGGGGGGATTGGTAAAGGCAGGGAAAGATTTTAAGCGAATGAAAGAAGCGGGTGCAACCGGTATAGAGCTAGCTAATTTAAGCCTGGGTGCGCTACGTCGTACGTTTACTGAAACCAATATGGCCATGGCTGAAGCGCGCATGGAAGCCGCCAGTACATATGTTCAGATGAAAGAAGATATGACGGCCCGAGCCGAAGCTATTTGGGGGGATAATATTCCATTGGATGAGTTCACCAAAATTGAACGCTATGCCGAGCGGGCCGCTTTGGAAAACTTTAAAGTCAATGCGGTAGTCATTGCGACTATGAACCGTATAGAGTTTGGGAATGTGATGAACAAGTTTGGTTCACGTTTGCGGATTAAACAAGAGTTTTTAAATGATGCCCTGCAGACGCGTCGGGTAAAGGGTTCGTTAAAATCGGATATGTTGGATAGTGCCGGCAAAGTGGTAAAAAAAGCGGGTAGCCAGACCGATATGCTTTTTAAAGCGGATGGAGTAATGGGTCAGTTTGGTTCGATTGGTCAAATTGCCAAAACTTTTGGTAAACAAAAAGCGGCTTGGGAAGCTACCAAGATGGTCGGCGGTTCGCTGATGAAATGGGAAGGTACTGAAGGGTTGCAAGAATTGATACAGTCTGGATCTAATGAAGCCATTACGGACTATTATAGAAGTTTGTATGATCCGTATTTATTTGCGGACCGAGGTGAATCCATTGAACGGGCGGTTGCTTCTCAAAATCCGCTCACTCACTCAGAAGCTCTCAAGACTTTTATCATGGGTGCGGGTACCGGTCGATTGCTTTCACCAATTAATATGGGGATGAGCGCTGCGGCCAAGTACGCTAAAACCACTAAAGAACAACGCGCCGATGCAGCCAAACAATTAGATACGGCTATCAATGAAATGAACGTAACGCTCAATGATCCGGCGTCCTTTTTCAACGATTGGGTAAAAGGTGTACGTATTCAAGATCAGGCGGCAAAGAACATGGAAGAAGCCCTGGCCAATAACGATAAGTACACTTTCCACAACAACCGAGACAGCGCGTTTGCTCAAATGGTGATGAACGCAAAAGCGTTGGGTCGTTTGGATATGCTCAAAGATGTGATCGGCACTTATGGGGAAACCATGGATGCCGCGACCTTTAAAGATGCCTTTGGAGTCGAGCTGAACGATCAAAACCGGGATGCTTTGAAATCTTTTACCGGAAATATCATCAAAGACATGGACGCTTATGTAAAGCGCTATGACGAACTGATGGAGAAATACCGGTTTTATTTTGATCCGGAAGCCTATGGGGATGAAGATAAAGAAGATGTCAAGCTGGCACGCATGGCTTTGAATGAAGCCATTGGCTGGATGGCTACTACGGATGCTTTGAAAGACAAGAAGCTTGAGCGGGCCCGTGAAATCATGGAGTCTTCCGCTCAAATGAAGAGTTTTTCCAAAGTGAGCGTGCATGCTTTTAAAGTCTTGGGTGATGATATAGCTTATGAAGCTGAAATGGATCATCTCAAAAAAGAAATCAAATCTCTGCGGGAAGTACAATCTCCGGATCCGGAAACCAAAAAGCAATTAGCTGAAAAAGAAAAAGAACTGGAGCTGTTGTCGAATATGTTTTCCTATCAGGAAAGCATGGATTCCGACGGCTCTACTGTCAATAAAGGGGGTATCACCGCAGAATCGGTAGCGTTGATGAACGCTCGCAAAGAATTAAACGATGCCGAACTGGCTTTGTATGAATACGACAAACAAACCAAAAACGCCAATACTTTTGACGGATTGTTATTTAGTGCGGTTCGTACTAATATGGTGGCGCGCATTGATAAAGCCCGTGAAAAAGTAAAAGCGGCCGGAGAGAAAAGAAACGGGTCCAAGAAAAACATAGACAACGCAAAAAAGAAGCGTTCTATCTATGAAGACAATATTTCTAAAGAAGCCCTTCGGCAATACCTGGCACTGAAAAACAAAGAATACGGAGAAACCCAAGAAGCCCTTGAAGAAGAGTTGGACGGCATTCTGTATAATTTACGGGATTATGCTCGTCTGAATCGAGATGCCAAGGATGCAACTAATAATTTGAACATGATGGCCAACCCGTTAAAGTTTGGTCATGTGGCGGCTCGCATTAAGAGTGGATTAACCGGGGTTTATCAAAGCCAAATAAAACGGATGGCTATCATCAATAGCATTGACGGTATTATAAATCTGGTTCAAACCGATTTAGAAATCGCTAACAATCCGGAAATTGATCGATTGTACACGGCTTTTGAGCAAGCGCAGTTAGCTACTTTAGGAAAAAGTAAAGATGTGTTTGCGGAAGATGCTATGTTTGAAGCGGCTGACAAGCTGATCCAAGCCGTAAATGCGTTTGTAGCGGTTCGAGAGCAAAAGAAAAAAGAAGCAGAAGAAGCAGCAAAAGCGGCGGCTGCAGCCGGTGATGCCGGTACAGGTGCAGGAGCAGGGGCTTCGCCGACCGGTACCGGTTCAGGTAGTGGTTCGGGTAGTGGTTCAGCCAGTATTTATACGCCGGCCGAACAAATTCTGGTAGACAATTATTTTAAGTTTGAAACTTCGGCTAAAACGGATCCTATACTGAGCGTCAGTGATATCGTAAAGGCTTTTATGGAGCAAGCGGTATTAAAAAAAGCCGTTCATGAGGCCAATCCGAAAGACGATGCGCTCAAAGAAGATTATCTCAAGCACATTGCTCAAGTATCCGAAATCACCACACAAGCCATCAAGGCTTATCACGATGCGAAAAAAGCGGCGCTGTTAAAAGCAATGAAAATTGAGTCTATCTATGCACCCAAATTTGTTGATTTCTGGAATGAGACCGTTGGGGAATTGGAAACTCAGATAGAATTGGCGGTAACGGAAATGCGTCAAGCGGCTTTAAGCGGTACGGCACTGCCCAGCGTAGCTAAAACCCTGGCTTTATTGAAAGCTCTGGAAAAAAGAGTATTGGATCAACTGGTTGATATAAAAAATCCGCAAGAAGTCACAGATGTCAAAGATGAATTAAAAGCTTATTTAGACCAAGTTGAAACCATTCTTCAGCATTACGCCGATGATTATTTAAACACCGACCGACACGTTCAGCAATTATTGCTGATTATCAATCAGCCTGGATTTACTACCGATCAAATCACAGCATATGTCAATGCGCACGTAGATGAAGCTTTGGTAGATACGGTTTTGGATAAAGTATTGGCCGAACTGTTGCGCCTGCAAAACGAAAATGGAAACCTGAGTGTATTTGGTTCCAGCGTTGAATTGGTAGAGCAATTTATGTTGGAATTAAAAGGGGTGTTGGCTAAGCAGCTCAGTACCTATCAAGCGAAGATTTCTAAGTTTGATGAAGCGGCCAAAGAACTACGCGAAAAAATTGCTCCGTCAATCACCAAAATTGTATTGTTTGATGAGTTTGCTACGGATGTACACCGAAGTGTAGAAGCAGCTAATCGTTCAACGCCTTTTTCTGCCGATCAAGTAGCAGCTATTCAGAATTTATGGCGTGCGGGTTTGCTCACCAACGATGAAGCCAACTTGGATGAAGATGGTAATATGATTGATAACCTCAGTTATGTGACCGCTTCCGGGATTATCAATATGGGGGTAGGTCGATTGCTGGCCGTAAAGATGAGTTATTTTATCAATCAGCATAAAGCCGGTGTCAAACTATCCAGTGTTGAGCAAGATGATTTTGAAAAAACACTCGTCGATGTAATTGCGTATAATTCTGGAATGCACGTTGGGGTAAAGGGTGCCGATAAAAAGCTGGTAAGCAAAAAGGATTTTTACGAAACTGAATTTAATGAAGCCCTGCAGAGTTTAGAGGCCGGTGATTATGATTTTTTCTATACGATGTACGCCGTTCCAGAAGAAACGGATATTTCGATAGGTAAACTCATGTACCAGGGGCTTAATGAGATTTACGATAACTATTTCAAACTGGCTGATGCCAAAACGGTTTTGGAATTAAATGCGCTTTTGGAGTCTCCTGAAACCAGAAGGGTCTTTGCTGAAAACGATAACGCCACCGGAACATTGAACGTATTGCAAAACCGGATTTTAGCGTTGGTATATCGATTTACTGAAGCCTACAAAACCCATAAAATACCCAAACCCGAAGCTTTAGAAGCTTTGAAGGATCAAATTGATGAAGTTATTATCGCCATAGAAACCGATATACGGGAAGGTAAGCTGGCCGGAGCCAGTAAAACGCAACTTAACAAATTGGTTCGGGATCGGATTTCAGCATTGATCAATACAATCGGTCAGACCGGGGGCACTAAATACAATACGGTAATTGATTCAGCCAATACGGTTATCATGAGTGCCGTATTGTTTTTTAATTCGCTTAATTTGGAAGCCCTGCGGTTGGACCCGGAGTACCAGGTGTTGGGTCAAGATACTTCTGAAGCTCAATCGTTTCTAAGAGATCATCGGGATCAAATGGGGGGTGTGGCAGCAGAACCTTTGCCGGTAATGATGCGGAAAGCGCCGGTGTACACCGATAGTTTTTTGATTGGTAATGTGCGAGATGAGCGCGATACCCGTACGGCGGCTGAACTGCAAGCCGAAATATTTGGAAGCCTGCAAAGCGGTCAGGTGGTAGATTTTTCAGAAATCATTCGGGCTTTGCGCAGAAGTCCGTTTACCACAGGACTTGAGCGCAAGCTCATGAGTACCCTGGCAAATATTCCAAATTTTCCTATTCGGGTAATATTTTCAGGTACCGATCGTAATTCATTTGAAGCCGAATATCCCTCTATCAAAAACGATGTACCTAAGATCACTTTGAATTTAGAAGAGTTGACCGGGCCGGTATCTACTGGAGTAGGGGCTTCACCTAACACGGTTATTTTTCATGAACTTTTACACGGCGTATTGTGGGCGGTATTGGAAAACAAAAATGCGCCTTACACCCAGCGGATGGAGTCACTGATGAAGTTGGTTCAAAAGTCTATTCCTAATCCGCAACGGTTTTACAGTTTGTCAGACGTTTCCAATTTTGGTGAAGAAGCCAATCGGGTACACGAATTTGTAATTGAAGCACTCACCAATCCGTTGTTTCAGGAAGAGTTGGCTAAAATTGAAAGCGATGAAAACTACCATCAAAAAGCCAGTTTGTGGGAGCGATTTATCGATGCACTCGCCGAAATCTTCCGTTATTTAACCAAAGATGGAGTAGAAAACAGCGTGCTGGATGAAGTCTTTGGCCGGACCTATGCTCACTTTTTAGACATGGTTGATCAGGGCTATATGCCTTTTGATGAGTATCAAGCCATCATGAATCCGAGCGCATCGGCTACCGAAAACCCCAATAGCGGTCCAACTTTGGGATTGCCGGCGCCACAACCAATACTTTTGTTACCCCCTTCTTCAACGGTTGTCGTAGATCCGGATGCGGAACAAAGAGCTAAATTGGCCGCTCGGGTAAATCGTCAAATCAAAGCCAATCTGAAAGCTTATCAACAAGCGTATACGTTGATTCACAGCGGTGCTTCGATTGATGAAATGCGGGCATTGATTCAAAAGATATCCAAGAATACATCCATTTCTAAAACAGCGCGTCAGCATTTGATCGCGTATTTGGACAATGCAATTGCTCAGGAAGAATTTCGTCAGGAACAACAGCGTTTTTTTGAAGCTCAAAAAGAAGCAGAACGGTTAAAAAAAGAAGCCGATCGAAAAGAAAAAGCGAAAGCTCGTGCCGAACAGACTAAACGGGCCAATGATGCCCGTAACATCCAAGCCTTTTTTGAAAGTAAAAAAGGTACAGCTCCTTTCATTAAAACCTATAACAGCAAAAGTGGGCAAGCGATTTATTTGTTTACCAACACCAGCAGCGGGATTCCAATGGTAATGCGTTGGGATCGTAAACGCAAGACTATGGTGCCGGCAACTGAGATCACTCAAATTGAGTGGTTAGCGGTTCGCTATCATTTAGGTAATAATGCGGGGGGTCTCATGAAAGCCCTGATAGATGATAAGTTTTTTGGGAATGACCAGGCTCGCTATGATGAATTTATGAAATACCTGACGGAAGCCTTTTCCAAAGGAGATAAAGCGGTATTGGACGATGTGCTGAAAAATATCCAAGCTGCCGGTTTGTTCGACGTTTTTAGAAATAAATTGGGTCAATTAGAACCCCAGCTTCAAAACTTACCTGAAATTCAAAAAGCCATTCGGGATTCTTTTGAAGACTTTTTTAAAAATGAAGTGGCTGAGCAAATGCGGGCCAGTAAAAAGAAAACGGTATCCGCACCGGTCATTCCGCAGCAAATTACCACCGGCGGGGCGTTAGGTACCCTGTATGTAGATATTCCCCGTGATGAATCCCGGACATTCCGAAACGACCACTCTATGCGCAGTTTTGCCGTAGATACAATTACCGCGCACGATGATGAAGAAATAGTGGATGCTAATGGTGAAGTAAAGACCGTGCATACGCGTCAGATTGGAGAAACGGAGCACTTTAAACAATACTATCACAAAATCCGGGCTATTATCAATGCGCTTTCAGGGTATGATCCGCAGGCGGTATCTTATGAAGATCGTCTATTTGTAAAGTATGTGCCGGATGAAAATCGTTATCGTACCGACGGAAGTAGTGTAGAAAATGTGCTTTTTGGGGATAGTCGGGGTGAAAGCGGCCTGATTGGTATTGTGGTTGATTTCATGGGAAATCCGATTTTATTTGATGAAAAAGGAAATCGTTTAAAATCGCTTTCTGATGGGTTTACCCAAGCTGATACTGCCGGCGGCCAAATCATTTATTTCAATGTGCACCGGATATTCAAACCGATGAAAGATAATCCGGGTAAACTCTTTATTCCTTCCTATGACGGTTATATTCAATCGGAAGCCGATGAGCTATTGATTGAACTGAACAACGTAAAAATGGGGATTACGCCACGGTTATTCAGCGTTAATAAAGTCAGTCGTGGGTACAATGCTGAATTTAATATCGGAGCCGATAAGAAGGTGAATATGCAAACCAGCAATTCCCCTGAAATGATGCCTGAAGTAATTGACGCGGTGCAAAATAAAGGATTGCGTTTTAGAGTAGAAACCGATGGTAAAAAGAATACAAAATATTATTTGGAAACCGTAAACGATCAAGGTGAAGTGGTGTTTCGGACCCAGGTATTTATTAGCAACAGTTATCAAAGTGTGGGATTAAATACTTTGGTGGGTAAGAGTTTACCTGAACATTACCTGGATGTATTGCGGGTGTTTCATGAAACTTTGAACCGCAGTAAACAACATCCTTTTACCAAAGCCGAACTCGAAGATTTGCGTGACTTTTTCAATAATTTGTTTGCTCATACCAATCCGGGAGAAGCTTTTTTCAGTATTGGTAAGCCTATACACGAAAGTGATTCTAAGTATACCAAGCGGTTTTTTACCGATGGGTTTGCTATTGATCGCAGTACCTTAAAAGCCATTGAAAATAAACTTGGAAAAAATGCTTCCCGAGATGAATGGGTTCAGGCTTTGGCGCTTCATTTTGAGAACAACAAAGAAGTTTCGCAGATTTTTGTGTGGGATAATACGGTTAAAGGATTTGTACCCAATCAAGCTACCCTTGAAGGGGTATCAAAAATTAAAGTCTTGGATCCGGCCACCGGTAATTTGATTACTCGTCAACCGACAGTATGGGAGAACTTTGAACGGAATTTTAAAAGAGTGGCCCGGGCACCTATCGTTAGCAAAAAAGTAATCAGTCAGGGAAAGATTAATTTTCCTACGATTATAAAAACAACGCTTCCCGATGGTAGTACGGTAGAAAGTATTAAATTTGTTAGTAGGAGTCTGACTGAATTTTTAGTAATAGACAACGGTGTTCAAACAGCTATCAAAAAATTCCCGGATCCCAAAGCTCCCTTTTATCACTCTATTATTGAGTTTGAATCCCAAAAGAAACCCGGTGTTACCCAAACCGTTGCTGGACGTGCGCATCACAAAGGAAATCGTAACCGCGTAGTCGTTCAAAACAAACCGATCGACAAAGATTGCTAATAATTTTTATTTAATCCAATACCGCTATGTCTGTTTGTAAGCTTGTTATTGATGATATGCACTTGCCCTTGCTTATGGGTAAAATGGAGTTTTTTGTAATCAAAGCCATTGAAAACAATACGGAGTTGATGACTATGTTTCAAAACAAAGATAGTCAGCTCTTCAGCCGGTTGTATGGTGCCGCTTATGAAGAACTCTTGAAAAAAGCGGAAATGTATCGTCAGGGAATAGAAGCTAACCGAGCGGCCATTGAACCTGAACCTGGAGAAGATGTCGACTTGTCGGAGCGAGCGCGAATTATTGAAGACAATGCCGCTTACCAATCGTATATCGATCACGATCAGGCTATTCTTTCCAATTTGGAAGATTTAATTGAAAGTTACTTTCCTTTATTTGAAACCTATATCAAGCAAACCGATTTGTTCGGTAAAGTAAAAGTAGATGACCGGGAAGTAGAAGATGATTCTATTCGGATGTCATTTGAACAAACCGCTTCCGATTTGAATAACTTGGATGATGTAAGTACACTGATCCAGTTTTTGGTTCGGGGGCTACAAAAAGCGGTGTTCCAAAAAGAGTTTGCTGGTACCGATGAAGCTTTTATGTATGCCGAAGATGAGTATGGTACGACCGTAAACGTGGATTACGCCATGTTTATGCGTAAAATGTTGAACGATTTGGAAGGGCTTAAAACGTCCGAAGATATGATGGATAAGCTCAAGCAACTGGCCATTAGCGATTTTGGCTATAAAATGTTGCTTGAACGTATAGACGCTGTAGCTGTTACCGATTCATTGAAGTTTGATTTGTTGGTAGCTTTGATGCAGACCGCTTCTAAAGCTATTTTACCGGTGTACACCGTTTCAACGGATGGTCCGACTTGGACGGTATATGAAAATTCAACAGGTAAAGAAATCCAGTTGACGATGCTGGCACGGGAAAACTTTGCTCGTCATGGTATAATTTTTAAAGGTGAACAATTAGCCAGTCAAGATGAAAATGGTCGGTTTTACTTAGATGCTAATAGTCCATTTGCTCAAAAGAAAAAAATAGCATTATCAACAATTCAAGACCAAATTGATTTTTTGGCGGCTTTAGGTTTTCCTTTGGCTGAGTCTACCCGTAAAGCCATATTAAAAAGTCCGGAACTTATTGGGATATTACCTAATAGTACAAATAGAAATTACTCCGCTTTATCGCATATTTTATACAGTATAGATCAGCGTATTCAAAGCGGATACACCCTTTTTGATCCATTTGTAGAATTACAAAAATCGGTGCGTGGGGGTATTACCCAAAATCAAATCATCAACCACGTTGTCAAAGACATCAACCTGGTATTAACCGCTGAAACTCGGTATAGTGATAAGTATAGTGCCATCCGGGTTGTAAAAAACGCCAATCAAGATGCCATCAACACTCAGCAGTTATACAACAACTACACTCTGATTGCCACGGCCATCAACCAAGTGGATAAATATCCCACTTTACAAGACTTGTTAGAAGGCGAGCCGGCTTTGTTTTATTTAGATCCGCGGACTACCCCCAGCGCTCGAAACAGTGTATTTCTGAATACAATGTTTGAAATGGATCCCGATAGTTCCACATTCGGGCGCCGCAAGCGGGATCGGTCTACCAATCTTCCGGTCAAGTTGGAAGTGGTAAACTTTAACAGCTTGAAAGTGCGCAGCGATGAAAACGATAAAGCCACCGATTTGAATCCCATCGACAAAATAGCCATGGATTTCAACGGCTTTTTCCGTAAAGGATTAAAAGAAACCCCGCGTCCGGGCGATAAAAGCACCGTAGTAGCGATGAAAGTATCCAGCTACGGGCACACGGATTTGGATTTACAAAAGCAAGATTACCCGCTCAGTTTAGAAAATAGAAACGACCGAAAGCCGTTTTTAAACATCATGTATGGGTATTTTGAAGACGTGATGATGCATAAATACTTACATCAGCGGGGATTCTATGCAAAGTGGAAGAATTCGGATAAACACCTGGAAAACGGATTTGGTATGTACGATAGTATTCTATCGTTCAATCCCGCCATCGGTGACCAGCTCAAAGCTGAAATCATGGCTCAACTGGCGGCGGCTCAAAACCAAGAGCAAGCCCGTGATATCATCCAGGCTTTTTGGAATAAATATGAAACCGCACTGGGTACACTTATAGAGAATTTCTTTACTCAAAGAGCCCAAAAGATGCTTCGGATCGTTGAACTCAACCGTAATCCGCGCATTCAGTACAAAGACTTGTTCAATACGGCTCATATCCGAAATGAACTGGATTCTCATTTTTTTGACATGGAAGACCCGCTGGAACGCGAAGCCGCCATGACTTTCTACTTGAAAAATGCATTCATATTAAATACGGAAGTTTTTAAACTTGTTCACGGGGATACGTTTTATTTTGTCGATACCCACAAACGTCTTAGTAAAGATACAGCCACGGGGCACTTTACCTTTATGGATGAAGGGTTGATGGGAATGCTCAATAATTATGATGCTTCCGGCAGTAAAAACAGCTATGGCGCCTATACTAACTACGGGCAAATTTTGTATTGGGCTGAATTGTTTGAGCGGGGAGATATTGATGAAGAAACCTATGAGCGCAAAATAGAAGAAAGTAAAATCAAGCCTACGTTTCGGAGTGCGGTTATTCAGGAAGTCAAGTTCAAGAGCGTCTATCACCAAAAAATGAAAGATGAAATTGAAGCCTTGCGTGAAAACGGGCAATTATCGGATGAAGAATACCGGGTGTATAAAGCTTCTCTGGAAGCCCAAATAGACAACAGCTATGGAGATAAAGGTAACAAAGAAGCGGATGGGCAGGGCGTAGCCACGCTTGATTTTTATCGTACCATGTCTTTACTCACCAATACTTGGTCACCCAAACAAGAAGAAACCTACAAAAAAATTACGGAGTGGAATAGCTTAGAACGTAAACTCAAATCCAGGGCATCTTATACGGATGATAGTATGACCACTTTAAACGCTGATGGTCAAGCCGCTTTGCGTTTACGGGATCAGATTCAATTTAGCCGGGAAGAAATGGGGTATTTCCCGTTGCGGAAGTTCCAGTACGCCGGTCCGACTCGACACGAACAAAGCGTCAATGGAGAAACCGTTGCCGTCGCTGTACCCATATTTGACAAGTTTTCACTGAGACCTTTGTTGCCTTCTGTATTTGGGGTAGGTGATCCGACCGACCAGTACTTGTGGGAGCGAATGATGCATCATAATATTTCGTATGTCAAGTTTGAAAGTGCAACTAAGGTGGAGTCTCCCAAAGTAACGGATACGCTTTACCTTAATTTTGATGCTGAAAACCCCAGCGTTCGTAATCCGGTATCGGTTAATTACGCCGGCGGCTTTGAAGTCGAAAACGGTGGATTTGTAACCACGCATGAACTGTTCTTTGATCGCTTCAAAGAACAGGTAAGCATTGAAGAAGATCCCCACGGCAGTGTGATTTTTGGTTCACAGGCCCGGAAGCTTTTTATGATGAATTTGCTGGGTGTAGATGAAAGCAATCCGCTTTATGAAAACTTGATTACCCAGTATCGGGGCTTGCTGGATGATTTGATTACCCTACGCCGCAATGAGATTATTCAAAATATGGGGGGCCGCTACGATCAAGCTACCCAAACTTATAGTATCGTCAATCCGGATACTTTTGCCGCTTTTGTACGCACGGAATTTGAAAAGAAAGGGGCGGATTCAACGATCATGGCAGCTTTAAAGCTCAACGATCGGGGAGAGTTGGTGTATGGTTTGGATGCCGTCAACCAAAGCAAAGCTATTGAAAAGTTGATCCTCAGCATTATGAACCGTCAAATGGTTCGCTACAAGATGAACGGTTCTATGCTTACCCAAATGGCATCGACCGGCACCGAGCGGGTGGGTGGATTTAACCGCAAGGCCACCGAAGCGGCTTATGAAAAATATGGTACCAACGGGTTGCGCTTTTACGGATTGGAAAAAAAGGCTAATGGAAGGTTTACGGTCCGCAGTGCGGAAGTAAAAATATCCATGAACAAGAATTTTTCACCTTTACTGAACTTGGAAGACCCGGAAAGACCCGGTGTTGCCGTAGGTACGGTAGAAAGACTTAACGAATTATTGCGAGCTGAATCGGCTGAAGCCTTGGCGTTTCAGCAAGCCACGGAATCTGCTCGCCGGATGATCGCTTACCGGATTCCTACGGCCGGTCGGAACTTCTTGGACCATTTTGTGATCAAAGAATTTTTGCCGGAAGAAGCGGGTGACGTGATTATTCTACCCAGCGAAATCGTTATCAAGTCGGGATCTGACTACGATATCGATAAAATGTTTGCGTTTTATCCCAATTTGGATTATAGCGGTGAGCGTATCGATACAGACTACACATCTTCTGATATTTATTCTGTACTGGCCGAGCTGCAGACGCTTAAAGATACCCGTGCCGAAATCAACGAAAGCATTGAAGCGCTCAAGACGGATTCAGTTTATCAAACCGCTTTGAGTGAAGGATCCCGATTGGAAACTTTGCTGGCTGAGTATCGCAACAGCCGAAAACTGTTATATGCACAGGCTGAAAAGCTGAAATCAGAAGGGCGGGTGCGCTCCGCAGCATATGAAGACCTGGTGGAACAAATTAAATTGTTGGACGGAAGAATATCAGCTACCGATGAATCCCGCCGGAACTATCTGGAAACCAAATACCTTAAAGAGCGAGGTCTTTCTCGACGCCGCAGCATTCGTGATATTCGGGAACAGCGTTTTACCAACGATAAATATGATATTTATTTTGAAGATGAAACCGTAACTGGTTCAAATTCAGTCGCTCCGACGGTAAAATGGAACCGGGTGATTTTTGATGTGCGCAAGAATCAACGATTGGAACCTTTCACAGCTGATGGGAAAAAAAACGGTGTATACACCCGTGCGCTGAATGCTTATATCGCTCAGTATGATTTTACCTATCATAACTTGATCGATGATTTTTATATTCCTTATGCGTTAGAACGCAGTAATAATCCGGCGCAGCTTGCTTATTTAATCCGCAAGCACGAAAAAAATCAAGATTACGCTGAAGTCATTGAAAAGGCAAAAGCCCGTTTTGAATCGGTAACCGGCTTTGAGCCGACGGCTAATACACTCAAAATTGCGGCCGCTCAGTATCCGATCGCCGTAGAAAATGATAAACTGGTCTTTACTCAAAACGATTCATACTACGAACGTAAAAGTAAAATTCGGGCCAAAGAGCGGTATCTCAAACAACTGGAACAGAAAGCGCAAAACCGGCTGCTGGATGTCGTGCATGAAACCCTGGCATTAGGGGAGAACTTTTTACAAACCGTTACGCCGTCTTCGGATTTTCATATTGATCCGATTGTGGATGATTTGTTTCAGCGCTTGGGCATTTTAAAACCGGGCGAAAAGCGGGGTAAGAAACACTACAACAATACCGAAGCGTTGATGGAGCAAGAGAACTTGGAGAAGATGATCTCGCTGATGCGCGCTAAAGAAAACTTGGGTATTGCCGCGGTGTATAATGCCTTTAATATATTGCTGCAGGACAGCCAAGCGATGAGCAATCCTGAATTTTTGCGCAAAAATAAAATCGGGTCATTTTTCACTTTGGATAACCCAAGCAAGGGGTTACGCTATGAAAAAGAAGCCGGTTACTATGTCACCGAAATCGCTTATGGTGGGCTTTACGATGAAAAAGGGGTATTCAAAAGTGAGTTTTATACCGAGTTTATCAACGCTTTTGTGGATGCGGCCAATAACGACTACGCCTTTGCTATCAACTTGGTAAAAGAGTTTGCTCCGATTGCTTTTTATATGAAAGCCCAAGGGTTGAGCAGTGAAAAAATCCTGTATTTTATCAACCAGCCTGTGATGCGCACCTATGTAAAACACTTGCGCAAGCACACAGCTTTGGTGAATAAGACCTTGGCGCCGGTGTATCTACCGCGTAATCACCGGCCAGGATTGGGTGACGAAGAATCTACACCCATTGTACATTTGGTTTTATCGGAAAGTGAGCGACAGCAAAATGACTATTATCGGGAAGGGGATGAAAACCGAAAGTACAAAATGACGGATAGCGCCCGTGATTTAGCCATTCGGGATACGCTGGCTGAGATGAATCAGTACGGTGAGTATCTGGAATTTGACTGGACCAAATCAATTTCAAGGGGTGAATTTTTCAATCGACTCAAAGGATTCGGTTTGTTGCCTTTGGATTTAAAAAATCCGCGGTATAATGAAAAAACCAAGCAATGGGAGTATCCGGAATTAAGTCCTAAGAGTGCCGCTTCTATTAAACAGTTGCAACAAGTATTTAAAGAAGAAACCCTGCGGGAAGGGGTTTTAGCGGAAACCAACGGGGAACCGGTATTGCTGAGTACGCTTACTGCCAAAATGCAGAATAGACAGTTACTCTATCTTTTGGAATTTATGAACCAAAAGAAAGGTAGCGATAATATGACCGAGATTCAGCAAACCATGAATTTCGATACGAAAACCATGGCCAGCGGATACGATGTCAATGCCCGTATTCAGCGATATAAGGATTTACGCAATAATGCCGTTTTAAGTGCTGATACGATAGAATATCTCTGGTCAAAGTCGATTACTTCACCACTCAATAACAATGAGTTTGTGAATGCATTGCTGGAAAAGATATTCCCGTTGATGAACCATCCTACGCTCAATGATGAACTGCGGTTTCATTTGGACTCGGTTGTTTCGGAAAAACTCGTATTCGGAGATGATCAAAAGGAACGGTTCGCCCGGATATTCAAAGCTGATTTTGCAGGCTATGTCTTGCAAAACTATGTTGAAAAGAGTCCGGCGGCCATGGCTATGTTTAAAAGCTACTACCAAACGGAACTGGGTTTTAACGAATACCTCAAGTCGCTCATTGAAAACGGTACGCTCATGAAGCAACACCGGGAAATTCAAAACGATCCTCAGTTTTATGAGTTAGCAGAGACTTTTCCGATTCTCAATCAAATCTTCATGGATGGTGGTTTGACCAACACCGCCCTGTTTAATTTTGCCATTCCCAATTTCAGTAACAACGAACTGGAAAAGAAATCACTGGCCCTGCAGTTTTATCGCCTGACCGAGCTGGCTGATAACGATCTTAATCCTTATCACGCTAAGGTTCGACAGTATATGCGCAACCTGGGGTTGTACGATATATTCCAGAGCGGGAAAAATTATTCGACGTACACCTATATCGATATGGTGCCATCGGATTTAATTAACGTGCTCTACGATGAAGCGTTTCGCGCGCTTCAATCGGAGATGGCGGCCAGTCCTGACCAGAATGTTTTAGAAAACGCGGTTTCCGATTTTGCGCGGATGTTCTTTAAGAACAATCAAAACTATTTGCTCAAAGAAGAGCAGTATATCGCCGGCTCTCCGGTTAAAGACGAAAACAAAAGGGGCAAGTGGTATCATGACAGCGCTTTGTTTGCAGGGGTTCAAATTCAATTGCCTGCATATCAGATGCGCCGAAAGCGACTGGCACGAGAAGAGCTGGCCATGGGTTCCAAAAATCGTAGAGCTATCGTCGAAGGGGTAAAAACGCTCACCATGCGTAATTATCGCTTGAACGCAGGCATGCTCTATGAACTTCAAGCGGATCCGTCGGATACCAATCGGGCAGTAGTAGACTTGGAGTATATGGGTCCGATTAGGTATTCAGATTTACAGGCCATGACGCCGGAGCAGCAAGATATGTATGCTACCCAGGAAGGATTCGGATATGAAGTCTTGAAACCTCAGCTTGTAGGTGACTTGGTGATTCCGGTGGGAATATCGGGTTCGGGTCAGGAAGTCTGGATTGAACAGATACGTCGTGCTACACCCAATGTGAAAATACAGGTAGTATCGTTAGAAGCTATAGCTAAAAAAATTGATATTTCCGATCCGGTCCAAAAAGCCACTGAAATGATTCAGTTGGTTAATAATGCTGTATCTAATGCTTTAACCGTCGGTGAAAAAGTAATCGTCGATGCTACCAATTTAAACGAAGCTTATCGGGATGCCATTGTTAAAGCCGTTCAAGCTGAGTTTCCACAAAAGAAGATTTCCTATAAACTGTTTGAAGCTAATCCCAGTAAGTCGCGTCACCGGATGCAACAAGCCCAAAAACGTACAGGTGTCAAGCCAGTAAGTGATGCGGTACTGGCACAACAACTGAATCTGTATCAAAAGTTTGAAGCGCGGTTCAAGGCTGAAAAGTGGCAGGATGAAGATCAGTTGAACCAAGAACTCCGAACTCAGCAACAGGTGGGAAAACCCCGCCCGTATGAAGTGATGATAGAAGCGATTATGAAAGGGGAAACCAAGTCTATCAAAAAAATTGACTTTATTGATAACAATGAGCCGATGCATTTATATGCTGTCAAGCTCTTGCGTACCGGAGAATATGCTTACGGTAAACGCTTTGTGTTACCGTCTAGACTTGAATACAATGGTCAGACCCGTGAAAACCAATTTGTTTCCAAAGACCAGAAAAAAGCCAATGTCGCTACACACTTGATTTCTTTTGCTCCCGCGCCGGGGGAAGGTGAGCGTATATCTGCTTCGTTTGGCTATGCCCAAGCGGCCAAAGGCCAGGGTGTTCCGGTAAATACGATGGCTTATGGAGAAAGCCAGATACCTTATGATCAGGATACTGTGGCCATGGTTACCATACGAGGTAAGGGTGCGGCTACCGAAGTGGAGAAAAAAGCCACTGAAATCGAAATGTTGAATGTATTACTGGCCGGTGGAACGATTGTGCAAGACGATAAAGAAGGTCGACAAACCGATTGGAATAAGACCGGTGAATTTGAAGTAATGCGCGCAGTGGTAGACCGCTTGGCCCGGGCATACAGCATGCCTACGGGTGAGTTTTTTAGCAAAGGATTGGAATACAGCGAGCATCAGCAAAACAAAGACGGTAAGGGTGGATACGCACAGTATCGGCTAAAACTGGAAGTGTTGTTTGTATTAAGTATGAAATCAAGCAGCATTTTGAACAGTGACACTTTAATTGCTCGCCGTCAAATTAGCAATTTTATGAAAGACAAGAAAAACAAGTCCTGGTTAGAGGCAAAAGCCAAATCGCTGAATTTAACCGCTGAGCAATATTTAGGAAAAGTAGAAAGCGAATTGGGTGATTTGCGTACTTTTTTGGACGTCAAAGCTTACGAACAAAAGTTGTTATGTTAATCTACAACTGGAAATAAATCGGTAATTTTAACACATAATCTTTAATAATCAGACCCTTATGTTTTCTTGTCCTAATATATCCCATCCTTTATATATTCAAATGGTTGAAGAATTTGGCGAAACCGAAGCTTCACTGATCTACGCCAAAAACAACTATGCGATGCCTGAAACCATTCAGGAAGCGCAAGTCTTGATGCGAAAGGTTAGCACGGATTTTTTTCGGGAGCGTTTTGAGCAAGTGCCGATGAGTGAAATATTGAAAAGCAAAGAAGCGCTGCGTGATTTTTTGGTAGAATATGAGCTTATTGAAGCAGAGCCGCACATCAGTCACCCTAATCGTTATATGATAACACCTGCGGGTAAAGCTGAAATTTTGGATATTTTAAAGGGTCTTCAAGAGCGATATGGGTATCCGTTTTCAGTAATCGACGATACGTTTGTAGAATTGGATGCCGAGCGGATAACGGAAGTAAACGGAAAGCATGAAATGGTCAAAGCTATTCCTGATTTAACCGATGATGAAATCATTCATGCCGTAGTAGAAGGGTGGGGGTTGAGCCCTTTGCAAAAAGAGAAACTGTTAACCAAGTTTTCAACGGAAGATTTGCGAAATTTGATGATCGAGCGAATGAATCAAAATGCGTTGTTGCCGGCTGGCGCACCGTATGACTTTCGTTCTTATCGAGTAATGGTTGATTTGTTTTTGTCTATGGATCCGACTTTAAAAAAGTTGTTTCCTAAAGTACACGGCACTCCTACTTATCAGTATGAATTAAGTTTAAAAAAATACATTGTTGAAAAAAGAGCGCTAAATTCTGAAATCGACTACGATTTACTCACCCGTGATTCACTCGCTCAGATTTTAAGTATGGTGGGGCATCGATCCGAACAAGCCACTGCAGCAGAAATGGATGTTTTCACCGATTTTTTTATGGATGCTCATAAGCGACTGGCTCTGATTGACAATATGCATCTCTACGATGCCACCAATCGGGCGGTGATGAAAGAAAGTCGTCAACAAGAAAACGCTTTACCTCAAAAACCGCAATCCCGCAAACTCTATTACGCTACGGCACCCGGTCGGAAAAAAGGAAAAACTCTGGCCGAAGAATTTGAAGCTCAAAAGCCAAATGATACCCAGCGTGAAATCATCGCCAAGTTGGTTGAAATGGGTACCCGTAATCCTTTTGATGAAGATGCTCACCAGCACTTTTTTGTTCCGCCGGGTGGCGGCACCCCGATTCCCGTACCAAGTACTACCGGTAAATTGGGAAGCGATTTCGATAGTTCTCTGATGCGCACCGATATCATCGAAAGCTTTGCCAAAGCGCAAGCTGAAGGCGTGTTCACCACAGATGTGAACAATATGGATGCTGAACAAGGGTTGCTGTATTTGGTCGAACAATGTGCCAAAGACCAAGGGGCATTTTCACTCGAAGATTTACGGATCTTTCTTGACCCCTACGGAGATGATTACAAAGTACTCTTTAATGTCATTGCCGATAACGTCGGCATGCAAATAAAAACGCTTTTTGGTACGGCTGTACACGCCCTGATTGAAGACTTCATCAACGGTAAACCGGTGGATTTAGAGCAGTTTCGGGATAATCCAATGGTCAATATCGAAATGCTGCATGCCGCACTTTACGGTACTGATGTAAACAACCCCGGTGTATTTGACGTGCTCAAAAAGCTACGATCTGAAGGGTATGTGTTTATGCCTGAAGTAAAACTCTCCAATGTGAACATGGGGGGTATCATTGACGTAGTAGCCATATCGCCGGCCGGTGTGGTCCGCATATTGGACTTTAAAACCAAGAACATACGGGAGAAGTACAAAAGCAAGAATAAATCGCTCACCGAAGAATTTTTGGAAGTAATCGAACTGAACTCTTCCAAAGAAGTAACGGGTGACCCGGCTATTGTACTCCAAAACGTGCTGGGCTTCAAACGGAACCTGGTAAAAAAATGGAGTCAGCAGCTCAGTTTGTACAAAAAGATTCTAATGGAAGCCGGTGTAACGGTAGAAGATCTGGTGATCATCGGTTTACCTTATATGGTCGAAGATGAAACCGGCGCCATGGTGGATATGAAAATGGTGCAAGTAGAAGTACCTTTTGAAAAAAACATCGGAAACAACTTGTTTCAGTCTATCGATCCCAGTTTTGACGCCAATCATGTCGTAAAAAACAAACCCGCTGAAGACGCGCTGGAAAAATCCTTGCGGGCTCTCGGAGAGTCCAAAGTCTACGAAATGTTGATCCGAAGCTTTGCCGTGATCGATCATATGTACAGCTACTACGGTTTTAGCAAAGACACCAAAGAGATATACGATGCCCTGAAACGGGGTGTAACCGATCAGAACGATTTTAAAAATCTGCGGAACTATGTCAAGCGGGCCATTGAAGACGAACAGGGTATTCAATCCTATACCCATACGGTTCGTGACTTTATGCACATGATTGTAGAAAGTGCTGAAATCGTAAACATAGTGGTCGATCAGTTCAATAAAGCCAAAGCTGAAATCGCCGATACGCCGCTGGCTATGAAAGCCAAACTCAACAAGCTCCATAAACTCAACGAATTTCTGAAGGGTTATAACCGGATGTTTGAAGAGATATCATCTATTGAGAGCATCACCGATTCGGATAACCCGGTACACAAACAAATCGCCACTATTCAGGGGGTAATCAAAAACGTACAGGACTCTTATATCCAGGATGTAACGCCGATTGTGGCGGGGATTCTGGCCGGTCAGAACGGCGGTGAGCTTTTGCTCAATATGAAACGGCAGTACGATGAGCGCATTAAAAGTGCACAGGACCGCGGGCTTTATGAAGAAGCAGCCAAACTCAAAAAGGAACGTGATGAACTGGGTGAACTGGCCACTATTCAGCAAACCCTGCAGGGAAAACGCGGGGATTCGTCATATTTTTATTCTCAATGGGTGAGTACGCTTTCCAATCCGGACGTAGTGATCGCTTCGTTTGCCAAGAACATGCAAAGCGCTATGAACAAAGTCCGTATCCAAAACCTGGGTTTACGGGATGATTTGGGTAAACGATTCATGCAAAGGCGAACGCTGATGGGAAGCAGTTGGAATAAGCAAAAATTCAACGAAGGCTTAACCAAACGAGTAAAAAAATACAATAGTCGGATCGATAAAGAAACTGAAGAACTCTGGCTCTTAACCGAGTATTCAGAAGAACTGTATTACGACTATGAAAAACTGAAGCGTAAAGTAATTGATGCGCGCAAAGATATCCGGGAAAACGGTAAAGATGCCGCTCGGGAACTGGCGCTGGAGCAAGCGACCGCCGCCGTCTTGAATTTTGAAAAAGAGTATTTCCAGTCCGAATTCACCGATCACTATTACGAGTTGACCGGCATGCTCGATACCATGGTTACCTATGAAGGTACCACCCAATCGATTCGTAAAATTCAGGATGATCTGCGTACACAGGCCCGCGTACTGCGTAAAGCCATCGGGAATGAAGACTTCCGAGAAGGAAACATGAACCATACCGAATTCAAAGCTTATCGGGATATTCAGGAAAAGCTAAAGAATTTGGGCAGTCGTTTTGATGTCAACGGTCGGGAAAAGACCGGCGATGCTCTTAAAATCTATGAAGTACTCAAAGAATATCGGGAAAAGACCAAAGATATCTATAACCGGGAAGTGTATGAAGGACTCTTCCAGCGCCGGGAAAACGACGTAATTGCTAAATACGGAGAAGGCTCTGCAGAGCATGATCGTTTCTTGGAAGAAGAAACCGTGGTAACGCTGAGTGACGAATACTACCAGCGTATCAGCGAAATCTATGCGCGCATGGATGAAATTGCCGGCAATACCGCCGGATATACCGTCAGTCCGATTCGGGAGCAAATCAATGAACTCAAACGGGCGTACCGGGATGATGAAAACGTGGTAAATGGTTCGTGGATGCAGGACCGTGAAGATATTTTGCAGAAGATTAAAGACTTGGAAGAACAGGAAAAAGTCTTTTTTGAAAGTACCGACCGGGTGTTTTTCAATACCCGCAACTTAACTACGGAAGAAGCCACGGATCTAAATGCGCTCTACGCTAAAGGGGTGTCCAATATGGATGCCGATGAATACGATCGCTATGAGTACTTAAAAGGATTGTCGGCTGAACGAGCCGATAATGAAGAACTGGCGGAATACCAGGCTTTACGCAAAGAGCTACGGAAGCTGCGGGAAAAACGGAAAACATCGCATTATCACAAGGCTTATTACAGCGAACTGGAAGCATTTTCGATTGCCAAAGGTTGTACGATGAACGAAGCGGAAACCAAGTTTGTTGCCGAGTGGTATCAGACGCCTTGGTTTCAGCGGAACCATATTTTCGAAGAGAAAAAGGTAATGATCAAAGGGGCAAAGAAAGGGGATCCTCAGTTTAAAATGGAGATGGTACCGCGCCCGATCAGCGTGTGGACAGAAATCGTGCCAGCCACCGATGAACTGAAAAAGAAGTACATGACCCGTAAACCCAATGGTACTTACAACCGTTCGGAACTCAAAGAAAGCTATGTGGATGCCGCAGGGGTAACGCATAAACTCAAAAACACGGACAACCGGGATATTCTCAATCGATTCAAACCCCGGCCGGCGGCAGAATACCAAGCTAAATACGGGCGGGCGCACAAGTATCTGGATCCGGAATATGCCCGTTTGAAGCAAGGGTATCTCAGTAATGCGCTTTCCGCACAGGATAAACAGAACTACGAAGATTTGCTGTATCTCACCAAATTAATGACGGATCAGCAAGAAGGTCTGGAAATGACCAACCGTTTAGGATATGCGGTGCCTTATATCCGTCGGGATTTTGGGGATCGATTGGCTCAAGACGGGGCAGGTAAAATTGTCAGCAGCGTCGGTAATACTATCCGGGATAAGTTTACCAAAACCGAAAATGATATCAATGCGGGTACTGTAGCCACTCCAAAAACACCCGATGAACTGCAAAGGGAAGCGGATGATGCCCTTAACAACGAATTGGATATAGATGGTATTGGTACACTGGCCAACGATGAATACAAAGCCATACCGGTTCAGTTTACTACCAAAGGCGATTTATCACAAGCTTCGTATGACGTATGGGGTGGGATCCTGCATTACGCCGCTTCTATCAACAAGAAAAAAGGATTGGAAGGGGAGCTGGCCCTGGCCAATGGGTTACAAGATATTTTGGAAGCCCATCCGGTAAAAGGGGAGAAGGGTAACCGTAAAATCAATGAAGTACTGGAAAAGTACACCCCGGATGCAGCTAAAGACAGTCTGGAAAAGATTAAACTGCACGTAGCCGGGGCTACGCAGCGTCAGCAGGCGATCTTGAACTACACCCGAGCCATGTTCTACAATGAAGAAACCAACGCCGGCACGGACATCTTAGGGGTCAATACGGGCAAAACGGTTTCTACGATGATGCGGGCGATTGCTTTTAGAACACTGGCCGGTGCGCCGACAACCTGGATGGCGAACGCTATTTCCGGAAACATTCAGTCCATTATTGAATCTGTATCGGGTAAGTATTACAATTTCAATGAATACTTAGGTGCCAAAAACACGCTGTACAATCCGATGGGGGCTTCTGAGTACGGTTCACCGATTCGGGATTTGATGGCCGACGTCAATGCTTTGTACACTAAAGACGGTCCGACGCTCGGAAACAAAAGTTTTTGGGGTCAACTACTCGACGTTTTTGATGCCCTGCAGGGTCAGACCCAGGATGAATTTGGTAATCCTACGGATTGGTCGAAGCGTAAAAACATCCTGGGTCACGTTATGTATGGGGGTAAAAACTTCACCGAATGGGAAATGCAGGTGACCAGTTTTATCGCGTACATGAAAAATCAAAAGGTGATCAACGGGGAATTGATGAATCGGGAAACCTATATCCGTCAAAATGTACCGTTGATTCCCGGCGAGTCTATGAACGAGCTGATTGCCCGGAAAATGGAAGCAGCTAAAAAGTTCAACGAAGAAAAAGTGACTTTGCTGGATATCTTGGAAAAAGATGCCACCGGAAAACTAAATGTGAAGCCGGCGTATGCCACCGTGTTTCAGATTGGAGATGAGAAGTTTGACGAGATGGTAAACCAAATCAATGCGCTGCAGAAAAAAATCAACGGTTCCTTCCATGAAAAGGATAAATCACAGATGGAGCGTACGGCTTTTGGTACCATGATGACTTTCTTTAGAAAGTACGTGATTCCTTTTGCTGTAAACCGATATGCTACCCGGCACAATGATTGGGAAGCCATGCGGGTAGAAGAAGGGTTTTATATGACTACGTTCAGATTGCTGAAAGAAGACTTGGTGGCGGCCAATTACAATTTAGTAAAGAACTGGAACCGGTATTCGCAGGAAGAACGTCAAGCTATCAAACAAACCCTTTTGGAAGTAGGCATTGTACTGGCCATGCTGGGCGCTGCAACGCTGCTTTTTGGATATGATGACGATGATGAAGACCGGTTTAAGAAGCTGGAAGAAAAGCCTTATTTGGCGCAGGCGGCGTTGTATGTGTTATTAAAAGCCAAGTCTGAAACGGAAGGATTTATACCCTGGCCGTCTATGGGATTGAATGAAATGTGGCGAATTGTGAGTACCCCGACGCTGGTGATCAACGATGTCAAGCAATACATTTACTTAACCGATCTGACCTTGCGAAGCGGGTTTTACTACCTGGGTGGCAATAGCGACAATTTGGGGCACTTCTTTGGAGTAGAAGAAAAAGGGGTGTTTTATCAATCGGATGTAAGCGATAGCGGTTTAAAAGACAAAGATGATTTAAAGTGGTTTGCAGAAGCCGCCGGCATGATGGGTTATACGGGTAAGACCTTGCATCCGATCGATGCGATTAAAGGGTATGAGTACGCCCAGCGGATCAAGTAAGCGCCGCCCCGCAGGGTGGGGAAAAAAGTAAGCCCCGTCTATTTTACCATGAGGGTAATATAGCGGGGCTTGTTGTTTTAATCCTCGGGAAGTTTGTAGTCTGTAACAGCCATATGACTGATGATGTCGTCGGCGGTGAGCAAATTGTCGGCGTGCCATATGGTTTTTACTGTTTTTCCAGAACCCGTTTCGAGATTGGGCTTCCATGAAATATTGATATACCATCGATACGGTACTTCTGAAAATCCAAAATGGCAATGCGCTTTGTCTTTGATAACCGTAAACCAAGTGAGCAAATGTGGCTTTTCATCAACTTTATACGGAATATGCACTCGGCAACCTTTTGACTCCAATTCAGCTTTCATAGCAAGCAGGGTTTCATGATTGCGTTGAAGCCTGGCTCTATAAGACGTTAAGAATTCACTCATGGGGGTAGTTTTTAACTTGATCGATATAAGTTGCTACCAACACATCCCGGCGGTCTTGTAAATATTTTTTGAGATGTCCGTGAAAAGTATGATGCGCTGAAATGGTATATATTTCTTCTTTTTCTTCCGGTGTACCAAAAAGATGCACAATCTGTACCGCATTTTCGGTGTGATCGTTATTGGCTTCATTCATTTTGAAAATTTCATAATCAAAATCTTCAGCCGCATGTACGATGTGTTTATGCGTTTTCCAATCGTAAATATATCCTATTGGGGTATTGTGTACCGAAGGAACTACGGTAAAATACAAATCAATCACTTCGCCTTCGCTGTCTACCAAAGTATCAAAAATTACTTTTGTTCCAACTGGTTTGTGCCAATGATCTGCAAAATTTACGATTTCACCATCGCATCGGTAGTCAAAGTATTTACCGTCAGACCAAGATACATGTTGACCCTGTGAACTGCTGTAGATATCACATTCTTCAGAAGTCCGGGGTTTGTATGCAATTAAAAATGCTTGGGCTTTTTCAAAAGCTTCGTCAAATGAATCGTTGGAAGTGTCAAAAGGAGATTCTTCATAACCATTATCGACTGCAAAACCGATAGCTGCCGCTATCACGGCGCATCGATAAGCCATTTGTCTTTGTTCTTTGATTTGGGCTTTTTGAATGATTGCTTCTCTGGCTTGTTGAATTTTTGATTTAGTTGAGTCCATAATTCAGTTTTAAAAATTAGAGCTTTCTTTGAAATACAATTTTTCCAATCGTGTATTTTTGTAAATGATGGAAATTTTGGCTTGTTTGTTTAGCATAAGCGTAATTTCAATGGGTTCGTTTTGAATTTTTACATTCCAAGTAACCATCAAGGTAAGCTTATCATTTACCAAGTAATCCCATAAGTCTTCTTCCGGAGAATCTAAAGTCAGGCCTTTTAAATCAACTACAAAATCATTTTTTTTATGCTCTCCATATTTTTTGTCAAGCTCATCTAATTTTGTCGCGAAGTTTGTAATGAGATCATTCCAGTTATCATAGGGTTCTGAGTGATAGATAAAACCAAAAGCCTTTTTGTTCAATCCAAATCGGATGTAAATATTGGTTTCTTCTTGACCTAATACCAGAACGTAGCTGTTATCAACCGTTTCGCTTTTTTTGAAAGGTACAATTACTTCTGTAAATCCTTTGGCTTTGTACAAAGATTCAATAGCCGCCGGATTTTGACCTAACGGAATATAACCATACAGTTGTGCTTGGCTTGAAAATGAAAAACTGATAGTCAGGATCAGCGTGAAAAGAAAGATTTTTTTAAACATAAAATTGTTTTTTTTATAAAGGAAATTGTTTCAGATAGTTTTGTTCTTGAAATTCCAAATATGCTTCCAGTTGATCGAAATAAGGATTGGCTTCATAGTCATCAGAAACGGGTCTAAATTCATTGGTTAAATTTACAGCTAAGTCATAAAGCCCGCCGTGACCTTGTTTTTTTTCTACTTTAAAAGCCAATGTGCCAATTTGATTGCGCGATTCGGCAATGTACTGGCTAACGTCAAATAAAACTTCCAGATAATCGTACATCAAAGGATGTAAACTGATACGGTCTCCCATTTTAGGGAATGTTGTTGAGGTATCACTCATAGATTAAGTGTTTAGAGATGTGAAAATAAAAAAAAGAGCGTATTTCTACGCCCTTTTTGTCAAGTTGCAGTCAAAGCTTTTTGAAGCTCATGGGTCTGATGAATGATCCCGCTCCGGTGCTTTTGCAGCATTTCAATCAGTTTCGGACTCGCGGCTTTAAAGCGTGGAGCATACGTTTTACCACTGGCTTTATGCTTAATGCGTTCCCGATTACCGATGGCTGCATGTACATTGCCGGAACTGGCTCCTAAAAACTGAGCCGCTTTATTGATGTTTCGACAAATAGCGGCAATAGAGCCCACTTGAGCCGGATCGTAAATCACTACGACCGTGCTATCTAAACTCTTGTAGCAGGAATGATTACTCAACTGGTTCATTTGTTATACATGGGGTTAATGATGAATACATCCAATTTTTTCCAGCAGTGTTCAATGATCTCCAGGTTGTCTTCAATAGCAAAAAGTACATTGAAATACTTTTCAATATAGAGTTTGTAAAGACCCCCTTTAACCGCATAATCCGGTCGGAAATCATCATCTTGTTTCATGATCAGCATACCGACAGGAAAACCGTTATCATCCAGCCATTTTTGAGTTTCGGTTCGGTATTTTTCACTACGGGCCGTCATGTACACGATTCCGGTTTGGTTCACCGTTTTCATCCGTTGAACCAGTGTGCGCATGGGTATGATGGGTTTATCCAAGCAAATTTTGGATTCATCAAAAATGTGCCGGTGTGAAGCATCACAGATACAACCATCAATATCTACTACGATGCATTCGGGTAAATCCGGATTCTTTTTTGGATACAAATTGTTATGCTTGGGAACAGTCATATTCAATTCAATTCCCGGCGTCAAACACTCTTTACCCAATAAATCAGCGTAGTGTTCAAACGCTTTTTCCAGTTTGTCTATGGGATAATTGGGGCCATGCCGCTCCAGGCTTTTTTGAATGCAGTTTTCCAGTGTTACCCCGGTCATGGTGAGCATTTTGATATCCGCTAGATGATTGTACAAGTACACATAATTCAGTAAATGTTTGACCTTCAAATGAGTACCATCTACAATTACGTTCACTTTTTGATTCAAAAAGAACAGTATTTGATGATGCATCAGGTCTACAAGCTGACTTTCCAAGGGTTGCCGGGGCCGATCGTAGTAGCCGCCGGTTTCCCAATTAGCAATGGCTGTATGCCGCATGTCTTCCAAAGACACCCGCACCCATTGTTGAATGCTGGTGTCTATGTGTTTTTGAGCAAATTTGGTTTTACCGGATCCATCAGGGCCTACTAATATCAGTAGAGTAGGGGTAAGGGTATTTTTGAATGCCGGTATATCATAGGAATTCTTTGAACGAAGGAAATAAGAACCCGTTTTTTTGCGATGCAGTGTACGTATATCGGTTTGATCGACATTGTATTTTTTGTTTCCGTTCAAAGGAACTAACAGATCAGGTGTATCCATAAAGACAACATTTTATTCTACAAATGTAGATTTTTTAGAAATTAATTTGAGTTGAAAAGTGGCTTAATTTTGTTCACCTGCAGCGTATTGGTATTATAAAACGCGCCGCACCAATCGATCTCGGATTTAGTGCATACGTCATATACCAGTTGTGCTGCAATATTAGCCGCCCAGGTGTTTACAAACAGACTTTGCTTTAACAGTGCTTCCATAATCGAACAAGACGGAGTATGGTCTTCCGTTTCCCAGTTATTGGCTTTTTGATTGAATCGTTTAAAAGGATCCGGCGTTTCGGCAGGATATTTCAGAAAATGTCCAATCACGTTACCATTGAAATTACCGTTTCCGCAGTCTATCCATAGATAAGGTCTTGTCAGATCATTGTTCATTTGTTTGTTCTTGATCGACTTTTTAATTTGTTTTCTGGATGTAATCGTATCGGTGCAAGTAATCACGATATTAGCCATTTGAGCCGTGTAAATTTCTGTTACAGAAGCCCAGTTCAAATTGAAAAACCGATTGACCCGTTCAATCAATACTTCAGATTTGTACCGATCGATATCGCTGTGCAAAAACATTTGCCGTCCCAAATTGGCAAGACTTACCTGATCATTGTCAATTAAAGTGACGTGCAAGGACTTGTTAAACACCGCTTTCAAAGCTACATTCACTCGGGCCAGTTGAGTGACGAGTTGAGAACCTGTACCGCCGGCGCCTACTACCGCAATGGTGATAGGGTGGCCGGGATCTTTCAAATAACTGGGTATTTTCAAGGATTTTAACTCTGACATAAGCTATCAAATTTTTGTTTTACAGAAATCAGTTTTTTCGGATCAAATCGCACATTGGTATTGAGTAATTCCTGCATATACAGCGACAGGTTTCCATCGATAAGATTGTCTACATTGGCATGAGTAAACACGCTATTGAAAAACATATATTCAAAGGCTTGTATGATTTTATTGATATCCTTTAAAGGCAGAATGCTTTTCTTGAAATAGTTACTGGCCGATCCTAAACATACCCATCCGCTTTCATTTACATTAAAAAACGGGGCTTGATACAAATTGGTTTGTAATCCTTTAAATTCACGATAAGCATAGATACGCAAGTCTGTATGAGTACCTATCCATATAAGCCCGGGAATCCAACGCTCACCATCACTGATTTGGGTTTCTTTTTTGAATAACAGATTTCTTTTTTGTGGCTCTGTATGCCATATCAGTTTGAAGCTATCTGATTTTCCTTTCTGACAGTAGAGTAAATTGTCAGCGATATAACCTCCAAAAGAAGTCATCTTTTCTTCTTTATCTACGTTAGCCAGTAAGTTAGCAATCAATGTTTTGCTTGCCGGTTTGAGCTCTTTGATGCGACCTTGCCTATTTATTTTCGCTGACTCTATGTATCCCAGTCCATCTTGAGATTGATACAAGATCAATATTTGCTGTGGTGTAAATTTGGTCTGTAAATCCATTTTCTTTGAGTATTTCATTTAAAGGTTGAAAAGAAAGATTATTACCAGGAATATCGCCAAAACGAAAAGCTGTTATTGCTGATACAATAGCTAATATTGGATAACGATCTACTTTATTGGTATACAAAGTCAACTTTTCTTTATTTAAAACATCTTGGGTTTTAACTCCGGTAAATATGACAAATTCTTCGGTAAAACTGTTTTCATCAAAATAAGCGTATCTATCTAAAAAAGTTTGGCCGGAAGTTGGAAACAAAACCATGTAATCGCTAAAAGGAGAAATACCTTCACCATAACCGTCTTCCATTCGATAAAACCCTTGTTCAGACAACAAATAGTCATTGAGTGAGAATCCGTTGGCCGACAAAAATCCGACGGTTCGAATAAATTCGTACAAAGGATGTTTTTTGGCTTTTGCTGATTTCATGTAGAGATAAAAATCCAAATCACTCATCAGACGCGTGTACATTAAATCATACATTTCTCTTACTTCAGCGAGGGTATTATTGGCTTCTTCAATGCGATTTTCATAATAACACTTATCACAGTCATCTTCAATTTCAAATTCTTCAAATTGTTCTATTTCAGATTCTAAAAAATAGATTAGTCGATTGGGATGCTGGTAAAATCCCATATCTACTAACATTTTTAACAAATACCCGTTTACTTGTTGCTGTATTGGGGTATAGTAAGCTTTATTGAAGAGCGCTAAAATCTCATCTTCCAATCCGTAATTTAGTTGATAGGATACGTGAATTTTGGTAATTAAATGTGGGTTTCCGTAATTGCAATCTGACTTATTTTTACCTTCCGTGTCAATATTGAAAGTAATTAACTCATCTACACACCAATTATTTTTTTGTAAATAATTATTGATTTTTAGGTAGTTGATATCGGGTTGCGTTTTATCGAATTTCAATGATGAGCTACCCGGCATTAATGCCAGGTAGTCAATCATTGTTTTAAATTGAGTCATTTGCAATTCACTCAATACCGGTTTACCTTTGTTTAACTTTCGTTGTACCTGATATCCCCGGACTGAAGACACTTTTAAATTACAAAGCTCATGTCGGAGGGTGTCATGTACTGAGGGTCTTCTCGATTCCGAATGAGATTGTTTGCAGTTTGATCTTTTAGATCGATTCTGTCTAATAGATACTGCTGTTTTCGTTTTGACTGCCATAACACTTGTTGGTTTTTGGTTTCTTCAAAAAGTTCAGAAAGCGGCGTCAGATCATCCTTTGGTACCGATATTAGTTCTGAATTCGTATACGAGCTCATAATTGTCGTTTGTACTGCTGGAAAATGTAGCGTTGGTGAGTTCAGGATATTGCAATGCATAAAATTGCATCACTTCTTCTGCGCTCATCGCCGGATTGGGATCGGGTAGTGTAACGCTTCCATGTTTAAACACACGGACGGTTTCTTGAATTACCATAATAATTGTAGAATTAAATTGTTTTGTAGATATTAAACCACTGGATTAGAAATCATCCAGTGGGTCAGCGCCGGCGAAAGCTTCTTCTTCTTCGGTTTCATTTTCAGCTTCTTCTTCTTGATCTACATCGTTCTCATCGATGTCATTATCTGATTCCGGCTCTGGATCTTGAACAACTGAAGCCGATTCAACTTTTACTTCTTCGGTCGCACTGGCGCCTTCAGGATTCAGTATAGCGGCCACTTTTTGCTCTACGATGTCTTTGTACCCATCGATTTTCAATTCTTCGCATTTGCGCAAAGCATTCTTTTTCAAGAAGCTAACCATCATTTCATCACTGGTAGCCTTGATTTTGTCTACAATGATATCTACTTGAGCGGTCAGCTTTGGATTAAACTCAGGCGCTTTCGGTTTTTCCTTTTCGGCAACGGCTTTGTTGGAAGATTTGTCACCGCCGGATTTTCCACTGGCTTGTTTCGGAGCGGTTTTGCTTGCTTTTGTAGCCGCTTCTTTGCTTTCTTTTTCGGCTTTGGTTTCAATTACCGCTTTAGCCGCTTTAATTTGTTCCAAATTGTCTTTGAGTTCAGTGGTCAATTTGTGACCGGCTTGCAATTTGATAACCAACATATCATCCAAGTCTTCAGCGCGCCCATTAACTACCAAAGGGGGTAGATTTTCAATAGGTTTGTCTGGTGTTACCATCACAGTGATAACATCTTTTTTCTTGCTCATACGGAAATGAAGCGTTCCTTGATCGAGCACTGATTCGAGGTCTTTAAAAAAGCCCATGTTTATTGATTTAAAAAATTGAAAAAAAAGGTTTATTCCGGTCTATCCATAAAAGCTTCGGACCATTCAACGGGGGATATACCGGTCAAAATAAATTCCCGTAGATCCGCATTTAATTCAGGAAACGCCGTTTGAACGTGTTGTCTTTTTTCGGGATTGTTTTGATTAACATAGTAATCGTTGAGCCGCTTGGCGCTTACTGGTATCAGCATTACATTTTGGGCACCCGTTAATTCGCTTTTACGGGTTAGCCTGGCATAATTTTCAGAAACAGGTTCAATGATAACACTACCCATGATATTACAAATTAATGTTTTCGATAGGAATGGGTTGAATCGGTTTGACGGAATTCATTCGTTCGGTGAATTTTCCATTTACGTTGTCGTAGATAGTTTCTCCTTCACGGTTTATAAATTCCAGTGTGGGCATACCTTCGTTTTTTTCCAATGGGATTGGTACTGAAGCTTCAATAATGTATTCAATACTGCCACCCATCGCTTCAAAGATTCCGTTTTCAGGATCATCTTCAACGGTATCTTTTTCAGCAAAAACAACCATTTTATCAATGGCTTCCGATAAATTATCGGCTTCTACTAAGTAGTTTGTACGTTCCCAAGTAGTTACTTTTTGATCTTTTGTAATCAGAAATTTACTCATCTCTATGGTTTTAAAAAGTTAGGTTTTCTTCATCTGTCAGATCCGTGTCCGGCGGTCCATTTTTTTGAACGTACATGTCGAATACAGGTAAAATTTTCAGTAGGGTATCCGACATACTTCCTCTTTCGGTGGAAGTCAAAGCGTTCTTCATTGCCGCAGTAAACATTTCAGCTTTCTCCAATAAAGGCGCTTTTATCTGTCCTTTTGGATATTTTACCGTATCGCAGCGATCCGCGGAATCATCAACCGAATAAAAATTCCGGCAGCTTGCAGGTCGAACCGTATAAACTTTACATTCACCTTTGTCTTTGTCTAAAAAGACGCAACTGTTAACGGTTGGATCAAACGCAATAGCCATTTTATCTTTGACCGCATTTTGTTTCTTGAGATATTGGCGGTCAATGTAAATACCTTTTTGCCGTGCGTAAGTTAAAAGCAGATATCCTTCTTCTTCTGAGATATCTACGTTTTGTTTGCAACAAAAAGAACACCCTTTCCGGCAGATGATATCATCTTTGTGCGGGCTTCTCTTTATATCTTGAAACACCAATTGATTTAGGATCAAAAGTATTTGAAACATACTGTCCGCTTTTTCGACTAAATCCGTTTTAGATACTACATCTATTTTCATTTGATCGATAGTATCTCGGAGAACCGTTAAGAGTTCAATAACTTCTTTTTTCGCTTCTTCGTTTTTAAGCTCAACGGCATTAGTCACCAACATTTCAAGGACTTGTTTAGAACCAGGTGTCAAATGCATTGTTTCAAAACCCAAATCGATGATTTTTTGAATAAACTGTTGTTCAGTCATGACGTTAATTTTTCATTTTTAACAGATGCCTATGAACACCGGTTACTTGTGTATAAAGGTCTTTTAAAGAACCCGTGTTATCTATGTACAAATCAAATCTCAAATGATCAATAGCTGTCTCGGATTCATGCTTTTGAGCATATTGATCACCGATGTTGCGATTGACCCGAAGCGTGAAGCTATTTTTTCGCTTTTTTACCGCTTCGTATTCATTGGGAAAACGTAAATCCGAAATTATCCAATTAGGAAAATCACAATTAGCGTAATCAAAGTCATTTTCCGTATAGGATACTCTTTTTGAAGGATTCAGGGCTAAGTATTGAGCAAACAATACATTCACCCAGGCGTCTTGATGCAAGTGATTCCGAATGGCATCAGTGCCCAGCTTTTGCAAGAATTCCCGGTAGGTCATATTGCGCTTTTTTTCAAAAATTTTACCGGGAATTACGCGAAGCTCATCTGGGATATCCCATACTTCAGGTAAACTGGCTTTTTTGAATTCCTGAGATTCAAAGCAAGATTCATCCACATTGAGCATCAGGGCCGCCACTTTTTTTACACCCGCCGCAAATTTTTTGATTACGAACGGGTTTTCTAAAGTGCTATACGGGTCAATTCCCGTTTCCATTCGTTGTAAAGCATCCTGGTAGTCTTCATAACTGGGTTTTAAATTCAGATCAGGATTACTCAAATTAAAAAGATATTGTAGCATAGATGCCACGGTGTCTTTTCCGGATCCCATATATCCGGATATCGCAATAATCATAGGTTTAATTTTTGAAGTTTAGATGCATTTTACTTTCTTGAACGCCCGTTTGATTGTGGTATTTACTACCGGTTTTTTGATCGTAGCTTTCTTCAATAACGCCTTCGACCCGAGCAAATTCCAGTTGGCAGATTTTCATGTTAGGGTACACTTTAATTGGAACGGTGGCCACCAATTCAAGCACTAATGAACCGGTAAAGCCGGGGTCAATAAAACCCGCCGTAACATGCACAAATAGACCTAATCTACCCAATGAACTTTTTCCTTCTACTTTGGCCCGTATATTACCTTTTACGCCAATTTTTTCGTTGCAGGCGTAGAGATACACGTTACCGGGCTCCAGTATATACCCTTCGTCTGGAATAACGAATTCTTTACAAATATTTGGCTTCCGTGGATCCAGATGAGGTATTTTATCATCATTTTTTTGACGCATGTAAACTTTAAATGCGGGCGCCAGGGTTAGATCTACGCTGCAGGGATTGATGTGGTCCAGATTTAAACCGTCAATAATGATATTGCCGGCCATGATTTCTTTTTTGATAATGGAGTCTGATAATATCATGATTTTGATTCGGTTAGGTTTGCACCCAATTTGTTTAAAAATGTGATTTTCTTCATCTTGTACGCTTTTGGAGCGGTTCTTTGTGGAGTAGACCCAGTTGGATCTGTATAGAATACAGTCACCAAACCGTTGATGTCGGCAAATTTTTCTACATACAAAGATTTTCGGGTAACTACTTCTTTAACTTTGATATGCGCTTGTTTAGGATCATTCAACAGGACAACGCTGCTTAGATTATGTTCTTTGATCCAATCGATTACCGCTTCTCCGTGCCGCCCATTAATGATAGCATTGGTAGCTGTTTGTTGACTCAGCTTTTCAAAAGATATCCAAAAATTGAGATCATAAGAACCGCTTCGCAATGTTGAACAAACCGGATTATTGGCATTTACACCATAATGATAATCCACTAAAATCATGAGTCCGCTTGGATCGCTATAGCCATTAAGAATATCAATTTTTATTTTTCCGACTCCCGGTATTTTGCTGATGGCGGTATAAGATCCATCGTGCATGTTCAAAATTTGCAAATCGCTATAAGTTTTTAATAGCTTGGTATGTTTTTCAAAAAAAGATTTATCGTTCGTAAATTCTTCAGCTTTTTTATAAGCCGATTTGAAAAGATTACGAACTTGATCTTTGGAAGAATATGTATCCATAGTTCATTTGATTTTGTGAGTTTAACGCCAGATTTCAGTATTGTCGGATTTGGACTTTAATTTGATTAAACCTAATTGTTTCAGCTTATCAACTGTAGCTTTTTTTAGCTGAACGGGTTTGTCATAATCACTGTGTAACATATAGGATTTTTTTTCATTTTCACAGGTAATATGGATTTCGTGATCCCATAATAGTTTATCCAGTATTCGAAGCTGCTCGTTTGATAAAATAGACATATACTACGTTTGTGATTTTTTAATGAGCCTTTTAACCAAGTCTTTAAAAGAGTTTCGACTTTTTCTACCGTAGCGTCTTTTATCATCACCGATTTTTTCAAGCTTAGCTTCCAAATTGTTGAAGAGTTCAATTCCGGATTGAGCTTCTTCTTTGCTATTCCATTCTAAAGCGTCGTTTAAATCAAATTTCGAGTATTCAATAGCCGCAGCTAATAAACGCGCTTCATCTTTTGTGATGTTCATAAAATAATATTTACAACGTTTTCAGTCTTTCCAATACATCTTTCCCAGTATGTCCATCAAAAGGATATTTTGCTGATTCGACTTCGGGTATTTTGAACAAATCCCAATCTTTTGCTTCGTAATGGTTAGATATTTGCCCTGTTGGAAGCATAGCGACAACAATAAACCACCCACCACCAAAACAAAGTTCACCGTCATGGTGTTTCCAAGACTTGTGTACATCATACATAGGTTGTTCTATGCTCCCATCAGGTTGATTGGTTCTGAATTTTGCCCACTCGTTGAATAGTGCAGCATTGTACACTTTTCTAAACTCATATAATTCGTCAAAAGTGTGATACCCGTCTGAAATTTTACCTTTCAAACCACCAACGCCTAAGCTATCGACTTCTCTTTGAACATTTGCCAAAAGTGTTTCTCTTAAATATTCAAGCATATTTATATATTTTGCTCAGTTTTACAATACGGTATTCTTTTGAAGTTTAAATAACCTTTGGGTTTGTTCCAAATAAGCCCGATATAACCGGCGTAATACCCCCAACAAACACCTATACCTAAAATCAAAACTTTACCAACCGCCGCTTTAACAAAAAATAGATATGGAGTAATTGCAAAATCTTCTTTATTTGTTCGGGTATCTTGAAACCCGCCAGTAAATTCAGGGGTGTACGGTTTGCTCATTTTCTTGCTTTTAATGATTTGAATTAGTTATTCAATACCCTTCCAACGTTGCTCTATAATAGGGTTAACAATTCGGGGTTCTCGTGAATGTTGCCGATGACTTCGGCATTTTCTTCTTTGGTCTCATTTCTATAATGCTCAAGTGTTTGCTTTAATGATTTTATGGCACCCATCAAAGAAGGTAATCTCATAGCTGCCAGTCTTCCAAGGTTAGCCAGTTCTTTATCAGTCCACTTTTTGTCAAACAATTTTTGAGGTGCGCGCTCTTGCCAAAACTTAGGTATATCCGGGTAATTCCCCGGCTTGTAGAGATACAGTCCAGCAAAAGCGGGGATCTTCTCTAGCGCTACATCTTTGAGGCTATCTGGCACGGCGTATGAAAAGTATTTGAGTCTGCCAAAGTATAGCTCTATGCCTGTCTTGCCGTTATAGAATACTTCGTTTATTCGTGCATGATGCTTTTTCTTAAAGTCTGCAAGCAAATCTGACCTACTTACCTTTATTTCGTAGCAATGAGCATATCCTGAATTGGTTACGGCTAGCACATCAGCCTCAAAGCTTACCAAGCCGCTTATCTCTGTTACATTTGGCACTATGATAGTAGACCTGATTTTATAGCTTCCCATGATAGCCAGCTCTATATCTAAACAATTCACTTTCATAACTCTATTTTAGAATTAACACCAATAACTGATTTTCCAATAATACCCGTTGTTTAAAGGGAAAAGTAAATACCCTGAATAATTATCTTCACAAGCCCCGGTTTTTTGCCAAACTAAACTGTGAAACTCACCATTATCATCTTGCCTCATGTAATCAATATCTTCTCCAAAAAGTACAGAATAAGAGACATCACCTTTTATTTTGTAGAAATCGTGACTTGGATAAAAACAACTTTTATAATCTGATTTTTCAACTTGCACATAACCTTCGTGTTTCCATTCAATGCCATCAAGTTCCATTAAATCAAAGTCGTAGTTAATATGCTTTTTTACAAATTCGATAGCTTCTTCGTTTAACTTGGCGATACGCTCATATTCGATTTTCATGGTTTGGTGAAATTCAGACAAAGCTTTTTCAACTTGTTCTTTTGTGGGTGTCATAACTCTATTTTGTTTTAAACTGAGAAAAATCGAGTGTAGGGTTTGCAATTTCTATTTCACTCTCACTTAAACGCCATTTATCTCCATTTTCATTTTGACACAAAAAACTGTTTTGTAATTCATCACAGTCAATTATTTTCACAATTTCTTCTATATCAAACCCATGTGCGCTTATACAATCTGTTACAATTACTATCATTCCGATTTCAAATTTTTTCCTTTTCTCATTCACCAATTCCAGTAGCCGACTGAAAGATATTTGCTCACTCTCATACTCATTCAGCCATTGTCTTAGTTGTGTTGCTGTTATCATTCGGATAATAGTTTGTTGTTTTGCAATATTTTTTTTCTTTCCCATCCTCCATTTGGCCTTTGACATTTACTACATTTGCATTTGCCTATAACAAATCTGCCGCATCCAATAGCGTATGTATAGCCTGCATCAATTCTTTGTTGATACCAACCTTTATCTATCCAAGATTGCAATGTTGATGGCTTTACTATTCTTGTAGTACCTGAATAATTAACTAGTTGTGTTGCTGTTATCATTTGCTTTAGGTTTGATTTTTTCATTTACTTTTTTGATTATCGCCTCACCGAGATACTTTCGATATATCTCGGCTGTGGCTTGTCGGTTGGCATCCGCAGCCGCAGCAGCCCTCGCAGCCCACGAAGCAGCACTCGCAGCACTCGCAGTAGCCCACGAAGCAGCACTCGCAGCCCTCGCAGCCCAATCAGCAGCCGCAGTAGCCATCGTAGCCCCCCACGAAGCAGCACTCGCAGCAGCCATCGCCTCTTGCAATTCACGCTCTGTCGCTTTTCCTTCACCGTATGCTATGGCTGTATCTACGGCTTTTAGACTTCGTTCATCTTTCATTAGGTGTCTAACCGTGTTCGCAGCGTGTCCTGCGGCTAAGCATCTTAGTTGCATTGGCAGTTCTAATTTATCTGCCAACCACCCCATCCAGTATCCTCTCTCGCACTCTTGTACTGCTTGCTCTATGGTTTTTTCGCCCACCCATTTACGGGCTTCGGAACAGGCGTTTAATTCGGTTAGTAATTGTTGTAAATTCATTGTCCTTCTTTTTTCAGGTTAATAAATCCCTCTGTTGGGGGTTCAATCGGGTCGGGGTGGATGGAGTGTAGTTCTGCTAGAGCATAACTGTAATAAGATTGCCAAAACTTACCCCCCCCGAAAAACTCATAATTATTCCCGTTTGATTTTCATGAAATTTCGCCCAGTAATACTTTCCCTCTACCCCCTCAAACGGCTTAGGTTCGGGGAGCAGGATGAGGTCGTATTCGCTTTTTATGCCTTGTTTACAATAATACCCATTATTACCTACGGGAACAGACTTGAAATTGCCTTCTTCGGTAACGTAGAAAATCACTCCCCGCTTCTCAAAATACTTCCACTCCACAGGCTTTCCCGTTCCCCTTTGCGCCACCCTTTCAGGCTGCTTCAGTGCAATTTGAAGGTCAAAGTCAATGCACTCTTGTTGCGGTTCAATTGAGCCTAATCCTTCGTTTAGTCCTTCGTATGCCATATTATTTGTTTTTATAAACGGAAATATATATCTCTTAAAACTGCATCTATTTCAGAAGATTTTCCTTTTAAAGAGTTTAATAACAATTGAATATCTTCAAGCTCCTTTTTTGGGAGAAAAACAATTTCAGCTTTAAAAGTTATTATATCAGGGTGACGACTTTCATCTCGTTCAATAAAATTTTCACCAAGATCCTCAGACAGCTTCTTGACTAGAGAATTGATTATTTCTTTTTTTATAATTTTTTCTCTATCACCTTTATGTAAATTAAGGTGCTCAAAACTTTGAGTATTTATTTGGTATTCGGCTTTTAGTCTCATAAACTATGTTTTATAAATGTATTCTTTAAGTCTTCCTATTTCTAGGGCAACCAGTTCATGAATGGGTGTCATTTCGTTTTATTTAGTTGGTTTAAAATATGATTTCTGCATATTTCTACAACACGTTTACAGTCAACTATATCAAACATGCCTATATGACAATATTTTTCATTTATACCCATTTCTTTTGATAGCCATAAATAGGCTTTTTTACGATTGGTGACATCGGGTATATATTGAGGCCAAATACGATTAATTAATGATGTTTTGGCAATTTGGTCAAAGTAATAATGAGCTTCTTTTTTAGCTTCTCGCAGTTCTTTATTGGCCACAATTCCTAAAGCTGTATCGGTTCCTTTATGAACTCCAACGTAAGCATCACAACTTCGGCACAAATAAATCATTCCATAGCTTTTACCGTATATGCAACTACTATCCACGTATTCTGTTGGTCGGTTGCAATAATGGCATATTTTTCCACTGATGATATCGGAGTTCACAGAATTAATTTAAAATGAGAAAAAAGGGGGGGAACTAAGCCCCCCGATTTACTTTAAGCCGTTGCTGCTTTTACGGCCCACATTGCGGCTTCTTCATAAGCTGTTTGCGCCAATGATGCTAACCGACCGTCTTTTTCCTTCAATTCTTCGCAAAGGTTGATTAGTTCAGCACTTTTTTGCTTAATCTTGTCAACAACTCCATCCGAAGAAGGATTGAAAGTTGTTCTTACTCTTTGCTCGCCGATACTGTTGGCTTTAATTTTATCGCTCATAACCTTTAGGGTTTTTTAAGGTCGCCCAAACCTGGATGATTAAATTCTGGAATTATCAATGTCTTTTTCTTTTTTGTATTTCTTTTTCCATTTTCTCAGATCATATAGAATAAAACCTGATAGCAAGGCTAATGTGGTGCACAAGTAAAACACAATGATTTGAGAAGATTCAGAACCAATAAAAGGTTCAGTTATCGGAGTTTCCATTTTCGTCAATTTTGAGTTTAAGGTTTAGGTTTTAGGTACCGTATGCTTTTTGTAAAACTCTTCCAACGTAGTAATCAATTCATCGTAGAGTCCAATTGGACATTGAAATACCAATTCTTGCAGCATCATTACATCACCCAAATGAGTCAAATTGCTCACTGAATCCCGAATCAGCCGGCGATCATCGCTGGTGGCCAAAATATCCAAAACTTGTTCAACGGCTAAATTGGTTTTATGAGCCGCTTGATTGATTTTAGATTTATCAGTACCCGTAATATTGTGCAATACCGGAGTCCATTCAAGTCGGATCTGAATTGATTTAATAGTCAAAAGCAAGTAAGTAATTAACTGCGCCAGGTTGTCTTCAGTTTTAACCGAAGATGTGTACAATTCCATTTTGCTATTTGTGTTCATTGGACAAAGGATGAATTAATAAATGCCGATTTGATGACCCAGCTTTAACAGCAAATTGATTTGCTTGACAATTTGTTTGGGATGTTTTAACTGAGTACGAACGATTTCATGAATGATGAATAGAATTCGGTTTATCACCGTTTCATTGACATGAAAATCCGGATTTGGGTGATACAGCGTTGTAGAATCCCAGCGTATGTCATGATAATAATACAGTACGTCAATAAGCAAACAAATAGTCCAGTTGATTTCTGTTTCTATTGCTGATTTAGGATCTAAAAATCTTAATCCGCCAATTTGAATGATTGCTTTAAGGCTCAATTCTTCAAGCTTATACGGACCGATATTTTGTAAAAGATTTTCGGGTTTTAATCCGAGTGCGTATTCATCATAGATCCGCAAATGTTTGGCATTTGAGATTGTTTCCATAAGTTTTGTTTTAGTTGAATAAGCCGAGTTCTACTTGTTGGTAAACTTTCGATTTTTCAGGTTTGATGTTGGATAATTTCACCCCTTTTAAATCGGATATTTCTTTGTAGATATTGTTTCGATAAAATTCTAAATCCACTTGATAATCCGCCCAATTTTGGTGTTCCGGAATTTTATTTACTTCTAATTGTAGCAACTTGCCGGCATGCACTTGTAGCTTTCTTTCATCTTGAGTGTTTATTTTCACCAGCTTTTGGCCTTGACGAGACATATAATAACGTACCGTACTGGGCATTTTTTTAGGTTTATTCCGACTATCCCGCAGATCGTAGCTCCAGAGTTCCCAATCACCCGATGCCCGAACGGCGCCAATAAAATCGTAGATTTCTCGGATATCTGAGAGATAGGTTTCCACCGGAATACCGTGGATGAAATAAAAATAGACGGCTTTCGGAATACACAGAAAACTTCGGTTCTTGTGCAGAACAGAAACCACTCCTTTTTCCATTTCATACCACTCAAAGCGACCTTTACACTTAGTAGCTTGATATGCCATTAAATCGTCAATTTGCTTAAAGCGATAGTGAGGATTGCTTTTACGGACTTTTTGATACTCTTCGACAGTTTTGCACTTTTTCCAATCAAATACCGCGATATAGCTGTTTACATCCCAGATAAGCATTTCTGCATATTCATCAAATTCTAGCACCAACTGGGTTTTTTCCTGCCAGGCGGCGCATATCTGATCATAGAGTGCTTTATACTTGCGTGGAATAGCAAACTCCATACCATCCGTATTTTGCATCAAAGGAATCGCTGCCGGAATCGCTAACATTAATTCTTCAAAAAGCATCATCAAGAGTAACTGGCCGTTCAGTGTTACGCGCATCCCTAATTCGGGATCATAAAGAAAGCTGGTGGCATCGATACTCAATCCAAAAGTGGCATTCAAAATGATCTTGAGTACGTAATTGGTCGGGTCCGACTTAGGAATAGCAATTCGCTGCTCATAGAACCATTCATAAAGTTCATTGAACTCTTTTACCGGTAAATGTGCCGGTGCCCATTTATTTCGAATGATCAAATTCGGATAATAGGATTTTACATCCAACGTGGCAATAAAGTATTCATCGTTTATCCGGTAATGGCCCGGACGCGCTCCGTGTACACCACCTAATGCAAATTTGATATCAGATCCGTGAAGATTGGTTTTAAATGAATACTTTTTTTCTCGTTCTTCTTTAGTCAACTGAACCGTGTAGTCAATTACAAGATTGCTAAACCATTTGTGTACAGCTTGAAACTCGGGAGTTTTAAAAGACACATAGGGTAAAATGATGTCTTTAGCTATTACTTTATCCCGGGGAGTCCGTTTTTGTTTGAGTACCTTTTTAGATATCTTCAACTTTTCAGACAAGAAATGCAAAAATAGTTCTTTGCTGATACGGGGTTCAGAAGCATTCATCAAATTGATACCGTACTTGTGTGTCAAGCTTTGGCGCAAATGAATCTGCTCTTTACTTTTTTGCATGATAAACTTTGTACTCTCTACATCATTTATGCAGTACTCATCGACGATTTGTATGTCTTCCCAAGTATGAATTTCAGTATCGTGGTGAATTGGCATGGGTTGAAGATTTCTCCAGCCAGTCGCAAATTGTAACCATTTAAGCGACACCATTTTTTGATCCCAATGATTCATTTTCATCAAATCGATGTGTCGAATCGGAAAATCCCTGGGGCTATGTAATCGGTATTCTTTTTTCCGAGATCGTTCAATGTGTTCTGCGGCCATTTTAGCCATCACTCGGGCAATGGTATCACCATCGGGTTCATCTATTAACCTGGTTCCTTCGAGCGTTAAATCCTGGAGCATATCGCAGACAAGCTGCATATCAAACTCTTCACCATTGAAATCAACCAACCAACCGTTTTGTTGAATCAATTCTCCTAAAAAAGCAATTAGCTTCGGGTAATCATTTCTCAATCGGTGAACTATGAAAACCTTTGTTTCATCACTCGATGTAGAAATAAACCGAGCCAAAAACAAATTTTTTAGGGTTTCAAAGTCAAACACCCATTGTTTCATAGAAATAATAATTTGATGTGAAAAAAAAGGGTGATCTGGTAAATCACCCTTATAAACAGGAACACCTACCTTGCATCTGAAAGGGTAGTGTATTTTTACACCTTTTTCAAAGATGTTTTAATCTCTGCCTTTTTTGCGGCTAATTCAGCAGCGGCTTTTTCGGCTGCAGCTTTTTCATCCGCTAATTTTTTCTCATACCGGGCCTGCATGATGGCTGTGGCTTCGGTTTTAAAGTCTGAATAAGTTTCTTCGGTTACTTCTTTGAGCGTTGCAAAATCAAAATTGAAAGTGTCTGGATTCATAGGCGTGACATACTTCATCAAAAACACTTGAATTTCTGAAGCATCGATGATTTGATACTCATCGTAGTTTTCAATTTCGGCATACTCTTTACGAGTACCTCGGCTGTCTGAAATTTCGTTACCGTAACTATCCAAAACATCCCGCAGGATTAAATTGCGTTTTTTGGTTTTTCCAACCAATACAAGCTTTTTGAAAATCGGATCGTAAAAGCCCTTTACAAAAGGACAATCATTGGATACCGGAATAAGGGTAAAAGATTCAAATGTGCGCTCCCAAATGGTTTTTACTGCGTACATCTGAAAGGGTGCCGGAGCAAGAAAAGGTCCCGGGGCAGTTGAATTAGACATAAAAATGGTTTGTAAATGTGGTTTAATTCTACAAATATAGAATTGCCAAATCTACAAACCAAATTTATATCTATAAAGTTAAACTTTATATTTCGGCAGCGGGATCCGCTTTGGATACTGCATTTTTTTTCAGTACTTCTGATCCAAAAGTCAACCCCCGGTAAGTCTCCCGATCCAGATCATACACATTGCACAGTTCTCCAACCTGTCGGATGATTGCTTCATCTACGTCGAGCAAAAAAGCGTACACGCCAAAGAATTGCTCCGGATAGATAAAAGTCTCCATATAAGCATATTCTCCCGAATTTGGACCGTAGTAATACCGAATACGCTCTTTCAGGTGCGGAGATAGCTGAGAATACCGTCCGTCCAAAAACCGCCCCCAATCCCGCTCAAAGGATGTCATATCGTAGATATGCGCATGCCCGGTCTGCGTTAAAACCGTCTTTTCATACAATAGCGAGGCTTTGAGTACATGCTCTTCGTACAAAAGGAATTCGGGTGTATTGAGCTCAGGCATTCGTTTGTCCACAACCAAAATCAAGCGGCAGTCTTCGGGTTTATAGTGTCCTTCCCAGGCAATAAAGCTGCTCAAACTGCGGACGTGCATGTTGTTTACCGTACCGATCGCCGGTAGCAAAAAGCTCCGGCTCTTTTGAAAATACTTGCTGTAAGGTTTTGAAATCATAGTGTTTTCGGGAGAGGTTTGTAATCAGAGAACTACCATCTTTTCAGCAAATTCGAAGGGTAAGTCAAATTGACGTTGTTTGTAATGGTAATCCGCTCTAAAAATCACTTCTTTTTTGAAGCGATCCTCCCATTGTTTCAAAGTTTCAGAACGTACTTTGAAATTATAGGTGTTCAACAGATTATCGATCACCAGAAACGAAAAGCTGATTTCGTACCCTTTGCTCATTAGGTCTATGTGCTTGTAAGAAACAAGCAATTTGTACATAATGGCTTGTGCCCAATAGTTGTAGTTTTCCAACGATTCAACAAAATATTTCAATTCCCGGCCAATGGTTTTCACATCGGTAATATGGATGATCTTTTTGTTGTGATCGATCACATAATTATCCAAAATACCTTTGATTCCAAACGCATAGTGCTTTAATTCGTAATTGATTTCTTGCTCATAAAAGCACTCGCGCCCTTCATTTTCGCTTTGATCCAAGCCCAGCAAAGTCATATACTCCGGAATGGCTTTGATTTTATCGACTGCTTTACGGGCGTAACTGTCGATACCTTCATCGATTACGGTTTTACCCTGAGCCACCAACAAATAGTTCCAATAGGATTCATTGGCTGCACTCATCATCTTTTCCATTCTTTTGTCGTCACCGGTTTTGGCAACCACCCCGTTTTTATCGGCTTTATCGTCTTTAAGGGCTTGCCAATAGTCTAATTCGACCATTTTTTTGAGCATCAGCGCGCGGTAGCTGTACAAAGTGATCACGCCTTGATTGGTTTTACGCACTGAATCATTGTAGGCTTCATAAGCCGCATCTATTACCGCTTTGGCGTCACCGCTCGGTAAATTGGTCGGCATGACTACAAATTGCTTTCGATACTCATTTTCGGTGAGTAGTAAAGCGTGGATGGCTCTTCCGATTAACAAATACCGGTCTTCTTTGATTTCTTTGAGTTTTAATACATACTCATCGAAAAAAGTCGCCGGGTTGTACAACAGTTTGCTCAATGAACTAAACGAAAAGAAAAACTTTTTGGCAAAGAACTCTTCCGTTAAAATTCGGATTTCTTCTGGACTTAACTGTTCCCGTTTTGTAATCACTGTGGACATTGTGGTTGGTTTAAAATAGAAAAATCGCTTGGGTAGCGATTTTTATAGGTGAATAAATATTTTTAAATTCCTGGTTTCAGCATCAAATCGCGGCGGTAAAACTTACCCAAGATGTTATCGTTGTAGCTTTCGTAAAACAATACGCCGTATTTGAACTGATAATAGATTTCGAAAAAAGTGAGTTGCTTTTTGGTCAGGCAGATTTGAAGAATTTCCCTTGAAAACTGTTCTTTACCTTGCTTTTTTACGTCTTCGATCAAAGCTGCAGCACTTCCGTAATAGTTTTTCCAGTTGCTTTCTTTACATACGGTTTTGTAGGATTTCCGACGTTTATCGGTAGATAGCTCTTTTTGAGAAAGAGCCACTTTGAGATTAGAAAACAAATTTTTTTTTCCGATGTAAAATTTCCCGGTTTGTAGATTTGTAATCTTGTATACAAAACCAAAAGGTTGAACCGGCGTACCAGGTACAACGCTATCCAAAATATTTGCTAAATCATTGATTATTAGAACAGGCTTACCTTTATACATCCAAGAAAGTTGCTGACTCATGTAATACGATATTTCTACAAATCTACAATAAAATGATTTATTTGTAGATTTATATTCATCGTTTTATGAAGTTGATTCAAGAGTTCTTTACGACAAATAGAACGTTTGATTTTTTCGGTACATTCAGCCATATCTTTAATCTTAAATTGATCATTGGGTACCGGTGGTTTAAAAATGATAGGTAGTACATTCAATTCGGATCGGTATTTTTCCATGGCTTGCAGGCCGGCTGCATCCGTATCCAGTAACGTAAACACCCGATTGTTGTACCGTTGTTTTAAACCTATAATAACGGGTTCTCCCAGCAAAGTAGTTTCGCTATGTGGCGCTACGAAATCAATGCCCAGGTTTAGTTCACTCATGGCCATTCCATCTTTGAGAGAAGCCATAATCAAACAAGACTTGTTGATTTCAGGATTGAGCTGGTCATATCCTTGCAAATAATCGAATATCTTGATGAATTTTCCTTGCGATTTACCAGGGCTGTAAATTTTGTACAATTCTCCGTTTTTGGTAAAATATCCATAAATCAATCCCGCTTGTTCAGATACCGCAAAATAGTCTTCGTATTTATTTTTGTTCACCATCACATAATAACTCAGAGGTCGAACATTAAACCGATCTAAAGTAGCGGAACTGATTTTTGGTTTGGACCAAAATTGAATATCCAGGCTATTCCAAGAACGTACTTGATAGGCTGAGACTTCGTATTTACTTGAAACCGTGGCGTTTTCCGCTTTGGGTGTGATGGGTTTAACACAACCGCCGCTACTCAGATATTTTTGATAATCCTGGATGATGTATTGAATAGTTAACCCATAGGAAAACGAGTGACCGTATTGTTGTTCAAGTAAATAGCGCACAAGCTGAACATGATTGCCTTTTTTTCCGGTCGAAAAATCATTCCATCGCCATTTTTGAATATCCGTCGCAAAGAAAATAAACATGCTGGGTTCATTGTCACCGGCATTAAAAAGGCTTTTCATCCTGGCCGTTTTCCCTTCGATAAGGGGTTCATCTAATCCGCAATATTGTTCATAAACCCAAGTTTCCGGTACTTCATCTATACTTAAAATGACGTGTTGTAACTGTAGCATCTGTTGAGCATTTAGAACGGAAAAAAGAGCTCTTAGTGAGTTTTACCCCACTAAGAGCTACTTTTAAAATAATGAATATTCCGTGATTACAACAATTCAAAATCCGGCGCCGGCGTCCAGCCACCTACGGGTTCAGGGGCACTATCTTGTTGCGGATAGAGCATGTTTCCGGAAGATTGCGGAGCGGCTGCAGGCTGTGGAAACTGCGGATGCGGGGCAGTACCCACTTGACTAGCGGCTGCGGCCACAGCTTGTCTAAACGCGGGTGCCGGTGCCGCGGCTTGAGCCACACTGGCGTTGGGATCATTAGCTGCAGCAGTGCCCGCCGGAACCTTTACATACAAGTGACTTTTGTTCTTGTCTAAAGGATGGGTTGGCAAATAATCCGCAACTTTTCTTGGATTAGCGGTAACCGGCTCGAAAGCAACAGCTGATTGCTTCCAACTGGGCAGATGCAAGTAGTACACTTCATGACCATTTTGATTTACCGTTTGTGTACCACAAAGCAACCAATACAACCAGTTGTTTTGATCTTTTAGGATCACACGGTTAAATTCTCTGATCAAATCCGCGATCGTGCCTGCTTGCAATGAAATCACTTGATCTTCTTTACCCAAAGCTTTACCCAAAGTCCGGAGCGCTTTTTGAGTACTGGTAGTCACAAAGTATTCTCTACCTTCTGACACTTTATCTTCAAAAGCAAAAGCCGAGTACTTTACCCGAGAACTGCGCCCTTTGAAACGACCCAAACTTTCATTGTCTTTGTCAATAAACCATCCTTCAAAAGACGGATCGGTTTCAGGTTGACCTTCCAAAAGCAAAATCAGGTCATAGGTACCTTCTTTAAAGCTCGGTTCCAAGCTTATCTGACGAAGGTTAGCGATTACGTTTCCGGGGTGCAAGCTTTTAGGAATAAAAGACGATTCCGTTTTGATTTCATCCCAATTAGACAACTTGTTTGTTACATTCGACATACGATTGTGATTTACGATTTACGATTGATTTTTTTTGATTCTTTTTTGTTAAGAAAAATCCACTTCCGGGAAGATTTGATTCCAATAGGTTTCACCTTTCCCGAATAGATTTCCTTCGGCGTCAGCGATATCGCCGTTTTCATCGGTTTGATGCAAGTCAGCGATTTTGATGATTTTACCACCTAAATGACGCGGGCGAGCATCCAAATCCGTTTCGTCTCTTTTCTGAAAGTCAAGAAATACACCTTTGTCATTACGCACACAAATAGCAATAGCGGGAGCGTGGGCAGTGAATATGGTGGGAAGCGCCCCTTCCAAGGCAAGGTCAACGGTCGAAATTTCTTCATCGGTTTTCTTGAGTACCGATTTTTTCATTTTGATATGACCGTTGTAAATAATGAACGGAGCCGCGTTCTTTTCAATAAAGTTTTTGATGTTTTCCAATGCTGAGCGGATGTGTTTGGCTCCACCGTAATTATCCGCTTTGCGAATGTCTGCTTTGATTTTGTTGGGATCTGTGACAAAGTAATTAAACTCCGCCAGCGCTGCTCCATCGACCATGTTTTTAAAATGAGTCAATGTGTCAATTACAAATACTGGAAACTTCATTTGATTGATTAATTCCACCAGCGCTTTGTAAGTATCCGGTGAACGGTCTTGTTCAAGCTGATCATACAAAGCTTCAAATTTGCTCATATGATTTACTTTGCGCAATTCCTGCACCACTTCGTACAAAGGCGTTGGAATAAAAGCACCGGTTTTGGTAATCATGTAAGGCGCCGGCAATTTTCCGGTAGCATCCGGAATTACCCGTGTCAATGACACCACGTTGTTGGCTTTAAAATAAGCCGTTCCCCCTTCACAATCCCCTATGAGAATTTTAGGTACATTGACCATATTATCTGTTTTTCCTGTCTTGGGAAAAGAGATAATCACCATACTACGCGGCGACTTTAAAAAAGCATCCGCACTTTGAACCAAATTACCTTCATTATCCAAAGGCAATCTTCGATACACCGGCGGTTTAGCTGCCGGAGACACAGTTGTTGACATTTTTCTTTTTTTACGTGTTTTCTCTAATTAATTGATTAATCCATGATTTACCGGAGATCGGTTTGCGAAACATTATCGCCATTAGATCTCGGGCTGAAAGTGAATGCATCGGCATATCAACCATATCATATGCCTGTGCATTCTGTGGAATCTCGTTAACCTGGGGTTTCGGATCCACGGTTTTTTTAACTGGCCCTAATTCCGAAAAAGGGGTTATTTTAAGCAATTCCAACGGATCCTGTGGAGGACTGGGTGATGGAGACTTAAACTGATTCGGTAAAACAGGGGATGGTGCCGGAGAGGGGGTAGGAATCGATGCTACCGGAGCAGCATTGTTCACCAGGCCTAACTGCCAGATAATTTTCAATTCTTCAACCGGGAAAAAATACCGTTCGTTGTGTGAAGGGAGCTCGTTGATGTAATAGGGTGAATACGGAAGAAAATACAGTTTTCGGTCTTCATCCAAAGGTTCATAATTGTTCCGTAAAAATTCAATGTACAAATTTTTCCCACCGGTCAATTCACTTTTAAAAAGTCCGATAACCCGTTTTCCATTGAAATTTTGCGGTATTTTACCTAAAAGCTGATATTCGCTACCTGGGTAACCGGCCGCATGTTCTTCGATGGTACGGGCATAATATTTTTCCATCTCAAGCAAACGCTCATACCGATAGGTTTTTAAATCGACAGGGTTTAAGTTACTCATAAAAATAATTTACGGCTGATTTAAAATTTGTGACATGCTCAAAGGTTTGAAATTTCCTAAAGGCATATTTGCTGAAAAAGCTTGATTGTGCAGATTGGATGCATTTTTTTGATTCTGCGCAATTTGAGCAGCCAAGTATTTAGGATCATCTAATGGGTCGTATTCTACCATGCGCATATTGTGAAAATGAGCATCCAAAAAGAACATATCGATTGCACCGTTCCGCATTTTATTGACGTGCACGGCAATGGTGTTATTAGTCACTGGGTATTTATGCGGTCCGTATTCTTTGATAGAGTGCTTACCCGGCCGGTTTAACATCAACAGCATATCGGTATGCATCAATAAAGCGTCTGATCCGTACAAATCGGAATCCAACAAATAGTTTCCGGCACTGGCATTTTTTAATCGATCGCTGGATTCTGAATTTCGGTTTAACTGAGAAAGTACAAAGAAGATCACCGGATAACGGCGTTTCATACGGGTCAAAGCTTCACCGAGTTTATGCAAAATCAACATATTGTCAGTATCGGTACCGTTTTTCAAAAACAACAAAGCATGGTCAATGGTGACAATCATAGGCTTATTGTAAGCTTTAAAGAAATCATCTACCATTTTTTCAAAATTGGCCACCGTTTTAGGGTCTTGCGCTACGTAGATATGCTCATACGAACGGTTAATCATGTAATGTTCTGCTGCTTTGAGATCCACATCATCCAATCGAACCCCTTTGGCACTGGCCAGCTCTTGAATCGATTTACCAATTCCTGCACTGATGTCTCGTAAACCCATGGTTCGATAAATCATTTCCCATTGACAATCCAAAACCGCAAAATCCTGACCCGGATTTAACGCAAAAGCAGATCGGGTAAACTGATTGACAAATAGAGTTTTTCCGGTACCGGGTCGAGCACCTAATACGTTGATAGTATTCCACTCAACCCCATCAATACCCAAATTATTCAAAGTCGGCCAAGGTGTCAATAAAGACTTAATATGACCGTCGCGCCGCCCCATAATGTAAGCGAGCGATTCTTTATAGACATCTGAAATATGTACCCAATCTGCAACAGGAAGCATATTATTATTTTAAATATATTTTATGTACCTCACGTTCAAAAAAATAAAATAGAGAAACAATAAAATCAATTACAACCATTTCCCAAATTTTGAGTTTTCCGCCTAAAAGCATATTGATTATCGTAAAAGCCGCGACGGAAAATATAATCGAGTTCAATAATATAAGAACCGCTCGTTTTAAATAATTCATTCTTGGTCAATTAAAGATGTGTAATCGGGTTCAGTGGCCAGCCAATACTTGAATTCAGCTACTTGGATTTCAGGTTTAAACTGATGTCCTAATTTTTCTTTGGCGTACTTGTGATAAGCTTCCCGAATTTTGGTCTTTTTAAATCCGTATTCGTCACTCATTAAAGTCACCAAATCTTCAGGGATTTCTAAGATGATGTTCATGAAAAAAATGGACTTTGGGTGTTTTTTAAAATAGTAGTCAGCGTTAAAGTGTGAACGGCTTGAATTTTTGCGTCTTCGTACCCATTATGAATCGGTTTGGGTACATAGATTTCAGAATCGAACAAACTCGTCAGTGTTCGGTAACACATTTCGTTTCTAAATTCCCATGGAAGCGGTTGATCCGGCTGATATTTATCGTAGTACGATTTCAATAAGCGTAAATCGAAACTGGGTGATTTAGCCCATAAATAAGTTGATTCCATCGGGTGCATATTTAAAAATGCCCGAAATTCCGATAGCTGCAAATTATTCACATTGGATATATGCAGGGATTCAAGATATTCTTCTTTGAGCTTTTTGGCATCTTTACCAATCCACCAAGCTAAGGTATCCAAACCCATAGTAAAACCATCTTTAAGGCTTTCCCGAACATTGAGTTTTCGATTAAAATTCGCTATCGGGTCCAGTTTGTTTTCTTTGATAGAAAATCCAACTGCCCCAATTTCAGTAATAATGGCTCCAGGTTTGTTGTCCAAAGTTTCAATGTCTACCATGATATGGTGACCTTCCAAAAGTTTTTTACTTAGCATGATTGGTGTTGATTTAAAAGAATTTGTTGAACGTTTTCAGGTAATTCGTGTGGATACTGACCGTCTAAGATTCGTTGATACATATCGGCCAGCGGACTAATAATGGATTTACTGTCTTTGTCGTGTCGTAGTATAAAATACTGCGAACAATGACTAAAAGCAAAATCTTCCTGCGTTTTGATTTCCAGATACCAGGCTGTAGCCAGTAAAATGATATCCCATTCTACCATAGAGGTAAACATGGTAAAAAAGCTTTGAAAGGTTTTTTTGAGAATCAGCGCCGGCTGCCGAGCATATTTACCACTGTCCAATAATTTTGCAGGCCACATCATCCGATAATATTCAATTAAAGCATCTGGAATTTCAATATCCGAAGGTTTCTTAGCTTTTGGCTTTTTGACTTTAATAGGCGGTGCCGGGAAGAGCTGACTTAACGCCAACTCCCCCTGTTCCGTAATGGAAGCACCTTGCATCAGACCCTTGTTTACCAAGGCGGCATACTCTTTATTAATGTCAATATCTAAGGGTTGAACTCTTTCTTTATAACACAACATCAGATAAATCTGGTTGGGTGTTAATTTGAAGGGTTTCGCACTTAGCAGAAATTTCTTTAGCATACAGGATTTCCAACTCTGTTAAGATTCTTTCGTAGATATTTTGGATAATAGGCTCTTCTTGGATCCAATCAGACCCAATCTGTAAATTGTGAATAACGGTACTGTGATCCCGGGGTTTCCGAAAGGAATTACCCAATTCTTTGAGTGAAGTAACCGAACTGTACGTATGCGCAATCATAGCAAAACAATAGCGATAGTACAGGTATTCTCTTTCCCGATTGTAAGCCGTGACCATAATAGGGTTCAATCCATCTTGTGCAGCAATTTTTTCAACGATATCTCGAACTTGTTTGACCGGAAAGTGTTTTCTCGGTAATTCGGTCATTTTGTACCAAACTTCAGGGGCAATTCCGACTTTTTCAAAGAAAGCTTTTTTAAATTCACGGATCATTTTATCCGCCATGATGCGCTGATATTCACGGACTTCAGCCAGTTCAATATTGGTCAATTTGTCGGGATCCGTTTTGAGTTTTTTAAACGAAAGCTCGTATTTAGGAATTCGTTCTTCTCGAGCCATTTTTACTTGATCCTGATAGTTTTGTCGTTGGTACCCTCTTCCGGGTACAAAAACCCGTTTTTTTCGTGTTCGGTGTAAGGTCATGGGGCATATTTTACTGATTGATAGATTAATTTTGTATATTTTATTAAGTCTACAAATGTAACGGGTTATATTTGTAGAATTATTTTTTTCACTTATTTTTTTTTGTCCAATACCTAATTCTATGAGCGTGAATAACTTAACTGGATTTAAAGCTTGGTTGACTCCGGTTATCGGAAGTGTACTGTGGTTTTTTATTTGGAGAGATTTATCAGAGCTACGCAGCGATGTAAAAATTCTCTTAGAAAACAAAACCGAATCCAGTGGAGAGATTAAAATACTCAAAGAAGATATGCAGCGGGTAAAGGACCGATTGTGGTACAATCCTTCTTCACAAACCCCAGTTTCACAGACGGCTTTTATCAATACACCCGATAATGCGCGTCAAAAAGGGCCTATGTATCCAAAATGTCGCAAAGGCTATGCGGCATTCATCCATAAAGAAGATGAAGATTAATCCTTATAAATCAATCAACTATGAAAACCATTCAATTATTTAAGTCTACTTTGAAAACCACTATTCCCAATCTGATGATTGGGCTTTCACTTTTAATGTTTGCTCTATGGGTACTGGCATCCGGGTGTCAAACGGCTGTAAAAAAAGTTTTGCGGGATCCTGAAAAGTTCAATCAAGTCGCAGATGAAGTGTTTCGTAGGGGTTTATGCGTCAATGATACGATCGTAACCTACGATACTTCTGGCTACCGAGTGGTTTTTGACACGATTTATACAATTTCTGATACAGGTAGGATTTCTTTAGAAGGGTTTATTCCAATGATTAACACGGATTCAAGAGATTTTATGAAGCCTGGGGAATTACTTTACAAGCCGGCGGCTACTCCAAAACCGGTTATTCGAACCGTTTATCGAGATCGTGATATTATTAAAACACTGACAGTCAAAGACCAAAAAGAACTGGAAACCGCTAAAAAAGACCATGCTAAAGAAATATCCGTGTTAGAAAAGCGAAAAAATGCCGAGATCAACGCTTTAACGGCAGAACTCAAGCATGTGCGCGGGGTACTCCGAAAGACATCGCTGGTATTATATCCTTTGCTGATACTTATATTGATTTGGGGCGGTATTCGGCTTTATCGATTTATTGCTAAGCTGAGCATTCCGGTACCTTTCATTTAATACATATCCTTATGAAAGCCAGTGAAAAAGGGTTAAATCTAATCAAAGAGTTCGAAGCTTTTCGATCTAAAGCCTATTTGTGCCCAGCAGGCGTACCCACCATTGGATATGGTAGCACTTTATGGCCAGACGGTAAAAAAGTACGTTTGGGGGAAACAATCACCCTGGATGGAGCTTTAAAGCTACTGAGTATAGAAGCCACGTTCAAAGGTGCTGAAATTCTAAAATACCTGCATCCTACTCAAATCAATCAGAATCAGTTTGATGCTCTGGTTTCATTTGTATTTAATGTAGGGGTGAAGAATTTTCAAATTTCAAACTTGGCTCAAAAAGTCAAGAAGAATCCGAACAATCCGCTTATTCGGAATGAATTCATGCGCTGGAATAAACATCGGGATCCTAAAACCCGCCAACGTATAGTAAGTCGGGGGTTAACTCGCCGGCGAGGGCGAGAAGCCGATTTATACTTCAGTTGAAAATAAAAATCCCCGGTGTAAAAGCCGGGGATTTTCGTTAAATCACATACCCATTTTTATCAATGTTTCGAATACGGTTTCCATCGAACACACAAATTTGACCTCGGGATTGATACTCTTCAACGTTTTTAAAATCGCTGAAATCAGATCCCGGTAATCCGATAAAATAAGCGTGTGGTGAATAGTAGCATAAATCACTTTCGGCATCGGTAATCACGATACTATTACGCTTGGTTCGCAAAATATTGCGCAATACGTCATCCATATTAGTACCATAATTTCCGTCACTGACACTGATTACATTGATCAAATTGAGCTTAACCTCTCTTACATCATCACCAAAAACGAATAGTTCTTGAATCAACTCACGTTTAAACAATTTGAATAGCAGGGTTTTGGCAAACATGATCCGCGACATACCAATCGAATGTATTTCATGCCCCATCGATCCTGAAATATCAATGTAGACATCAATTTTACCTCTTTTGAACTGTTCACGATTTTGGATATCTTCTATGAAGCCGGCGCGAAGTACGGGATGTAGATAATGCAAATTTTGGGTATTGTGCAATCGACCTTTTTCAATGAAACCTTCGTAAACCGGTTTACTTAGAGACGAAAAGTAATTCAAAGACTTGTTGAGCAAGTTTTTGATCAAATTAACGACTTGTTTATCGTTCATTTGTATCTCTGAAAGCTGATTTACCAATTCTTTTATGTGATTTGGGTCATAGGTTTTCAATTCTTGTGCGGCAGAACGAACAGTATTTGAACCTATATTTTTAAAGGATTCATCCAAATCCGATTTATCATGCATCTTAGATATGTTCTTAAATTCTTCTTTAAGATCATTATCCAGTTTTTCAAACAAAGGCTTTACAATCGGATTATTTATAAACTCATCCAAAGATTTTGAAAACGGATCAATTAAATCGTTACCCAAACCCTGGCCCGATTGTTCAGCTTGATTATCAGCGGGTGAATCTCCCATTTCATGAGGATTTGTATCGGCATCTTCACTGTCACCTTCTTGATCGCCGTCTCCGGTTTGTGTAGAATCACCTGAATCACCAGAATCACCTGAATCATCATCAGACCCATCATCAGAAGCATTATCAGATTCCTCATCGTAGTCATCATTGACGTCTTCATCGGAGTTTCCGTCAGCATCGGTATCTGAACTATCGTTACTTTGATCGTTTTGATCTGAATCGTTTTGACCAGGTAAATCCATTTCAATCGGGTCTTCACCATCACCGTCCGATTCATCGAAATCATCAAAATCCATTTGCATTTCGCTTTCAGAATCCCGGCTTTCGTCTCCATCTTCGCCCGGTTGATCAGATTCACCGTTTTCATCGGATGGATTTGAAGAATCTGAAGTATCTGCAGGCATCTGATTATCCAAACCGTCTTGTGAGTCATTTGAATTCGATTGATGATCGCCGGAATCATCATTTTTTGACGTTTCCTCAGAATCATTGTCCGATGAATCATCGGATTGAGGTTTGGGTTGTTTAGGATTAGACTCTTGCGCTTTTTTTTGTTTTTCTAGTTTCCGAATTTCTTTTTTTGCTTTGTCTTTTGCCTTTTCTACACTTTCATCCGATATATTCTTGTTTTCTTTGATTTTTTTCAATAATTCTTTGATTTCTTCAGCTAAGTCTTGATTAGATTGACTTATAGACTCATCCAATTGAATCAAGGATATAAAAAACTTCAGATAAGTAGTTTTTACTGAAAAAAGTGAGAACAAGCTATTCGAATGGGTCATGATTTTCAAACTGGGCTCATTCATTTTCTGAAGAAAACTAAAAGCTGCTTGATTGGTTGGACATCGATTGGCAAAATGCATATTGGAAAGCTTGTTGTAAAACATATTCCACATATCATAGTGAAATGAGTTTTGAAAGCTTTTTTCGTATAAAACTCCAATTTGATTCACTTTTTTTTTTATTCTCGCACTGTTTTCTTGGGGAAAAATTTTTGTTAAATCATTAAGCAACAAACCTTCGTAATTGCGAAAATAACTGTCTAACCCTTTTTGAATACTTTTTCGCACCATTATGCCGGGAGCAGGTCTAACCAACTGTGGATTTAGATCCGCTTTCATTCGAATGCGACTCATGAAATCAAATGTTTTGACTTGATGAATCGGTTCGTTTTCAATCAAACTTTGATTGTTAAGTTTGGATTTAATTAATGCCGTTGTTGTCATTTTACAATAGTTGAAAAAAGAGCCGATTGAACTCAATCGGCTCTTTTATGTGATTGATTATTAAACCGTAAACTGATCCGGTACATGGTTTACACCAACTTGTAGCTTACTGGCCATTTCATCGGCAATTTTGCTGACATACAGAGCAATCTCATCTACTTCTTCTTCTGTGATGCTGTTGCTAAACTTCAACTTTTGAATTTCATCACCGATTTTAGTAAATTCAAGATTTAGCTCTTCCTGGGTTTTGAACGTATAGATCATTTCAGCCATTTGCATCAGCTTCTTCATAGAAGCGCTGTACAAATCATCCACAATTTGAGTGGCGGCTTCTTTATTGATCATGATCTCGGTCGTTTTTACCACGGCATCTCGCATGGAACAAGACCAAATTTTGGCGATATTCCGTATCAAAGTAGGGGTATAGGTAAGCGTTCGATCCGAGCAATGATCATATCCGACCTTCAAAAAAGCTTTCAAGTGATCTTTTTGCAATTTTTGATTCACTTCGGTTTTATTGGGTACACCTAAAATAAAGTGATTTCGATTGCTGCGATCACCGTTCAGCAGGTATTTTTCCATGACATCTTCGTTCAGGCGCTCTACATTGTATTTGAGCACAAATCGATCCCAAAACGGATTTTTGCCATCCGATTCATCCGCCGGAATTTCATTGACTGCCGCGACAAAGAGTTTCCATTTACAAGGTATTTTGTCTTTACCGTTGAAAAGAAAACGTTCGTTCATAACGCCCAGCAGCGCATTTCTGATTTCACTGCTACCTTTATCGATCTCATTGATCACAATTACTTCGGCTTCTGTGATAGGAGCCAAATGTTGAAACTTGTTTTCGGTCAGCAATTTTTCCAAATCGATCGTACCTTTTACGGCACTTTGATTGGTACCTTCATCAGTTTCCAGAATAAACACGGATTTATTAAACCCCCGCATGGCATTTTCTATGGCCGGCCGGTCAACCGGATTGATGCCGCGTAAAGCATAAGATTTAGCGTAATCCAAAATGGCCCGGGTTTTAGCGGTTCCCGGATCACCAATTAGTAACAAAGGTAAAGAACAGGCTTCAGCTAAAGCCAACATGCGAAATACTTCTTCTTTACCAACCAGGTTCGAGTGTATGCTACGCATATCCTGAACGGGTTCTGAAGTCAAAATAGTGGGTTTTGGTGCGATTGTTTCTTGCATTTTTCTTTTTTTATGAACGTTTACAGTAATTCAAATCCTTCGATTTCACCCTGATCGGTATCGTCTTGGGAAGGTGTGCCCGCAATAGGCGGAAGGAAACCGGAATTTTCATTTGAATTTTCAGGCGATAGATCAGTTTCCAAATTCGCTTGTTTAGCTTCGATATCCGGCAGTTGTTCGGTATGGGCACTGAGATCCACCTCATCCAAAGCTTTAGCGCTACGTTTAGTGCCTTGTGTAACAATGGTCGGTTTATCGATTTCTGTGGGTTTGATTTCTTCCAATCCATTAGAAGGGGTATCATCCACCAACAAAAATTTGACTTCCGCGGGTTTCAGGTCTTTAAGCAAGGGATGACTAAAGAAGATTTTGGCTTCTTTATCGGTCATTCCGTACTTTTTCTGGATGCTGCCAAAGCCGACATCATCTTGTTGAAATTTTACCATGCCGGCTTCTAAGTCCGATACGATCTGACTGAGGGTAATTTTAATTTGAGCCATGATTGTTTCTTTGGTTTTGAACGTGTGATTAAATAGCAGGAGCTGAAGCTGGTTGATAGAAGCTGATCGCGCTGAAGGGGTCTTTGCTGATGAGCTGTTCGTTGATTCGGGTAAATAATCGGTCCGGGTTCCAGCCACTATTTGCATAAGTTGCTCCAACGAGTGGGTGTGTTCGAGTAAAGACGGTGTGCTTGGTTTCATCGATGTACACAGTTAATGTTTGCGCTTTAGCCCCCAGGAAAACGAAAATCAATCCGTCTTTCCGGCTTGAAAGCTCATGTAATAAATAGGCGATAAAAGGCTGCCAGATTTCGGCATGGGTGTGGTGTTTACCGATTTCTACCGTCAATGGATAATTTAACAGTAACACGCCTTGTTTTGCCAAATAAGTCAAATCTTGAGCATACTTAAACTCTTCTTCCGGAATGATTTCGCCCAAAGCGTCTGTACGAACGCCCATCATAAATTGCTGCAGGGCCAAATGAGGTTCATTTTCAGGAAAATTGCTGCAGCTAAAAAGCATACCGTCCGACTGATTGGGTAAATTATAGGGGTCGTTTCCAACAATTACCACCTTGAGTTGGTCGATCGGACAGTTTTCAAAAGCTGCAAAAGTGGTTTTTAAAGGCGGCGTAAACCGTTTTCCACTCACAGACAAAGACTGCAGAGATTTCAAAATTTGAACCATTTCATCACTGAAAAGGAACGTTTTCAAGAAATCCCGCCATCCGGAAGCCGTTAGTTTATCAGCTAATTTGGCAGCTATGTCTTTAAAATACTGCGGATTGGTGCTAGGCGCGGCGGGCGCTACGGGAGTTTGTGTCTTCATTTTTTATTTATATTTGTAGAATTAACAAAACGATTAATATGTCTACTGTACAAGTGATTAAACCGGAAACCATCTTATCTGTAGAGATTTCTGGCTATATGTTGCAAAAACTGCAAGGGAACTTATTGAGCTTCTATAATGCTTTACCTGCTGAAAAACAAAAGGCTCTTCAAGAGATTCTTTCAGATGAAAAACGCATTTTAGAAGACCAAGATGAAACGCTGGATATAGCGGTCAATTTGATGGCCATCATTACGGCAGCCGAAGAATATGCTCGTGAAAAAGGATTAATTGTAGAAGAAGAATTTATCATTCCTGACCCAGAATTGGAAAACTCCGATTTGAAACAAAATCCATCCACTGTTGAACAATCGTAATCATCATTGAAATTTGTTCTTTTGAACAGTTTTTAAACGATACTAATTCTTCATCACCGGTTTGATTGATTTCAATTAACCCGGTCCTTTTTTTCAACTCTTCTTTGATATCTTCTACTGAATTACCGGTTTCCATTGATAACTCACGGATGCTTTTGTACAACTTGTTAATGTGAGCCCTGGAAACATTTGAACCGGTAGATAATTGCATATTTACTTCAACTTGATCCCCCAGCGATAAAGCCTTTTTGAACGCATCATAAAGGACTTTATCTTTGGGGGTTTCAGGCACCATTCCGATATCCGTCTTCTTCATTTTGAATGTAACTTTTGACATCGTGTGGTTTTAAAGTTGAACTTCAGTCTGCTGCAGCGCAGGATTGGTAATAAAGCCTTGACCGTACACGTATTGTTCACCCGTTGCACACGGTATAGCGTGGCTAACAGGCAATCCATAACAATCGGTGATGCGGTTGGTTTTAGGATAAAAATGATAGATCTTTTCAGAATTGAAATCTTTGAAAGCGTTTTCACACCAGATTTCATCGATCGTATTATCATAACAAAACACATGCAGCAAAGAAGTAAAAGCTGGATCCATTCGCAAAAACCGACCTAAGCGCTGTGAACTTTGCCTTTCATTGGAATACGCATGCAAAACGATGCCTTCTCGAAGGTTTTTAAAATTCATCCCTTCTTTGAGCTGGGCAATACTGACTAGGATGCGGTTGTTACCATCTTCAAAGCTTTTCAGATTGCTTTTTTGATCTTGCGCCGTCATACCTGAATGGTAAATAGCGCTGCCGGCATATTCAGCCAAATGATTAGCTTGATCTTTGGTATTAACAAACACCAAAGTTTTGTCCTTCATGTTACGCAACACAAATTTGGCATAGTTTAATTTGGATTCATATCCCAGTAGTGCACTCAATCGATAGATTCGCAAATTTTCCAGTTGCTTTTCCTTTTCATTACTGAAAATCAGCAATTTTTTAGCTGACTCTCTTTTTTCCAATTCTAGCTCGTTGATCTTGTTAGTAAAATACTCGTAGTTCTGCTTTTCTGAAATATTGAACGTTTGGCTGTTTTGCCCACGAATGGCGATATAAGGCCGTGTACCCAAGGGAATGTGATGGATCAAGATGCGATAATCGTTTAAAACATCTTTTTGAATCGCATTATCGGTTTTGTATTCATACATCACCGGCGCATAGGTGTTCACCATATACCCTTTGTCGCTGGTTTTGTAACGCGGCGCCGAACCGGTCAGTCCTAAAATCGGACCGCCGTATTGAGCCAAAATGAAATCATGACTATCTTTTACCAACGAATGAATTTCATCCAAATAAAGCTTTTTGTAATCGCTTAGTTTGGTTTTGGATAAAGAGCGATAAGTCACAAAATCAATGGCTTTCAATAGATATTCATAGCCGTGTTCCAGCGCATCGGTTTTCCAGGTATCGATAATAGCAATTTTAGGAATCACCACCAAAAATCGACTGTCGGAGTTGTAATTCCGAGCCATGTCTTTAATTCCCAACAAGGTTTTTCCGCCACCCATCGTGATCGCAGCGGTGCATCGGTAATTTTGAGCAATAACAGCTAAGGCTTCTTCTTGAATCTTGGTTTTAATAGCAGCAGTTAAATGGCTCATGTTTAATTGTAGTTAAATGAATTAACGTTTTCGATGATATTTCGCAGAGAATTATCTCGATTCTCAAATTTGTTTTTAACGGCCATCCGACGGTACAATTCTTTTTGGGTACGACTACCGTATTCGCTATTGAATAAAGCTTTCAAAGCTTGGTACTGTTTGTCAATTTGATTGTATCGGCCCTGCAGATTTTTTAATTGAGAATGGGTCTTTGATAACTCCAATTTTTTGTGATTGAGTTCAGTTTCATAGCTTTCCAACTGATTCACCAATACATGATTGCGGGCATCTAATTTGATGTTTTCAGTCATCAAATTTTCAATCTGAGCTTCTTTTTCGACACAAATAGATCGAAAATATTCACTGAGTTCAATGTAATACTTTAGGTTTTCCACATAGCTCACTGAAACCAACTGACGATTATAAATCGTAAAGTGATTCAGCGTGATCCATTCGATCAACTTACAAAAAAGGTGACTGATTTTCTTTTTCATTTTCATTGTTTGAGTTAATAGATAACCGAGAAGCAGACAATTCGAGAATAGTGGCTTCTTTGGGATGTTCTTCGATCCAATCGTGACAGCTTCGGCAGACTGGTTTCCAGGTGTTTGTAGCCAGTAAGTATATTCCTCTACCGCGGGCGTGATGAACGTCCGTAGCCTGGTAGGTACAAACTGGTAATTGGGCACAACAGATTTGGTTTTCATCTTTTGAAAAAAAATCGGTTCTGAGTTCTAAATAAAGTTTGTCTTCCTCGATTTTTTTGACTCCTTTGGGGGCAATCGATTTAACCGGATTTTTTTTCAACCAGCAAGGCTGACAATACTTTTCACGACCTTTGGATTTCCAAATTCTGCGAGGCTTTTGACAGCCATCGCAGAATTTTAGTTTGACCCCTACAGTAGTACTCACGCTTTAAAAGTTTACTTTGTCAATATCGATATCGGATTCTTTAGGATCATTTTTAGGCGTCGGCTCTTTTCTTTTGGATTTGCCGCCACCCACCGGCGTAAGCACGGGTTTAATGGGCGCACCGTTGTTTGAGTCATAACCGTTGTAATTTCCGTCATTGTTGTATCCGTTTTTTCGATTTTGGACGCAGATTTCACACTGGCATTTACCTACATGGGCCAGTTCTGGTTCGGCTTCTGCAATCAACTCACCATAAGGTCCGAGGATTTCCAAAATCTCACCCGTGATATTGATTTCTTCTACCAAGTCCTGCTTCTTTTTTTCGATCAAATTGCGGGAACCGCTCAAACTGATTTCAATTGAATCCAAATTGATTTTATCCAGTTTGACTTTCAATCGATCAGAAGCTATTTTCATCTCTGAAACCGTGTTGAGCAAAAACATCAGGTGTTTATTGGATAAGCCACCGAAAGGTTTTTGGTTTTCTGATTTTTGTGTATCCATATTACTGTAGTTTACCGCCGGCAATAGCGGGATGATGAAGGAAAAGTTTGTTTTTGGTGAATATGCGCACCAGCATTTTTTCAGTGATACCCAGTTGTCGGTAATTGAACCGGGAAGCCGCTAAATCGCTGGCATGCATACGATCGGTGATCGTGATTAAAGGTGAGTCTTCTTTTACTGTGTGATAAGCCAAAAACATCAAATAAGCATCAACCCATTTGATTAAATGGCTACGCTTTAAATTTTGCAGAATTTCCCGGGCTTTGATGTAGCGTACTTTGATTTCGTACTGCATCATTAAAGGGAGTGAATTGAAAAACTGCAGATCATAAGCGTGCATACCGTAAAGCAGCGCTTTCATTACCGGCGGATGGCTGTTTTTAAGATCTCGTACCGGAGGTAAAAGATTTTCATCCATGGGCCGTGAATGCAAGTAACACAACTGTTGATCACTGTTTTCCCCATAAAAAGTAGTAAACCGGGATGTCACATGGACACAAGCCAGGGTTTTTTGTTTTTGGGGTTTACTAGCTACAGAGCGAAGGGATTTCTTCGCTGGTGCGAGTGTTTGTGGGCTCATTTTTGTTAAATTGAGGGTGTAAAAATAAAGGAATATGTAGATTTATTTGTCAATTTACAGATTTATTTGTAGAATAAAGACAACAAAAAGCCGCTTGGTGTAAGCGGCCTGTAAATGACAAAGGGATTATTCGCAATCTCCGGTATTCAGTTCTTCAAACTGATCATCTTCACTGGGAGATTCCTGAGAAAAGTCGTCGGCTGGTATTTCGTCTATATCTTCGAAAGAGGGGAGTTGTTTTTTGATTTCAGCCGGTATCTGAGAACGAACCGAAGTGAGAGAAGAGCTGGCAAAAGGGTCGTTGATGTGGTCGCCGGCGTTGATGCTCATCAAATATTGATAATCTAAATCTTCCATATCTAAGTAAATGGAAATTGGAATATCAATACAGTTTCCATTGGGTAAACTGACTATGGCCATAAAGGGTAAGGATATTGAATAACATAATGGATTACTATCCAAAGTTATTTATTCTACAAATTAAAGATCAAACTTTACTCTTAATATGGTTATAAGTCAGCTACATATGGCTAAACGGTTGAAAAAGCTTCCGGTTTAGAACTTTTTAGATGTTCAAATACCTGTTTCCAGTACATTTTTCGTTCGGCGGCCAGGTCCAAATTCAATTTTTCTTTCAATTCTGCGATCTCCCGGCGCAGTTGTTGATTTTCGGAAGTCAAACGAATCATATGGTTGTGAATGATTTGTTCTTGACTTAAAGGTGGAACCAAAGTCATGTGTTTAAGGTTTGATAAGGTTTAATAAAAAACCCGGAACAAAACGCAGCAAAGCGCTTTATTTCCGGGCGGTATAAGAAAGGTAAGCAGAGGATATTTAATAATCGATCACAATGCGATTTTGGTCGATGTTGATGGCTTTAGCCCCGCGGATCCGAATGCTACAGTTTCCGATTTGAAATTCACTGACATCTTTTAAAGGCGAAATCACCGGTTTACTGACAGGCGCAGGCTCAGGGGTTACCGTTTTGTCTTGAATGAGTTCAAAAATACGAGAACCGGCTGATTTTTTGAATGGAGCGCCTCGGTGAACCTGGGGCAATCGCAATCCATCTTTTTTCCATAACCCCTTGTAATAATGAACCGTAGATACCGCGATTCCCATTCGGTCCGCGATTTCTTGAGGGGTTATAGATTGTTCAACCAGCTTTCTGATTTGACCCAATTCTTCAGGATTAAGTCGTTTCATGTTAGTTCATTTGAAGTCTTAAAATAGCAATTCTACATAAATATAGTGTAATTCTATAACAAACGTGTTAATTTGTCGTTTTGTTTAGAAATACATGCTGGATTTGAAGATATTTTTTAAGTCTTCCATACAGTTCATCCGTTGGTTTTTGGGTAAAATACTCGTTTCCGTAGATCATTTCTTCTTTGCTTTCTTCCCAACGTTTAAGGGTTCGCATGTGTTTCCAGGTATCATCGAGTTCATGAATTTGCGGGTATTTGCCCACCGGCTCAAAATACTGAAACAGCAAGGTTTTATGGTTACGCCCGATATCAATGATAATATTTTTTTTCGGATCCGTGGCGTGAATCAAATGCAGCCAGGCATGGTTGTATTCTACGTATCTACCTTTTTGTTGGTCTTCAAATTCACCATGAAAAATGCGGGTTTCTTTGTATCCGGATTGATTTCCGGGAAACAATATGATTTCATCGATCAGTAAAGCTGTGAGAAAAGCCGTTTGCCGGCAGCAATTTCGTTGCCATTCGTTAAAATGAACCGGATTGTAATGGTGAAACATTTCAGTGATAGAAGGTTTCACGACATAAAAAAGCAAGGTTTTTAATTTTTCAAATTGTTCAGTAGTCATAAAAAAGGTTTAAAATAAAAACCCCGGACCAGGAATAGTCCGGGGGAACAACACCATTAAAAAACTCCGTGGAGCCGGGGGGAGTCGAACCCCCGTCTTGATAAGAATCCCCATTAGCATACTCTTACGTGCGTAGTACTGAAGTGTCCACCGCGCTACCTTCCGGCTTTGCTTTGTCTGTATTCTTCTGCACCGTAGTTAGGGCTGCTGGTTAAAGCAACCTCCACCACCAACTTTTGAGAAAAGCTGGAAAACGAATCGGAGTTAGCCTATCCGATAACCAGATTGTATGCCGAATCTCACGGCGCAACTTCGGTACTATTAGTTTGGCGTACGCCACTCTCCCTACCAATCTGTATATAGTTTTGCGACTTTCTGTTCCACCACTGTCGCCGCGGGATCGCAAATTAAGCTGCTACAGCTTCATTCTGGAAGATGCTTGCCAAGATGGCTTCACCTTCAGCGATGCGGGAAATCTTTGATTTGCCGTTTATAGAATTCCATGGATTGCAGGCACATGGCGCCCTTACACGATGCTAACGTTGATCACGAATCAATCAAATTCCAAAGTCGGCCCCGTTTAAATCCGGATTAATTCAATCCGGATTCTAATTGAAATGCGTCCATACGACCCAATATGAAACAAAAGCATTCCAGCGTCATTTCACGCACATGGGAAGTATGGTATTCAGCATATTGTGGATTGACTTGAACCAAGAAATATACATTGGCCAAGTCTATCATTTCTTGATACTGCGTAAGACTCATTACCATTTCTAAACAACCAATTCCATAGTACAAATACTTCAAATTGTGAGCAGATTGATACTTTGGATTGGATTCAAATTCACGCATAATCGCCTCGATATCAGGTTTGATAATCTCGGTTGGATTGGACCCAATGGGTACAGATTTTGGATTCAGAAAATTGGATTCAAAAAAATGAACAAAAAGCGTTCGGTAAATTTCTACTTGTAAGTCTTCTTTTGAAAAATGGCATACTTCTTGCAATTTTTCTTCAATCGGTTGAGTCATAAGGTTAATTAACTATCGGTTTATAATTGGGGTTTATTTATTAGGACAAGGAAGTTTGGTTTTGTGGCAGCAAGTATAGGTAAGCATAGCTCATATCAACTACATATTGAATGTTCTGAGTGCTATTCCATTGCTGAAAAGCTTCATTTACATGCTCCATGGCTTCAATTAAAGTCCATTGGTTTACTTTAACCAAATGAGCTAATACGTGAGGCATTCTACCGTTGATATGGGCCAGTCCGGCATGTTTAACTTGATGGCACTCAGGACAAAGGGCTATAACGCCCGTCAGGGTTTGGATTCGTTTTTCATGATCGATTTCCCATTTTTCGTGGCATTCGACCGGATGATTTCGACCCTGATTTTTACCATTGTCGTCGCAGATTTCGCACACATAACCGGCATTGCGATAACAGTTTTTACGAACATAATCCCATTCTAAAGCGCTTAATTCTTTTCGTAAATTGATGTATTGGGTTTTTGCCGGTACCAGCTCACAAACAAGTTTAGGTAGGTTATTTGGGTACTGCATGTCGGATAATTATTGGTTTAAGGTTGTCAAATATATATGCTTTATAGATATATCGTTGTAATTTGTAGACATTTATTTTTTCTCCAAAAAGTAGATTTAATCTCCAAAATACAACCTGTTTTTCTGGATGTTTAAACATCTATTTGTTCAAAAAATTCTAATAGATTGATTTTGACACAATTGAAAATTGAATTTCTTGCACAGAATCGAAAAATTTTAAAACCTACAAGAATACATTTTGAAGATTTAAACCTGAATTTGAGGGAAAAAAGTCTTTTTCGGATATCAAATTGCCTAAATCAAATTTTTTAAAACGCAAGTTCATCTTGCCGTTTGTATGCATCAGGATCTGCGATTTCTTCTTCGAATTGTTTTTTTAACCGGGCCGTATCGGCATTAAGTTCTTCCAGTTTACCAGTTAACAAATCGATATTCCAGATTTCAGGGGTTTCAGTAGATACGGGATCTGACAAATACAGGGATTCATTGTGCATTTTTAAACACAAAGCCGACAGTTCAGCTGATTTAGCTGCGACACATAATAAGGGATGGGGGAGTTGACTCATGGCGTAAATTTTGAGAATTAGAGATTTTTGTATCGATCGCGGGCATTGATGTCCAGCGGTTGATCTTTGCCGGCAACAAGCGCAGCGTAAATCCAAATGAACAACCCTGCGCATAAAATAGTACCCGTTAATAAGTATTTAAGTTCCATAGGTGCTTTTTTTTGAATTGAAAGAATCTGAAACTTTGGTTTTTTGGGCGTTTTGTGCCCGGCGGTTGCGCCAGTCTATGCCGTATATAATATACCACAGGGCGCCGAGTAATGCAATCTTCATTTGGAGAGTTTTAGTCTACGAATATAAATAAATCTACACAATAAATATGTAGATTTATTTAATTTTTTTTTGAAACGCGTTACAGCCGTCCTTCATCGGCAAAGCTGAAATAACTTGATTCTGTTAGAATGATATGATCCAGCAATTGAATATCCAGTAATTTACCGGCGTCTTTGATTTTTGAAGTCAGTGATTGGTCGGCTTGACTGGGTGATAAATTTCCGCTGGGGTGATTGTGACAAATAGCCAAAGCAGTAGCGTTACAAAGCAATGCTTGTGCGTACAGCAATCGGGGATCCATTACGGTACCTGTGACGCCACCGGTGCTTAAGCAAGTGTATCCAACCATTGTATTTGCCCGATTGAAAAATATAGCATAAGCGCATTCCTGGATATTAATTAGATCCTGATCGAAAATCATTCTAAAAAGCTCAACTAAAAAAGGGCTTGTGTTAACCGTAGACAAATTGCCGTATTTTGCAAATTCTTCCATGAAGCAATTCTCTGATTTTAAAGAAAGCTTTTTGAATAACTTGGATTCCAGCATAGATTCATCGAATATTAAAGTGCTCATAATTGATTGATTTGTTGTAAAAAAAAGAGCCTGCAGAGCATAATTGCTGGCAGGCTCAAACACCAAAACCAAAATAGATACTATAGTTCTTTGCGATTGTAGAGTTTAGCGAAATCAGAAACAATCGTAAACACTGCTTGAATTTCTTCTTCAAATACGTCGGTATAAAGAGTCTCAAAAGAGTTTTTGTAAGCCGGCGTTATTCGACAATGATAGCCTTTTGCCATAGAATCGTACAGTGTATCAAACTCATCTACTTTTTCCAAACTGCAAATGAATTTTTTGGCTTCCGCCAACCAGTTCAAATCTGAGTCGAAGTACAAATTACTCAATAATTTTTTTTCAACGTATTTTTTATCGTTTGATCCGCAACTCCAAGTTTTTGATTTATGATATAGATTGTAACAAGTTCCCTTGTAATAAACCGGAGTATTGACAAGGCTGAACCATTCTTCTATCTTAAAAACACCAAGCATCAAAGATATTTGCTTATTGCGTTCTTGTATTTCTTGTTGTTTCACGTTCTTTAAGTTTAGTTATTAACTCTTGTTTTTGTTCCGGAGAAAGTATAAAACCGTTGTAAGAAATCTTTAAATGGTTCACACTTCCAAACTGTTTTACAAATAGTAAAAATCCTCCCGCCCCAGTCATAGCATGTCCTATTCGTACACTAAACACATCACCTTCGTGATATATAGTAACGTCAGGTTCTTTACCATCAAAAAACTCTTTCATAGCTTCTCTCAGATCTTGCTCTGTAAAAGAAAGATTCTTCTTTTTTCTCTTTTCTTTTGGCAACAACTTCCATAGTACGTAACCAAAAAAAGCTGCACCAATAAGTATTCCAGTAAATACTCCAATAGTTGTAAGTATTAATACATCGTTCATTACTCAGGGGATTTAAAATTAAAAATCAGGGTTTTCTGTCAACTATAACCATTCCCATTTCAGGATGATATTGAATCGCACATTGATACTCCGCAGCTAATTGATAAAACTTTTCAAGAAACTCTTTATGCTTTTCGTTGATCGTATTTTTATCTAGTTCAATTTTTTGACTTTCTAAACCGGCCCGACGTAAACCTATCTCAATGCCGCGTTTAATGCCTAAATGCCATGTACTTCTCATGTCATTTTTGGTGTATTTTGTTGTTCCAAAAATTAAACCTAAAATACCATCGCTTTCTGTGAAAGATATATCACCGCTTATTTCTTCTTTAAAGATTTTATTAATTCGTAAGTCCATTACTTGTAGTTTAGGATTTGAAAATTATCATCTACTTCAATGATTGAAATATGACTTAAGCTTTCTATGAACTGCTCTTTGTTAGGATAGTACTTAGAGTTGGCATGCGCCATTCCAGCTAAAAATGTTTTTTCCAAATCTTCTTGAGTGTATTCATTTGGGTTTGATTTCCAACCTTTTTTGAAAGCTTTAAAAAATTTCCTAAAACCAAAAATACCTCTATTACCTACGATACTTGCTCTTTTCTCGTCATCTTTATTCAAAGGTTCTTTGTATTGAGATAGTGCTAGTTTTTCAACATATTTATCCAAATTAATAACTGGTGTATCTTGAAAAAGAGATATACTTTGTGCAACTATTTTGCTTCCGGCATCTTCGTCAGCAACCCAATAAATAAGTATATCTGATTCAACAGGTCGGTATGTTTTATTTCCCTGTTTTAAGAAAGTTTTGTTGGTAATTTTTTTCATGCTATACTTTTTTCCAGTGAATGTTTTCGAGTCCAATAAGATCGTCAATTTCTTCAACATAGACTTCCCATACCAACCTTCTATTTTCACCGTTATCATCAGATATCATTACCTGTTGAGCATCTGACACAGTAAAAGTATCAAGTTTCAAAGTAGCTATTTTGATAAACGCATCTTTAGATAATAGTTCGTACCCTGCGCTTAATAATTTGATTTTATCTCCGGTTTTCATATCAAATGCTTTAAAATGTGATCAAATGCCGTTGAAAACTATAATTTTTCAAGCTCCGCTTTTATGGTGCACCAGTAGTTTGTCTTTTCAGAACTCTCGGCATTATCGGCTAGAAGTACTACGGCTACTAAAGCGGATTTTTTAGCAATGCTTTTATTTACCAGGTAAATATTTACCGGGTTGCCATCAGCATCAGTCGCCTCTTTTACAAAATGTCGAAACTTATCCCGAAAAGCTATGGCTTGTTCTTTTAAAGTCATATCAGATGTTTTAGAATGTGATCAAATGCTGCGGAATAAGCTTCTTGTGGTGAATTTGGTGAGTCATAATTAGCTGCAATAACTTCCCATCTGGGAATAATAGTGTCACTTTTTTTGTGAAACTGTGTCCAAAATTCGCCTTTATAATTTTGTTCGCATGATATAAAAATACCGTGATTAACTCTCAACCATTCAACAACTTGGTGTTGTTCAGGTATTGAGTAATAAGGTACTTCAGATTGGTAGTGATTCCAATCATAAGTATCCCAAAAAAATTCTGCATCAGGTAGACATAATGGCAAAATTGTTTCATCTCCAATTTTTGCAGATTTCTGTCTATATGCTAACGTAGGTACATCAAATCCTTTTTCTTTAAGCAATTTTGCTTGTTAAAGTGTTACGTAATGTGCCATAATTATTTATTTTTTTTTGATTGAAGCATGTCAGGGAATCGAACCCCGCTATTAGTCACCCGCCCAATAATCATCATCCAAGACGAACATGCTGAAAAAAAGACCATTCAGGAGAGTAAATACCAACCCGAATGGTCATTTAAAATTGTGATACCCGGTTAATTAACCGTTTTTAGTAAAGACACCGGCGCGTTTCCGTATAACGGTGTTTTCCCATCCCATTTTTCAATAAACTGCTGCTGAAGTAACTGAGGTGTGATACCGCTACTTCGAATTTTGTTTTGCTCAGCTTGGAGCATTTCAAGTTCATTTCTTTTACGCTGCTCTAAAATTTGTTGATCCAGTACACTGACGTTCGTATTGACTTCATTTCGACTATCGATCTTGGCTTTTACTTTTTCGCTGAAATCCAAATTAGCGGAAAACGTAATCAATTCAAGACCTTTGTTTTTAAATGACTCTTTTACTAAATCTTGGATCCGTTGTTCAAACTTTAGCGAGCCACCGTTGGCCATTAAGGTATCAGTAGTATATTTTCGGCTTTCTTCTTTAATCAAATCGTATATGTGAGGTTCCAGTACTTTATCTTCCAAAGCTTCCATAAATGAATCGTTGCTACCTAACCGGGCGTTTTGAAATACTACGTCAACGGCTGCGGACTCAATGATCTTGTAACTGTACAAAGGTTTTGCTGTGAATTCGGTATTATCGGCTGCTTTAAGATGCAATACACTTTCTCCAAAATTGGCTCTTTGTTCAAAAGCAGGTACTTGAAATAATTCAGATCCCGGAGCAATCGTGTTCACTCGTCCTTTTTCTACTGTGTAATCAGATTTTGATTTACCGTAGTTTGACATCAGAACACCGTAATAGTTTGGTGCAACCCGTTCACAAGAAGTGAAGGATACCATTGAAATACAAAGTGCTAATAAGGTAATAGCTACCGTTCGAAATTTTCGCATAATGCTTATTGGTTTTTGTTATTAGAAAAATAGTTGATGAAATGGTTAACGATGAAAATAATGCCGAATACTCCGACACCGATTCCAATCCAAGGATGGGCACGATTAAATAACCATCCGCAGAATCCAATAAAAGCCAGGATTCCAATGACTGTAAATGCACTTTTCAGAAACATTTGTTTTGTTGGTTTTAAATTAAAAAATAGTACCGAGGACAGGATTCGAACCTGTATGCCGCACTTCTAGCATTTATCATTTCTGCCGACTTTCCAATCCTAAGTAGGTCAGAATCTAGTTGTCCCACTGACTAATGGCTTTCATCAGATTTTTAATGCTTAGGGTATGGGGTGCTGCTGAATCTCATGCGTCTACCAATTTCGCCACCTCGGCATATCTAATGTTTTGTAATCCTTTTGTGCGATTAAATCCACAAGCCTCGCAAGCATATTAAGCTCACCTTCCTTACAAAACACTAGAACGTAAATTCCCCAATATTTAAAGGAGTCATAATTTTTTGCGCCATGTAATTTAGTTTTGGTTTTAAAAATCATGCGGTGTCAGCAACTTAATCCAATTATCCAATAATCTGCAGATTTCAGTTTTTGTTGCCTCATCTGTCAGGTGATGCTTTTGAAACTTTTCATATTTATCTAATAGATTTTTTGGAGCTTGTTTGTAAGTAATATGCTCATAGTAAATTAAAGTACTCTTCAAATTTCCGGTTCTTACCGAGTTCATCATACACGCTAAATCGTTTGAAATACTTTTATATTTTTTTGAATTATTATCAAAAACTAAATAAGGTATATCATAAAGCGGTACCGATTCTTTATCAATTTTCCAAAGCTCTTTAAGTTTTTCGTCTGGTACAAATCCCAGAATAGCAGCTCCGCCTAAACAAGCTGTACATGCCAAATTACCCTTCAGACTTAACCATGTAAGCATATAAAACTTAAAGCCGTGTTTGTCCAACCGTTTAACGTCTTGTTTTACGGATTCCAGTAGTTCACATATGGTAAACTCTCCAATATTATCTAAAGTCATAATTCTTTGTGCCATGTAATTTGGTTTTGGTGTAAAAAAAAATATGAAACAAATGAGTTCTGTACAGTTTGCACAGAACTCATTGAAAACGATCAGTTTTCAGATTCCCAATAACAAACAGCTTCATCTTTTTTAAATGTGAAATTTTTCACAAGATAAAAACCTCTGTAGGGGCTTTTATCTTCATTTGGCAATCTGATAGACAAATTGGTATTATCTGAAAATCCGTTACTAAAAGTGAAATTGGTTTCACTTTTCACGATCATTCCAGTTGATAATTGAGCATAGTATGCCATAACGGTTGGTTTTAAAATTCTGGTTTATCGACACTTTCTTGATATTGTTTTCTGACCAATTCAGCCATATTCAATTTCAAGCGATCATTTTCTTTTTTCAACTCTTCGATTCGTTTTAACGGTTCGGCATTTGCGCCGGCGCCTGCCCATACCGAAACAATTTCTACTTTCTCATCGGTATCTACGTTGATAAAACCAATGTGTGTGATCATGGGTCGGTTTTCATCAGCTACTTTTAAAATCATTTTAAACAAATCCACCAAAGGATTCAATATATCCGTTCTGGTGAGCGATGGGTTTTTGAAAAAATAGATTCCGATAGAAATTGCATTGACTATACGCCAATAAAAGTTTTTGATTTTCTGCATGACGGTTGATTTGTGAATTTTGGTTTTAAGTTTTCCATTTGATGCGGAAGATGGCGGTGTCTTGTTTGTCTATGCCAGGCCGTAGAATATTTGGGCACATTACAACTGCACCGATAGATGCATAATTACTAACCATTATGTCTTGTATCTCCCTTTCTTCGCCTTTGTATGTTTCTGTATCGTCTATTATTCGATACCCCGGCTTCATGTCTTGTATTGGGTAGCTCATGGGTGGTAGTTTTTAACTTTTATCGATCACAATGATTTTACCCCCTACTAAAGTTCCACTGTTTTTGAAAGCGCCTTTTTCGATATCAATAACGGTGGCGTTTAAATCGATCATTGAACTTCTGAAATCAATTTGCTTTTTTTGACTTCCAAAAGTCCAACTTTCAGAAGTAATACAAACTAACCGACCGCCATCGGCAAGACAGTTATACATCATTTTAAGATGATCAATGTCTTGGTTATTGGTGAAAGGCGGATTAGCAATGATTTTGGTGTACTTTTTACCGGCATGCTGCAAAAAATCCGCACCGATTAAGTTGAAACGCAATCCGCTTTTATTCAAAACGATTTGGTTTACATCCATCAGTTCGTAACAATCGGGTACGACATCACAAACTTTATTGATTGCTTTTATGATGGCTCCTTGGCCGGCGCTGGGTTCCAAAATGGTATCCGTAGGCTTCAAATCCGCTAATTGAACCAATTGGTCCGCCAAAAAATCGGGTGTAGCAAAAAATTGAAACTCTTTTTTCAAATTTCTTTGTTCGCCATTGGCTATTTGGGCCAGTAAATCCGAAGGATCTTTTTGAAATACGAATCCAGCGGTTTTCCCACCTTTCCATTTACCCCCAATAAGTTCTAAAGATTTAGCCACTTCCAGGTATAACTTGCGGTCTAATTGACCCGCAGGTAGTTTTACGATAGATCCGTCTACAGTACAATTTTGCAGTACGGCTTCTTTTGTGGTCATCAGCATGTAATTTTGTTGTTTTGCAATACTTTTTTTCTTTCCCAGCCACCATTGGGCCGAGAGCACCGGCTGCAGGCACACGGATCGATCGTAAACCGACCGCATCCCAGGTTATATCGATAGCCGGCGTCAATGCGCTGTTGGTACCATCCTTTGTCAATCCAAGATTGAAGGGTACATGGTTTTAGAACGCGGGTGACGCCGGCGTAATGAGTGGGAGAGTTCATCATTGTTCAAGGCTTTGGTTTTCTAAAACGGTTTGCTCTGACTCATTTTGGCTCATGTCAGAAAGCGTTTGAAAACCCATTCCACAAACCATATGAAAGCCGGTTTCATCTTCAATCACATCGCCTACGCTGGTACTACGGCATGGATTTTCCAAATTCCAGTGTAATACAAAATTTTGACTCATACGGAAAGCGTCATCTAATGATTCAGCTTCTACGGTTCCCACAAATTCACGGGGTTGATCAGCGACAGGCATAAAACGGTTTTCACCGGTGGCGTGCCAAATACGATAAGTTTTCATGATTGGTGTTTTAGTGATTCAAAAAATGATTTTCCTGAAAAATTGTAATCCTTCCAGGTCCATTTTGTCTCACCGTTTATTTCAGTTTTCATGGGCAATTTGACGGTGTTGCTATATGTGCTTATCATGATAATATCGTTTCCGTCATCGAGCAATTTTTCAACCATTTTTATAGGAAAACTACCCTGAAAAAGCATTATTGAACCGTCGGTTCGATTTAAAATCTGGTACATAGTGAGAGTTTAGGTTAATACCGAAAACTGGTAAAATGGATGATTCCGCCGGTTGTTACTTTTTGTCCTACTTTAAACCAATCGGCAAAGTCGTGTAATGTGAGACCGTCGTTTTTTGCGATTTCGATCGGAGATACGTAGACTACATTTCGCGTAATTTCAGGATAAATAGATATTTTATCATGGCTCATCCCGTATTCGTCGATTCTAACCCGTTGAATTCCGATGTCGTGCTCTTTTGTTAAGCGCTCAATTTCGAACTGAGGTGAATTATACGGAGCGCCCGACCACTGGCGGAGGGATATTTCGGCCAGGCCTTTTCGCACTTCAATAATGCGTTTCCGCCAAAGTTCATAGTTTTCCCGGATCGTGTGAATTTTTTCACGGCGCGCAATTTTCTCCGCGAAATACGTGGGATTGCCAGCTTGAGAGTGTTTAGTTGGGAATTTTTTTGATATAATTAGAACAAATGTTTTCATGATTGGTGTTTTAATAGTGAACTCCACGCATTTCTACGCAGAGTTCACCAAATTATTTAATCGTGGTCATAATAATTACAATCCACAACTGTGTACCCTTGACCCCAAGCTATGTTACAAGCTTGTTTTCTGTTTTGAGCAGAAATATCCAACACACACCTTCCATTTGGTGTATAAACACCTACGTTATAAGAATACATTTTGAATGATTTTAATGGTGACGTTATTTTTACAATAATTCAGTTGCGGCGTAACCCATTATTTGATCCAATGAGCCCATTTTGCAAAATCCGTCTTTGAATTGGATAGCAAAATTTTGTGAACCAAAGCGAATAGTGTCTTCAAATACTACTACTACTTTGTTATCCATATAGCGGGTTCTTGAAAGAACGTTTTCAATTTCTGAAAACACTTTTCTTGGAACACCGACGCATTCCCTGAATTTCATTTGGGCTGTTTCATATGGAAAATACCCAACGGCATTGAAGCCTGAAAAATTGATAGGTTCTTCAAATTTGATGAAACTCTTTTTTTGCATGATTGCACTTAATAGCATAAATCAGTGTTTTAATGGTTAAAAATGATTCCGCGGGCGAAAAAAAAACAGCTATAGATCCGGTGGCTTAACGTGGTGATTACTCAACTTGGTAATCACATTTCAAAGAACTAAGCTCTTTCACGCTGTCGATTTGACTATCCGACTTTCAAGGCTCTCGGTTTTATTGAGCCGCTTTACTATAGCTGTTAAACTGCTCCGATTTCTTATTTAGGAAGCCGGCTTTCAATTTGTTCTAGCGTGTAATGATTTATCACTTCGAAAAAGTGGTCGATTTTTTGCTGATCATAAAGATTTCGTCCACGGCCAAGCTTGTTTATTTCTTCGGTTATAATCCCGTGTTTTTGATCGATTACAATCCCGTGCGTATGATCAATTTTTTCGATAAATGCCGACGCGGCCTTGCGAATTTCGGCGATTTCTGATCCGGCATTCTTTATGTAGTATTGCTTTCCGGAGGTTTTAATTGTTCGCACGGCGCGTTCGATCCGATCTTCAATTTCTTCGATGATTTCAGAAGTGCTAAATTCTTCGAGATCGATATCAACATTGATATTTGCCATAGTCCAAGATTAGAAGGTTAAGAAATGGTTCTGTTTATGTAAACATTAAAAATTATCGAACCTACACCCGGAACATCTAAATGCGGGCTGACTTTATCAATAATCTCCAGACAGGCATCATGAATTACCAGAAGCTCTGTTTTGCTCTCAGTCAGTAGCTTTTCATCAGTGCTATCGTTTAAGGTTTTGCTATGGTACTCAGCTCGCTCATTGATAGCGTCGAACAGGGTTTTTAAGTCGTACATTGGTTTTGGGTTTATATGATAAATTTTATTTTCAGCCGGCGGGCGTATAATTGATTAAATGATTCCGGCCTCTTCGAGTTCATCGATCCTGAACATTGGGAGCGAATCAAATTTAGAGGACACTTTGGACACCGGATCGGCAAGAGCTATAACGTCGCTCCCCGCAATAATATCTCTTGCAAGGTCTTCTGTTGCAACAAGAACGCGATGCATTTCGCCGAATTTTATTAACCGAGCGGCGGTTTCTCCAGGCATTTCGATTTCAATCGTAATAGTGACTTTTTTGTTTTCCATTATTTTAGTGTTTGAATTATAGTTTGGGATTTATGCCCAGCGCGGGCGGTGTATACCCTTATGCTTCACTTTCTCTTTCACCTTAAACTGATACAGCTTTATCATCACTTACATATAACACTATAGCTGAAGTCATAAGATCAGCATCAAAATCACGGTACACCTTAATAAACTTATCTTCATCGTCTACAAGAACCCTAACATCTACTTTACCACAGATTTTAATCCTTCCTAAGTAAAAAGGAAATGATAGATCATGTGTAGACATAAGCCTATTACAATAAGCTTTACACCATTCAGGACTATAAACAGATTTAGCAGTATACATCGTCCAGTAGTTTTGATTCGTTTTAATCTGAATATTAATTTCAGACTATATATGATTTAGCCATATATGCAGCCCCTATAACATGAATAACTCTGCAAATATAGATTTATTTCGGAGATTAAGAAGATACCCGTTTTTTTGTTCCCCCATACACACTCGCACACGATTGATTGTGAGATTTCTTAGGGGATATGTATGTATGTTCCACGAAATCGTGTGATTTCAGGTTTCAAGATGAGCCGTGGGCGCAGCTTTGGAAAAAAATAAGGGTTTCACGGTGTCTATGTTTTCCGTGAAACCCTTATAATCATTGAATAATTGCGAGATGGCACACGCAAGATGAGCCACCAGCGCGGGTTTAGATAATACTGCGTACTCCTTGTGGGGTTGCGCAGTGGTAAAGTGGCACACGGGATACCCTGAAGATGCGGTACGATGTGCGCACGATAGTTGAGCGAAGCAATTGCAAGTATGCAATGCTCGCTAATAAAACCCGCCTGCAAGGCTACGCAACGCTGGACGAAGCGTTACGTAGCTTTAGACTTGCTGCGGGGTCCGATTGGGCACTATGCGCCGGCTTCGGTAAGCTTTGCCATTGCTTCTTTTTTGGCTTTCAACTCCTGCGCGCGGAGCATTCTTTGCTCCTGCAGGTTCACCTTGGCTTTGGCTTCGATGTCCACGTTGAATGCGCGGGCTTCAGCCTTGTAGGTGGCGCTGGTTTCCATGGCTGCCATGGCTGCTCTACCGAAGCTCCATTGACCTACGACGTCGCCGTTCTTGTTCAGGGTCTGCCCTGTCAAGTAACCGTACAGCTCTTTCTGCGGGAAGCGGTCGTCGTACTTCTGACCCGTTTCAGGGTTTACGCGACCTTCGGAAACGGCTTTCAATTTGAACACCGTACCCGCCAAGCTGTCGAGCAACGTATCGTCGTCTACGTTCAGCTTGTTGTTCTTCATTCGCAACGCTGATGCGTGGATGTCGAGCGTCTTGCTCACAATGTTACCGTCAACCACGGCTTCGATTAGAAAGCGCTTGTGGTCTTGATAGCCGGTTTCCACGTAAGCGAGAATCTTGAAGCTCTCGACTACGCCTTCTTGGCTGGCATTAGGGTCGGGTGATGACCCTGCGGCTGCGGCGGCTGCTTCTGCAGCTTCCCGGGCTTTCTTTTGAGCGGCGGTCTCTGCTGCGAATAATTTTCTGACACTGGCTGCTTTTGCTTGTTGCATAGCTTTTACAATTTAAAATGATAAATAAAAGAGTACGGACCTTATTCTTTAATTTTTCGAAGAAAAATTAGAGAAGAAAATACGGCGAACGATCCCGTAACAAATGTGCTCTCCAGCCCGGTGTTCTGTTCACCCAAAACATAAAGCTCCCCTTTTTAGCTCACGCCTGCCGGAGCACAACACACAGATACGCTCAGTTTACTCACGATCACACCGCTCGCGGTGTACGTTAGTTTCTCACTAAAGCGTTACTACAGAACAAGAACCTTATTCTTTAAACTTACAACGTAAGTTTAGTGGAGAATCTGTGTGAACGATCGGAGTGTGGGTTGAGGTAAAGAAACGCCCCGAATGGTTAGTTCGGAGCGTTTGGGTGATTATAGTGCGACTTCTATTAGCGCTTCTTGTTCAGCTATCGCCGGCATACCTTCAAGGGTTTTGCGATAGTCGGTTACCAATACTGTTTGCGTACCTGGAATCACGGCTTCAAAGGTTTCGCTGCCGTCGGGGTGTTGGAATCGAAACTCAGCGTAGGTAATTTCGTGATTCAGCTCGGAGATATACGCCCGCTTGATTTCTAAGCCTACGATTTGGAATTGCTTATCCTTTAGTTTTTTACTGGAATTAAAATGATGCATTAATCCGGCTAATAAAGCGTTTCCAAAATCATTACCTGGAATATTAAGTTCCGCTGCATTGTAATACCCTGTTTCAGCAAATTGATTGCTTTTAAGTACTGACATTGTATTTGATTGAGAGTTTAAAAATTAGGATGAAAAAAAAGCGGCACCGAAATAATATCGATGCCGCTGTGAGTTAAAACGGAAAGTCGTCGTCTTCAGCCTGATTGGACGGATTAGCAACGGGCTTGGGAGTCATTGAATTCGCATTCTTAGCCGCCTTTTGAGTAGCTCTATGATGCTCATTCAATTCTCGCATTTGCGTTGTTTCCAAAGACTTTTCAACTTGCTTGATACCGTACGCATCGACCAGGGCTAAAAAGCTGTCGGATGGTGTGATGATATCAATGGTTCGATTGTCGAAGGTCCAAATCGTAACGGGTCCGCCGAACTTGGAAAGCTTTTTTCCTTCGATGTACTCGTTCAAATCTTTAACGGGTTCGGAGTTAAAGACTTTTACTTCGCCGCCTTTGCTGATGTACTCGAAAGAAATGGTTTCCAAAAGCTCGATGTGGGTGCCTTGACCGAACTTGAGCAATGCCGCCGAAGTAATGGGAAGATTACCCAAATAACGACGAATGGTGGAAACGTGCAGCTTGACGTCGAATTGTTTCTCGCCCGCAATCGCGCGAAAAATAAAAAAGATACCGTCGTTGCTGAAATTGCGTAAAAACGCTTTGAGTGTGAAACCTGTGAACTTGTGCATAACTGTGTATTTTAGTGTGCGACCCTTATTCTTTAAGCAGCAACTTGTTGCGCTTAGTTGAAACCCAGCGATTAAAAAACATTGCACTGTATCACTACAATGCAATGTGCTTGGATTAAAACGCAATGCGTGGCGCATCACCGCTCAAGTCCATAAAGAATGTACCTGAGTTGCCCCGAACATTAAACTTTAATCCTGAACCGTCTTCAAACTCAATCATTTGAATCGGTTCATTCATCAACTGTGATGCAGCCCGAATGCCTGCAATCATCGCTTCTGGTGTCATACCTGGTTTGTCTTTCATAATCCTTATTTTAATGGATGAATAAACGTGCAAAACATTCCCGTATCGGTTGTAAAGACCAATACGGAAATGTGAAAGGGTCGAAGCGGGCATAGCATTACGCTTTATCCCACTGCAGGGCTTCGGCTAATAGCACCAAAACGCCGTACATAAAGACGTACTTTTTCATTGTACTCTTCATTTAAGTGAAACAATACGAACCTGTCAACGACCTTATTCTTTCAAGGCTCAACTTGTTGAGACTTGAGTTACAGACATTGACCATAACTTTCCTAAAAAATCCTAAGCATTTGGTTTTCCCGGCAAACGGGCGCACGATTGGTTTGAAGGGTAGGGGGTAGGCCCCAAACATTTTTACCCCGGGGGGCTTTTTACTAGGTACCCCACACTGACTGGGGATTACAAAATTTTTCGGGGTAAAATTTTTTTTGGGGTGGTGAAATAAAAAAGAGCTTCTTTTTGGGAAGCCCTTTTTCGGTGGTTGGTTTTCAGTTGATCATAGGGAAATATCTTCTTTGTCCTGATTGGGATTTGAGATCAGGTTGCTGGGTAGGTATTGTGGATCGGCTTGTCCGGTGGTTTTATCGAACCATTCTTTGAGTCCGTAGTATCGGGTATCGCTAAAGAGTATGATGCTGTTCAGGGTACCGGCCAGTAGCTTTTGTCTTTTAGTATAGGCTTTTGGGTGTTTGAGCATATGCTCCGTTACGCGGCACATTTTATTCAGGCTCTTTTCCAGGCGGTATAGTTTGGAATGAAGGCTTCCGCCTCCTTGGGTGGGTTGGCTCAGGTGTTCGTTGAGTTCCGGGTATTGGGTGGTTACGATGCTCAGGATGTCTAAGGACGACATCATGATACCGCGTTCTTTGATGATCTTGTATAAGATGGATCCGTAGTAAAAGCGGGATTTGGTTTTGATGTCATTGAGTTCGGCTTGTACGACGGCTATGTTGATATCCGGTGATGGGTTTGGAAGGTTGTCGGTTTCCGCCGGTTCGGTAGGGGGTACCGGACCGCAAGATTCAGTCGGTTCGTTTTTGGGTGTTTGTTCGGATGTGGTGGTAGGTATTTGCTTGGATGCGGCGATCAGGGCATTTCGGATTACGGTTGCCAGTTGCAGCTCACCATTTAACGCCTGGCTGCGGGCAATCAGGGGATTTATCAAATAGTCGATTTCTTGGATTTCCGTTTTCAGGGTGTCTATCTGCGCGTTGACTTTTTTTAAGACAAACCGAAACTCTTCGGGCGATGATTGATGGGGATGCTCACAAGCGGTAAATTTTGAAGTATTCATGTTTTATACTTTAGGTGGAAACAAATCTACAACTTAAATCTACATTTCCAAATTTATTTGTAGAATAATTTTGCGGTTTCAATTTAGTTTGTAGATTTGCATCCAGCAATCGTGGGAGCTTAACCGGGGGCGGTTGAGATCCTTTATGTTGGGGTACAAGTTTCGTTAATTTTGTGTTTTAGGGACCGACCTGCGTTTTTACGCGGGTCTTTTTTTTGCCTAAAAATCAAGTCTCTAAAATAATTTTGTAGATATAAAAACCGTTTGTAGATTTGTTGCCCAACATAGGATTGTTTATCAATCCATCGGTTGATGTATGTTCGGCTGCGCTATCGCCCCCGCTTTAAAACTTGGTGACAAGTAGGGTTACGGGAATTCGGTAGGGTACCCGATGTCGGTTCTGCCGGCGCTTAAAGCACAAATTGAGGTACGTAAAATCCATGGGTCTGCTTTGATTAAAACATTATTCAAGGTTCGTTTCGGGGGAAACTAAGATTCATCTCTTGTAAAGGTTCACGGGTAAAACCGGGAACGGACAAACAAACTCTCTGAGGCTTTAAGGGTATATCAACCGCTGATCAAGCAACCGGGAAAAATTAAACCCGGTTGCTTTATACCAGGAGCGAACCCGCTCGTGTTAACCCTCGGTATATACTTCTTACAATAGGTCTTGTATGTTTTGAGTAAGGTTAGAAAAATTGACTGTATCCTTCGAATGTACTTGCTTTCAGGACCTATCCCACGCACGCACACGCGTAAGCACCCATTCCAATCGTAAAAATTTTTCCCCGCCGGCATGGGCCGGACATAAAAAAGCCCCAAGATAAATAGCTCGGGGCGTATGGTGATATCCTGAACTTCACCATTGACCTACAACAAAAATAAAAAAATAAATGTAGGAAAGAAAATTAATTCGCTTTTTATTGTAGATATATTTTGTAGATTAAAATACTATTTGTATGTTCGTATTATCTATTCTCTGAATTCAAGTTAAAATCCATGTCTAATACAAACCAACCTACGCAAGATCAGGCTGCCGATTCAAAAGTCAGTTTTGAACAGCAGTGTGCGCGTTTGGATCAGCAAATAGCTTTGCTATCGCGTATGAGCCAAATAGCCAAAGAAAAATCCCTGATCGAAGAATATCGAGTTAAAGAATTACGGGCGCGGATAGAATACATCCACTATACGCAGCCTAATCCTGAAGATCAGGATGCTAAAAAAACCGATGAGAAACCAACCGAAAATCCAAACCCTACGCCTGAATCATGAGCCAAATTGTTAGTCTAAAAAAAGAACTTTCCCGTTTTGATACCGTGGAATTGCAAATTATCGTCTTGACAGCCTTGGATAAAGTGCGCTTGTCAGCCGGGGAAATCACCTGTTTGACGTATCTGGCCATAGCTCAGCATGATTGCAAGCCGGGCGAAGAATTGCTAATATCTGAATTTTCAGATTACATCAAAAACGAAGAGCAGTTTTCTTCTCATATGGTGGTTCGCAATATTTTCACTTCGCTGATTCGAAAAGGATACGTCCATCCGGATCCGGCCAGGTCCAAAAAGAAATTGCGCATGACCGATAAACTCGCGCTGGGCGCGTCTTCCGTGTGTATGCTCGATTACAAGTTTAAAACTTCACCCAACCGTGCTGTCACCCAAGAAACCCAAAGCGCGAACTAAATTGTTTGCGCAGCAACGAAACCTGACTGAACAACAAGCGCAAGCTTTGGTGAACGGGCTTTTTGACAACGTTCGAAAAAAAATGAGTAACTTATCCTATCCGGCAATTCAACTCAATGGGTTGGGTATTTTTTCTGTGCGGGAAGCACCTTTACGAAAGCAGTACAGAAAAGCCATGGAGTTAATTCAAAAACATCCCAAGCCAAAAGGGTTGGTTTATCATCATGTGCAAAAAGCCAAAGACGATGCGGGCATTTTAGGATCCTGTATTGAACAAATCAATCAGGAACGAAAAAGAGCTTCGGCCATCAAAGAAAAAAAGAAAAGCTATGAACAAAGAAAGTCTGATACAGATTTGGGCTAAAAAAAATATGATCCTGGAAGGGATCAAAAACAATATCTTCAAAAAAGAAGATGTGGAAATCATCGCCCGGGAACGAATGGAAATCTGTCGAACCAACACTTGTGGGTTTTATGATTCCCAAGGGATTTCTGAAAAAGTAATCGTCAAAGGGGTTCCTTCTTGCGCCCACTGCGGGTGCAATCTGGGTATCGCTACCCGTTCGCTGGCGTATAGCTGCCCGGTGGGAAAGTGGGAGCGGGTGCTGACCGATATGGAAGAAGCCTATTTGAATGAGAAATTGATGATGGGCAAACCTGAGAGTTTGTAGCTTTAATTTTGTACATTCGCAGAAGGTACTGGTAATACCGTTATACTGCAAACAGGAAATACTGAATCGCATCTTCAAAGGGTAGTTGTTAAACCAACAACAAACCCGCATGGCTATAAAATTCATTGCTGACAATCACAGTTACGTAAGTACGGATGGCGCTGGCATCAACTGGCTTTCGGCTACCACTTTTGTGTCGGCTTTTAAACAACCCTTTGACGCCAAAGGAACGGCAGAAAAAGTCGTACGAAAAAAAGCCTCCAAATGGTACGGCCTTAAACCTGATGAAGTGATTGCGCTCTGGGATAAAGAATCCAAACGAGCCACCGATTTAGGTACTTTTTACCACAATGAACGGGAGCGGGATATCTGCGCTTCTGAAACCATTTCCTTTGGGGGCTTTGATGAACTCCCCGTCATCAAACCGTTGAACGGTGAAACGGGTGAAAAGCTGGCGCCGGAACAAAAACTGGACCCAGGCATTTATCCGGAGCATTTTGTGTACCTCAAATCCGCCGGCCTCTGCGGTCAAAGCGATATGTGCATTGTCACACCGGACAAGAAAGTTCATATTGTCGACTACAAAACCAATAAAAGCATTGACATGCAAAGCTTTAAAAATTGGGATGGAACGAGCAAAAAGATGAAGTTTCCGGTGAGTCATTTGGACGATTGCAATTTTAACCACTACGCCCTGCAGCTTTCGCTGTATATGTTCGTAGTCTTGAAACACAACCCTTTGCTCAACCCGGGCACGCTGACTTTACATCATATTTTGTTTGAAGAAAGCGGGCGGGATCAATACGATTACCCCATCACGCGCAGGCTCGCCGATGGTTCACCCATTGTAAAAGATGTGGTGCCGTATTCATTGCCGTACCTGAAATCTGAAATCATCCAGATGATGCAGCACTATAAGGCATTTCCCGAAGAAATCCGTAACGCAAAAAAATAACCAGCATGCAACATTTTATCATTTGTTCGGTACCTGGATTCATTATTGATCTTTTGCTCACTTGCTTTATTGTTTACCTGACCTGGGATTTTTTAAATAACTCGAACGACAACGAACCGCCGGCATCCGGTAGCGGATTAAGCGTGGGGTAATAAAATCATCATTCGACCTATGTTAATCAAACTATTTACCGTAGAAAACTCAATAGTAATACCCACCGAGCATTGCTATTCTTTGCCAACCCTACGGCGAATTATGGATAAGTACCCGGAAGACTATATGAAAGTCTACGCTTTTCTCTTTTACATGACTTGCCCCAATCCGGATCTGAATCCTTTTTTTAACATGCCGGAAACCGATCGGGAAGAAATGGTGCTCAAAGAACTGAATTGTTCAGGCTTTACTTCTGAAGATGATGAAGTCCAGGAAGGACTCAGGCTTTGTGAAAAGCTTTATGAAACCCTAACTGTTCGAGCCTACAAAGGATTTAAGACTATGATTGATCGACTGGCCTTGTACATGGAAACCACGTCTATCGAACATGGAAAAGACGGAAACCTGACAGCGTTGGTCAATGCCGCCAAAAACTTTGATGCTATTCGACAATCCTTCAAGGGTGTTGAAAACGACCTGAAAGAAGAACAGCAAGCGCTGGTGCGCGGCGGGCAAGAGATTGCCTACGATATGTAATTTTATTTGTTATCCTTTTATATTCTATTTTATGCAAAACCTTAGTTATTTAGCGCACTTGATGGAAAACACGCAGCCGTTTTTTGACGTGCTTCCTGAAATGGGCAACGGTAAGCTTTTTATGCGACACCACGATTCAGAAAAAAAACTGAATGAGCAGAACTTGATGGGTACCGTTTTAGAAATTGAAATCGGTATCGATATACCTGATACGCAAGAATCTTTTGTGCTTATTAAAGAATCGTATATCCGTAATGACAATGATTTGGGAATGACTGACCTTGAAATTTTGGATCAGATAGCTTCTAAAATCATCATTGACAATTTCCGGTTTGCCATGGCTCAACAGGTTGTGATGCGACGCAAAGCAGCTTTAGAATCAAGTGTTTTGGTAGATAAACCAATGGTTGGACAGTAAAAGTCCAATGAGCCTTATATACTAAGGATTAACCATTAATCCTTATCCTATGAATCCTATCCTAACTGCGGCGGCAACGCCGTTTAAAGAAGTGCCGTATCTGGATGCCGATACCGGCATTTGGTCCACTCGACTTTTTGACACCCGAGAACATTTTGTTTCCTTTCTCTGGTCTTGTTTCAAAGAACCGGGCAAATATGAGTTCGATCAGTCCGTTTTTAATATCAATGAAGAAGGCCGGAAATTTCAAGCCCGTAATTATTACACTTCACTGGTTCCCAAAACCAAAGACTGGAAGCATTACTGGGATACCCAAAAGCTTCGCTCCCGTCAAGGGGTCGTTTTAACCCACCAAGGGAAGACCTGGTATTTTACGCGGGATTACTACATGTGGTTGAACTTCTTACCCATCTACCACAAAGAAAAAAAGGTGTTTGCTTTTCCGGCTATTCGAGACGTTCAATATCATATTGCGCTATTCGAAACGATCGCTGAATACACTTTTAAGCATGTGGTATTGCTTAAAAAACGGCAGATTGCCTCTTCTTATTTCCACGCCGGCAAGCTCATCAACGGCTTTTGGTTTGAAGAAGGATTTGTGGGTAAGATGGGTGCTTCGCTTAAAGACTACATCAATGAAAAAGGTACTTGGCTGTTTTTAAACGAATACTCCAACTTTCTCAACACCCACACGGCTTGGTACCGGCCTATGAATCCGGGAAAAGTGTTTGCTTGGGTGCAGCAAGTAGAAGTCAAAAACAACGGGCGTACGCAAACGCGCGGTTTGAAATCCCGCATTTCGGGTATGTCTTTTGAAAAAGACCCGACCAATGGTGTAGGTGGACCTTGTACTTTTTTCTTCCATGAAGAAGGGGGTATTGCGCCACAAGCCGATACTACTTATGAGTTCATTCGACCCGCTATGCAGGATGGATTTATCACAACCGGTCTATTTGCTTTAGCGGGTTCAGTGGGTGATCTGGATCAATGTAAGCCGCTGGAAAAATACTTGAAGAACCCAATGGGGAACGGATTTTTAGGGGTGGAAACAGATCTCTTTAATTCCAAAGGGGAACGCCGGGTATGCGGTTTGTTTATTCCCGAACAGTGGGGTATGCCGCCATTCATTGACCCATATGGAAACTCCATGGTGAAAGAAGCCTTGGAAGCCATTATGGAACAACGGGCGGAATGGAAAAAAGACTTGGAGCCGCAGGAATATCAACTGCGGATTTCGCAGGGGCCCATTAACATTGAAGAAGCCTTTGCTACCCGAAAGCTCTCCAAATTTCCGGCACATATCCTGCAAGCCGAAATTCAAAAAATAGAAGACAAGACTTATCCCACTGAATACCTGGAACTCTACCGAACCGAACAAAACAAGATTCAGGCGCGTACCAGCCGGCGAACGCCGATCGTGGATTTTCCCATCAGTGCCAAAACCGAAAACAAAGAAGGGGTGCTAGTAGTGCACGAGCGGCCGGTGGAAAATGCGCCTTGGGGAAGCTACTATGCATCCATTGACCCGGTAGGTGAAGGTAAAACCACAACCTCGGATTCGCTTTGTACTATTTACGTTTACCGGGTTCCGACCGAAGTAGCGGTGTACCGCTCGGATGGCTCGCTCAATCACACCCGTATTGATGGGGATTATGTGGTCGCGCATTGGTGCGGACGTTACGATGATATCAAAGACACCCACGAAATGCTGGAAATGATCATTGAGTGGTACAATGCTTGGGCGCTAGTGGAAGCCAACGTCAGCTTGTTTATCAATTACATGATCACCCAGAAAAAGCAAAAATACTTGGTACCCAAAGACCAGATTGTTTTCTTAAAAGAACTGAGTGCCAACCAATCGAGCTATCAGGATTACGGATGGAAAAACACCGGCACTTTTTTCAAAACCAATTTGCTGAGTTATCTCATTGAGTTTATCAAAGAAGTGGTGAACAACGACTTTGACGAAAACGGAAAGGTAATAGAAGCCAGTAAAAAATTTGGGGTTTGCCGGATTCGAGATAAAATGGCTTTGGTAGAAGCCCTGGCTTATCAGGATGGACTCAACGTGGACCGATTGGTGGCACTGGCCGCTCTGATTGCTTTTGTCAAATTGCAGACTGCCAACCGAGGTTACAAGAAAATCAAAGAGTATGAAACCCCTTTGGTAGATACTCAAAAAAAGGCTAATTTATTAGTAAGGCAACCTTTTCGAAATCTGGAACGTGGGCGATCCACGCAGGGTATTCGTAGACGACCTTTCAAAAATTTATAATCCGGAGATATCCTATGAGAGTACTCAATGCGCTGCAAATCAAAAATGGAGTCGGTGTCGGTCAAAGACGCTCCGGTACAACTTTGCTTACCCGACCCCTAAACTTCGTATCTGAAACGGAGAAAGATGAAGACTGGGCTATGGATCACATGGACTGGCTGGAAGAAGAAGGTATCAATCAGATTCGGCGTAAAGCGCCCAGCATGCTCAAAAAGTATCGATTGGCGCAAGGGGTGATTGATCGCAGCGATTATATTCCCGATGAATCCTGTAATGAGCATGCGGAACTCATTGACTTGCTCACCCGCAACGAAGAAAACACACCCAGCAAACTAAAATTCTATCCCATCATACCCAATGTGATGCGGATCCTGCTTACCGAATTTGCCAAACGTCGATCCAAATTAGAGTTTCGGGCCATTGATACTTTATCTCAAAACGAGATCATCCGCAAAAAGACCAGTGAAATTGAAGAAGTCTTGATGTCAGAAGCTTACCAGAAGCAGCTTTTGTCGATGATGGAAATGGGTTATCAGCCGGATGATGAAGAAGTGGTACAAGCCCTTAGTGCGGACAATTTAAAAAAACTCCCTGAAATTGAAGAGTATTACCGCCGGGATTATAAAAGCGACTATGAACTCTGGGCCAATGTCCAGCATGCCGCAGATGTCGAGCGTTTTTGTTTTGATGAAAAAGAATTAATCGCTTACGGTGATTACCTGACAGTTGGAGAACAATATTGGCATTACCGGATGATGGAAGACGACTATGAAGTGGAACTCTGGAATCCGGTGTTTACGTTTTCGCATAAAAGCGTCGACAAAAAATATGTGAGCGAAGGCAATTTTGTCGGAAATATTCAGCTCATGCCTTTTGCAGATGCCATTGACGCCTATGGTTATTTGATGGGTGACATGGATTTTGAAGATATGGAGCAACGCAATTTCCGGCACGTTTCGGGAAATAGCAATCTGTACAGCTCTAACACCCAAAATGACGGGTCGATGTACGACAGTTCCAAGTCTTATGAATGGAATACCAATCTGCCGGGCGTGGCCATGCGCCAATACTTAGATGCCCGCGGACGGTTTAACTCTTCGGATTTTATGGATGAGATTATCAATGGTTCCGGATACCAGGATCCCTTTGATACTTATTCCGAAGATTTGGTGCGGGTATCTACAATGTATTGGATCTCCCAGCGAAAAGTGGGTATTCTAACTGAACAGCTCGGGCCGGGCATGCCGGTGACTAAACTTGTGACTGAACAATTTAGTGTTACCCATCAGCCTATTTACAATACCACGGTTTTCACTGAAAAAAGCGAACTCAATTTGGTGTATGGTCAGCACGTAAACTGGTTCTGGATCAAAGACCTTTGGGGTGGCGTGAAGATTTCACCCAATATGGCACCGGCCCGGCTGCGTGGTAGCAATACTTCTTTTGAACCGATTTACCTGGGTATCGATTCCAAGAAACCCAGTCGCATGCGGTTTCAACCCAAAGGATATTCCGGTAAATATTCGGTTTGTCTGCCAGTAGAAGGATTGACAGGTACGGCCCGAAATTCGGAAATCCGCACGCCGGTCGATTTAATGACCCCTTCTCAACTGCAATTCAATATGGTCAATAACCAAATTGCAGATATCATGATCGATGAGAAAGGACAAGTGATGTTGCTCGATCATAATGCTTTACCCAAAAATTCAATGGGTGAAGAGTGGGGGCATGGTAATTTGGCAAAAGCCTATGCGGCTATGCAAGATTTTGGAATCTTGCCTTTGGATACCGTGATTTCCAATACCGAAAACGCTTTGAATTTCTCTCACTACCAGGTGTTGAATTTCGAAGAAACCAATCGTTTGCTCGGTAGAATACAACTGGCCGCTTATTTCAAGCAAGAAGCTTATTCAACTCTGGGTATCAACCCGCAGCGTATTGGCGGTGAAACCGGCCGGCAAACAGCTAAAGGCGTAGAAGAAAACCTCAACGCTTCTTACAACCAAACGGAAACTTGGTTTATCGAACACTGTGATCATTTGATGCCTCGGGTTCACCAAATGCGGACCAATTTTGCTCAATACTATCATTCATCTAAATCCAGTTTTCGACTGCAAGTACTGACTTCCAATAGTCAGCGCAAGATGTTTGAGTTCTCCGGCGAACAATTAAACGGGCGGGATATTCACGTGTACGCGGTTACCAAAAGCAATCGCCGGGAAACTATGCGTAAACTCGAGTCTTTGGCCATCAACAACAATACGACCGGCGGATCCTTGAATGATTTGGGATCACTGATGAACGCAGAAAGCCTGATCGAAATGACGGATGCTCTGGCACGGATTGAACAAAAGCAACAGGCGGCGCTGGAAGCTGAGCGTGCCCACGAAAAAGAAATTGAACAGATGCGCATGCAAGAGCAAGCCGCTATTCGGGATAAAGAACTGGCCCAAGAGAAACAAATTGCAGACGATAAAAACAAGACCGATATCATCACCAGCGAAATCAAAGCGGCGGGATATGGTTCTATGGAAGATATCAATGCCAATCAGCAAAGTGATTACCTGGATGCCCTTGACCGGATTCAGGCTTCCGAGCAGTACCGGGATACCATGGACTTTAAACGGGAGCAAGAGCGCAATAAGATTCAAGTGGCTAGAGAGCAACTGAACCAGAAAATGCAGGATCGTGCGAGCAAAGAGCGGATTGCTGACAAACAACTTCAGGTTGCACGTGAAAACAAAAACAAGTACGACGTAGAAAAAAAGAAAAAAGCTAACGCAAAAAAATAATTTTTTGTAGAATTTGAAATTTATTCTACAAATGATTATATTATAATTGTAGATAAAACCAACTATTTGATATGAGTCAAAATCAAAGCGGAGCATCCGTGGTGGTTCAGGCTGCCGACGACAACGTAATCGATGATTTGTTTAATTCCATGCCGGGGTCAGATAACATCATCAACGATCCAGGAGCAGGCGATAATGGTCCAGATGATTTGACCGAACCAAAAAACTTGTTGAGTAAACCAACACCATCGGCTATTGATCAGATTTTTGGAGACACCCCTCGGCCGGCAGCAGTGGTAAAAGGAACGGTAAGTACTGAAACGGACGAGTTGCTCAACGATATCACCGGAGATGCGTCAAATAACTCAGATGAAAATGGGGGTGATCCTGACCAAAAAGATACCGGTGGAAAAACAGGTTCTAAAACACCGCTGGTGAATTTCATCAAAAAGGGAGTAGAAGCGGGAACCATGCAACCCTTTGATGATTACGATGCTGAAAAAAGTTCTTTGGATGAATACCTGGCTTCTTTGACCTATGCGGAATTAGAAGAGTTGTTGGAAGCCAATAGCAGTTTGGAAAAAACGCAACTGAAAGAAACGGTTGAAAAAGAGTTCTTGGAAAATTTGCCGCGTGAAATGCAGTACGCACTGCGCTACATCGCTGAAGGGGGTACGGATATGCAAACCTTGTTTGCTTCATTGGCTCAGGCTCAACAATTGACCAATTTGGATGTAAGCAACGCCGAACACCACAGCGAAATCGCCCGACAGTATTTGCACGCAACCAATTATGGTACGCCTGAAGAGATTGAGCAAGAAATTTCCGATTGGGAAAAAGCCGGGGTATTAAATCGGAAGGCTGCGCAGTTCAAACCGAAACTGGATGCCATGCAGGATCAAATCTTGCAGGACAAGGTGGCTGAACAAGCAAGAGCCAAACAGAAAGCAAAAGAGCAAACCGAGCTTTATTTTAATAATGTGTATGAGGCTTTAAAGCCCGGTCTGATTGGAGAAGTGAAGATTGATAAGCGCATGCAGCAGTCTTTGTATGATGGATTGACCCAGTTCAATTTCCCATCTAAAAGCGGGAAAATGACCAATGAGTTAGGTCACTTGATTGAAAAGCATCAGTTCGAAGAACCCAATTTGGCTTTGCTGGCCGAAGCCCAATGGTTACTCAGAGATCCGGAAGGATACCGAGCTGAATTGTTGAAACTGGGTTCCGCTAAATCGGCCGCTGAAGCGCAGCAAGAATTGAATAAAGAGCAGAGTCGAAAATTAGCGGGAAGTGGAAAAACCGCTGAGACAACCGGTAAGCCTGCCACCGTAGAAAAAAAGGTAAGCAAACCGGCGATCACCCGGTCGGTATTAAGCCGAAAGTTTTGATCTGAAAACCTATGAAAAATTATATTAATCAATAATCCTTAATCCTTATCCTATGGCAACTCCCGTTCTTAATAACGGTATTTTCTTGCGGGAAGTTTCTTACGAAACTACCGCCCATGTGGATTCTTATCACCTCTACAACCTCATCGGGAAAGATGCCATGACGGATCTGGGTCCGGTAGAGTTGTTTGCCCACGCGCAAAAGGTAGAAATACCTTTGTATCAGATGGCAAGCTTTGGCGGTAAGAATGTCATCATGGTTCAAAACAGTCGTGGTGAATTCAAATGGGATATTCCCATTCTGCAAGATTTGCCAACGTTCATGGAAGACATCGAACCCGGTAACACCGAAAAGGGTCGTGATGGTAGCACCTTCAAAGTGAAAGTAAGCCGTCGGGCCTTCTCTCACGGAGATGTGTTTTCTTATGACAAATACAACGGTGTCGAAATTTACATCACCGATGAAGACATCCTGGATGGTGGTGATAAAGCCGTGATTTACACGTGTCGCTTGGTCAACAACGACAACGCGAAGTTTCTGGACAACAAGTACATCAAGCATGGTACCAAGTTGTTCCGTAAGACTTCTGCCAAATCCGGCGAGTACGGTGAGAAGTTCTCTGATTTGGGTAACCAAACGGCCGGACACCGTGAGTACTACAACTATGTAGGGGGTGCCGAAGCACACTGTCATTTCCATATTTCGTCTAAGGCGGATATGATGGCAAAAGGTGGTTTGCTCAACAATGGCCGGGTGCCGGTAACGGAACTCTGGCGTTCATTCGACAGCAACTTGGATCCTTCCATCCGCAGCTTGGATGAAATGGCCAAAAAAATGGGTAAGGACTACATGAAAAAGTCTTACGAAAAAGGTACTCTGGTACGCAATTTCGTGACCACCATCGAATCCAAGTGTATTCAAAAAGTCGCCAACGACATCGAAAGTTACGCGATGTGGGGTCATGGTGGTCGTCTGCGTCAAGACGGGCCTGATGATTTCCGTTTGAGCGTAGGTCTTTGGAAGCAATTGGATAACGCCTGGAAGAAGAAGTATAACAAAGGTGCTTTCACCATGGACTTCTTCAAGGGTGAAATTTTCAACTTCTTCGCAGGTCGCGTAAGTTTTGAAGGTCCGGATCCTAAGCGTAAACTGATCGTTCAAACCGGTATAGCGGGTATGCGCGTAGTAAGTGCTGCCATCGAGCGTTATGCATTCGCTTCCAATCTGGTGATGAATGCTACGGAGCTGGGTGCGATCACCGGTAAGGGTATGAACCTAGACTTCGGTTTTGCGTTCACTTCTTTCACCATTCCGTATCTGGCAAACGTTCAGTTCGTATTGAACCCTGCTTTTGACAGCGTTCATACCAACGATATTGAAAACCCGATCATTGACGGTCATCCGCTGAGCTCTTACAGCTTTGTGATCTTTGACGTTACCGATCAAGGTTCTGACAATATCTTCTTGCTCAAATGGGCGCATGACCATGAATTGAAGTGGTTCTACCAAAATGGTACCATGGACTACATGGGTCGTTCAACCGGATTTGCATCTACCGGCCTGTTCTCAGGTTACAAGGTGTATATGCAACAAACCATGCCGGCCATTTGGGTTAAAGACCCAACTCGCGTGTTGAAGATCGTGATGACCAATCCGATCACAGGCGGTTCACTGTAATTCATCAATGAAGTGTCGCAGCCTTAAACAAGCTACGGCACTTCATTTTATAAAGCGGGGTAGAGCAGAGGTAGCTCGTTAGGCTCATAACCTAAAGGCCGGTGGTTCGATCCCATCTCCCGCTACTGATTCGATAAACCAACACAACCACTTCACTATGTCAAAGTCATTTGAAGAAATGATCAGCGATGATAAGCTGAGTCAGCCACAATCTGAAATTTTCATTCGTCCTTTTGTAGAAAAGGGTAAACTGAACATGGGGCTTGAACGATACGAGCAAGTTCTTTTTGAAGGCTGTTTTCACGAAGAAACTCTTTCTTGCTTAGAGTCAAACGGTATCAAGCGTTACTTGACCGGTCTTGACGAATTTGCCCCTGAAATCAAACGCTTACCTACGGAAGAGCGTGTAGCTAAAGTCAAACAAATTCGCGCAACGGTAGCGGAACTGGAAAAAGTGCTGGCCGGAAATGTGCTGGATGTAGAAAGTGCTGATTTTTGGAAAGATGTGCAAATTTTGACCCCTAAGAATTATGATTTTTGGGAAACGGTAAAAGTGAAATTGGGTAACGAGCCAACGTTACTGGATACCAACAATCCCATCGATATCATCAAGTTGGCAGCCATCGAAGCCGGCGGATTCAGCATCATCGCCAAAGATTTGGAAACCGCCCGTAAAATGGCGATTGCCCCTAAATTTTACCTGGACAAGCGAGAAGATACCGCCACTTATGTGACCGAGCCTAAAAAACTATACGGTCGTTGTCAATCAGAGCTAATGAAGCTCTACGATAAGATGCCCAACAAGATGTTCATGATCTGTAAGGTCTTTGATATCAACGGCACTCAGTTGAAAAAAACAACTTCTCCGGATGTCGTGTACAATTACTTGTACGATACGCTGGATGGTACGCGCGGTGAGTCCAGAAACCTGAATAAAACGCACACTATGTTTTTGGACTTGTGTGCGCAAAACATGGAAGTATTGACCATGCGGGCTATTATTCGGGATGGATCCCACTGGAAAAAAGTGCACACCAAAGCTGACGGCTTTATTTACCATACGGCTACCAATACCATGATGGGTAAAAATCCCAGTGACGTATTGGAGTTTTTGAAAAACCCGCTCAATGAAGCGGTGTTGCGTGAGCTGCAGGATGAAGTAGAGCAAATCTGGAAACGCTAATTCAATTTGAATAACTGATATGACCATTCAACTTTTACAGATCAAGTTTCAACAGCGGCTTAACAAGCTGGCTTCTCAGGATTTCGACAATATTGAATCCTGGCAAATTGTTGAAGCTTATGATAAAGCCGAACTGCAAGTAGTTCGGGATCTGTTGGATGGAAAAACGCTTAAAAGAGATGGCCAAGGTTCGTCACTATTTTCGGTGACGGACCTTCAGCCTTTAATTACACCCAATCATACCTTAAACGGTACGGATCAGGGTGACTATTTTGTTTCTTTGCCCTTACCGGAAAATTTCATGCAGTGGGTGGATGTTTCTGTAAAAGCCCAATCGGGTTGTTGCCCTGGAGAAAAAAGAAACCTTACTTGTTGGTTGGTACCGATTGAAAAAAAATCGTTGTGGGAAAAGGATGAATCCTTTAAAGCTAGTTTCTATTTTGCTGAAACCTTTGCATACCTGGCTTCCAATCAAATTCATATTTGTCAGCAAGATGAGTTTAAAGTGTGCGAAGCGGTTTTGTCATACTATCGCTTGCCCCGCGGGATTCAAATTGCCGGAACGATTTCTCCGTCTACCGGAAAAATGGCGATTAAAGACACGCTTCCCGAATTAAAAGATGATTTGGTAGAACTGATCATTGATCAAGCGGTGGCTATTATTGCAGCAGATACCGAGAATTGGAATCAAGCACAAAGAGCCGGTCAAAACGTAGCGCAACACGTGTAAAATATTTTTTTTCTAAAAATCAAAAGCCTTCTATTTTTTGATTATATTCTAATTGCAAGCTTTACTTAAACTTTTTATTTTATAAAACCCTTATCCTATGAGTCATTTTCCCAATGCGTTTAAAAAGGTTTTTGTTGTTACGGATTTCTTGAATGCCGGTGCAACTAAAACCCATCAACTGACTAAAAATCAGTTTGCGTTCTACGATTTCAATACTTGGGCCTTGGTGCCTACAGCCGAAGCTACTCAAGCCCAACACCCGTTGGTTCGTTTGGTAGCGGGTAAT